CCGGAGAAGTTGTGCGGGTTGACCATCTCCATCTGTTCGAGCGGCGCGCCCTTGCGACACGCAGCGCAGATGTAGACCTGCGCGCGGGCGGCAGCGGGGATCTGCGCCACCTGCCGCTCCCGCGAGCGCTCGAAGAACTCGGCCCCCTTATCGAAGGCGATCTCCACCGCCTTCTCGACGATGTCGTCCATCATGTCCAGACTGTTCCGGGGGCGTCGAGGCATCGGGTCACCCTATCGCGAGACGAGTCCACACTCCAGAGCGTGGGCGCCACATCGGCACGAGTTGGGGCGGATGATGAGCCCACCCGTGCTTCGCATCCAGGCATCGTACGAGGCTCGGTCTGCTGCGCTCGCGAAGACGGGCGGCTGCTGGCAGAACCTGCACCGGCCTCTCTTGGTCATGAACGCGTGAGCCTTCTTCAGCGTGACGCGGAAGGTCGTTCCGCAGCAGACCATCGCGACGGTGTCGCCACGCGACCTCGCGACTCCTTCGCGGTTGACGTTGTGGGTGGTCTTGGGCATGGCGCCCATCGCGACCATCTGCGCCTTCCACTCCTTGCCGTGAGGAGCAACGGCGGCTCCATGACGGTCACGGGTCACGGCATGCGCGACCTCGTGGATGGTCGTCTGCCGGCGCTGCTCGGCACTGGCGAGCGGCCAGAGCGGCGCGGAGTAGGAAATCTCCCTGTGCCTGAAGTCACACTGGCCCATGCGCCGCGTGAACTTGTTCGAGAAGAACACCTTGTAGTTCGGGATGGCCCACTGCCTGAGAAGCTCGTGGGCGAAGGCGATCGTGTCCTTGTGCGAGAGCAGGTCGCCCGACGGGGGCGCCTTGCCCGGCGCTGCCACGCGAACGGGCTGAGGCGGCGGCGGACGCGAGGCCTTGCGAGCCGGAGGCGGCGGCCGCGAGGTGCGCTTGGGCGGGTGGTAGTTGCCGCCCTTGGAGACGGGGACCGAGCTGCGACCAGCCGCGCCGCCGAAGATCGGCTCTTCGCCACGCCAGGTGACCTCGATGTAGTCGGAGGTGGCGGGAACGTTCCACTCGGTGCCGGCGGGCTGCCCGTGGGCGGCGAAGGCCTGCTTGATGCGGATCTTGGCCCCGAGCCTCACGACCGTGCCCTTCGTCTTGGGCTTGCCGGGCGGGCCGAACATCACCGTGTCGCCGACGCGCAGGTCCATGGCGACTCAGCGACGACGAGGGCGACGGTTCGCCTTCATGCGCATGCGGCGCAGCAGATACATCGCGAGCATCCCTGCTCCGAAGCTCCCTGCTGCAAGAAGGTGCGGTTCCATGCCGAACACGCCGGGCCACGTCATCTGCCCCATCGCCGTCGTGCCTGCCCGGTACCACGGCGCGAGCGTGTGCCACGGCTCGACGGCCGTCCCGTATCGGACCTTCAGCTTGTAGCTCATGACGCTCCTACAGCGCGGCGAGGATGCCGCTCAGGCCGCCGACGCGGTCGTACATCGGACCGACGCGCCGAGCGCCGGGCACAGGAGTTCGGCTGTAGCCGATGTGGTGGCTGTAGTTCATGGGCATGCCGACGTTGAAGTCGGGGCCCCAGCCGTAGGGTGCGTAGAGGCTGCTCGGCGGAGATGTGCGTGCCGCGTACGGGTCGACCGCCTGGGCGAACGCCTGGGTCGACGAGAATGCCGGGAGCGTGCCGAGGCCGGTGCGGTGGTAGCTCATGATCGCATCCTACTCGATCGGCGGCGGCTCGTCTTGCGGCGACGGTTCGGGACGGGGCGACTCATGCGCTTCTTGCGCCTCGTCATGCGTCTCGCGAACTTCTTGGCTTCCTTCACCGGGTCGACGCCGCTGATCCGTCGCTTCGCAGCGCCTGCCCTGATGCGCGCTGCCGTTGCGATGGTGCTGAGCCACGCGTCCTCTGCCGCGTCGAGCAGAAGTAGCCCGTCGGCTTCCCGGTTGCCGGAGATCTCTCGAAGCTGATGCACGAGAGACGGCTCCTCGAAGTAGCCGGGCTCCTCTCGGTACCACTCTGAGTGCTCCGCAGCCTGACGCACGGCCTCGGGGCTCGTTCGGATACCGATCCACCGGCTCGGCGGTCCCAGGAACGTTCGGCTCGGCGGCACCCAGCGTCCGTGTCCCGTTCGCCGGTACTCCTCGACCGTGTCACGACACATCGTGTCCCACGCGTTGAACATGCACGCCTGCCAGGCCTCAGCCATCGCGCGAACGACACTCTGAATCACCGGAGCCTGCTGCGGCTCGCCCTCTTCTTCGAGCGCGGTCAGGGCGTCGTCGATCTTCTCGACGAGCACATCCGCCTTCGCGGCGAGGCGGTCACCCTCAGCAAGCCGCCCCGCGTCGTAGGCCGCCATCGAGCGCTGCTGAAGGGACACGAGCCGCACCGCGTCGCCGTCCATGCCCGAAGCCATGAGCAGCTCCTGCGGACTCTGGATGACCCCACCCGTCCAGCCATAGAAGGCGCCCGAGGTGCGACGACGGCTCGTCTTGCGCTTCTTGGTGGTCACCGACGACTCGACCTTCGGCTCGACCGACGCTTGCTGCCGCGACGCCTGCTGCTCGACCGGCGACTCGACCGGCGGTTCGGTGCGACCTCGTGTGGGAGCAGGAGCGGCCTGTACGGCATGTCGAAGCCTGTGCAGACCGCGCCGCTGTTCGCCTGGAGCTTGAGCTGGTCCTCCTCCTGCTCCTCGCGGAACGCGTCGAAGTCGTCCACCTGCTCCGGGTTCACACCAAGGCGCTGGAGCGCGTGCGCCCAGAAGAACACTTCGTCAGGAAACTTGATGCCACCGGTCTTCCGAACGTCAGCATAGCCAGGCTGGCGGTTTGCCTTGCCCTTGAGCTGCTTGATCGCACGGGCTCGGTAGAAAGCAGGAGTGAGCGTCTGAAGCTCTGGCGTCCGGAGGCCCGGGTCATCCTCATCGTCGGCGCGGTAGAACTTCGCGTCGACTTCCAGCGTGAAGCGCGGCTTGTTGTCTCGGGAGCGGAGGCTCCAGATCTCGATCTCGCCATTGTTCACGGCGCTGATGTACCCCATGCCCTTGTCGCCGACGCAGTGGCCCATCAGCGTGCCCTCCAGTCGGAGGTCAGACGGATGGAGCTTGATCAGCTTCCACGGAGCGTTCTCGAAGAGCACTCCTTTCCGGATGCCCATGTTGACGACGTCGTCTTTCGAGAACTCGGCAAGCACCTCGTGCGGGACGCCGGTGCCGATTTCGAGCGTGGCGAAGTAGTCGCGGACGGTCGCGAGCACGTCTTCGCGGCCCTCCTGGAACCACGAGGTGGCGAAGTCGAGGATCTCCTCGTCAGGCAGGCCGGCGCTCTTCAACTTCTCGGCGAGCGCCTTGTCTTCTTCGGCAAGGCCGTTGAAGAAGATCTCCTTCGCTTTCTCCGGCTGCCTTCTGACAGCCGTGGTGACGTACTCGGCGACCTGATCGCGGCACCACTCGTCGAAGTCGCTCTCGCTCGCCTCTACGTAGGACTCGGTGCCAGGTCCATAGCCGTAGTTGTCTTCGTTCCTATCGACGTGGTCTGTGTAGCCCCAGGTGTACTCGCTGCCGAGGGAATCCCAGAACTCCTTGGCAAGGCCTGCGGGGATGAACTCCGCCTTCTTGGGGAACCAGCTGCCGGGGAACGTGTAGTTGCCGCCGACATCCAGCTTGTACGAGAAGTGGTCTCCGCCGCGCTCGTCGATGTAGAACGGTCCGTACTTCGTGGCACTTCTGAAGCCGAAGCCACGGGTCGCATTGGCCGCAGCGCGCAGTAGGCCACTCTCGACATCTTCACGAGGGATCTGCGCCAGCTCATAGCGCGACGGACTCTTGAGGATCACGGTGTCGATGAAGTTGTCGCTCTCGACGATGTCCTTCATGTCAAACGACTCGTAATCCGATGCGGCGTCGTAGTTGGGGCCGTTGTCCCAACGCCTCCGCAGGTTGTCGAGGATCTCCTGGATGTTCTCGCGCAGCTCTTCGTCGCCGGCCTCAAGTGCGGCAGCTACTTGCTCCTTCGATGTGGCCTGGTCGAGCAGCATGGCGATCAGTAGCCGAAGGTGGCCTGGAACAGTGTGTTGAGCGGCGTGGGGAAAGGTCCGCCGGACGCGACGAGCGGTGCGTCCTGCCCGCCACCGACAAGGTTCACGAGAGGGTCTGGGACGACGCCGGGGGTGGCGCCCGCGTCGAACCTGTCGGTGGTCTTGCCGGGGATCTCCTGCACCGCCAGCGCCGTCCTCGTGGCGGCGAACCACGCTCGCACCTCGTCATCGGTGACGAGGCTGTTGCCGCCGACCACACCGTTGAGCAGCCCGAACGACGGGTCGATGGCCAGCACGCCGAGCCCCGGCGCATACGGGCCCACGCTGACGCTCGCGGCGCGCACGTTCCCATCGACCCAGAGCGTCTCGCGGAAGCCACCGGCCACCGCCTGCACCGTGAGAAGCGTGACGATCGCCCGGACCTGGAACGGCCAGAGCGGAGGGTTGTACGGCGGGATGTCCGTCGAGATCAGCGTGCCCACCGAGAGCGATGCGTACGCCGTCAGCACGTCGGTCGTCGCGTTCCACTGCGAGTCGACGTTCCACACGGCACCGCGAGCCACAGACACGCTCTCGCTGGTGGTCAGGCAGAGTGCCCCGGTGATCGTGCCTACCCAGAACGGAACGGGGTCCGATCCGATGCTCGGCGCCGTCAACGCCTGCTCGTAGCGGTACGCCCCGTCGTTGTCCCGGAAGGTGTTGAAGAAGTACATCGGGTCGGGGCCCGTGCCCAAGGCGGGGCCCGTGCGTCGCCACGAGGACTTCCACTGAGACCCGCGCTTGGCCGTCATGCTGCCTTCTCCTCGATGCCAGCGCGCTTGAGCGCGTCCTCGACGCGGTACACCGTGCGACCGCCCGCGCCGTAGCGCCTGACGACCACCGGCCACTCGCCGTCCCAGTCGATGACCGTCACCTCGATGTCGTCGCCGGCCACCTTCCGCATGCTCGCTGCTGCTGCCTCGGCGTCCTGCATGGCCTCCGCGAGGCCGCCACGGACCGAAGGTGCGTCGGCGCCGCGGATGACGTAGTGAGCCCTGACGAGCTTCTGGAGCGCCCTGCGGGCACCGTTGGGGAGCCGCTGCGCCAGCTCGGACTCGCGAGCCTGGGCAACGGCTGCCTGGACCTTCGCGAGAGTCGCCTGCGCCGCCGGGTCCGCCTGACGCTCCGTCGCCGCCACGAAGATCTCGACCACCTCCGGCTCGGCTGCGGGCCTCGGAGCCTCCAGTTGGGGAGGTGCGACGGCAGAGGTGGGGAGCATCGCCACACGGAGCCGCATCTCACGCGCCGCAAGGGCCTCCAGCTCGACCACGCGAGCGATGGCGACCACGTGTCGCCGCTCCAGCTCTCGACTGTCCCACGGCTGCCACATGATGCTGGGCTCGGCGAAGTCGGCGAGCATCTGCGGTGCCTTGACGATGCCCTCGGCGATGAGGGCGTCCACCGCCGCCATCTTGAGGTCCTTGGCGACCGACAGGGCCTCGATGGGCACGCCGAGGTCTTCGCTCAGGGCTCTCAAGCTGGGCGGGTAGGGCATCTCATCGTGCGAGACAACGAGAAAGACGCCGTCGGGGAAGCCGTAGACGCGTTCGTGGAACCGAAGGACTCGTCCGGTGTACTCCAGGACGGTGCTGTTCGTTCCTCGGTCTTGGCGGCGTCGGATGTCGAGGCGTGAAAGTGCGCGGGGCTTCGGTTCGGTGATCGCCATGCTCATCTCTCGGAGGTTCGGTCCGCGGAAGCGAGGTCAGTACCTCCTGCTACGGGCTGGGCGCCTGGGTGCAACCGAAGATCCTTGGGTGGAGTCGGACACCGAAAGCACTGGCCCCGCTTCCGCGGACCGAGGAAGCGTATCACTCCGAGAGGGCGTTGATCATCTTGTCCAGTTCGGCCTCGCCGGCCAGCCAGCCGCTCAGCTCCACGCTGAAGAAGCGGACGTCGAAGTTGGGCTCTCGCAGCACGGTCACCGATGCCATGATCTGCTCGCCGGGGCGGATGTAGCTTGCGAACGGGTCGGTGCCCAGGTGCGGCGTGATGGTGCCCGAGAAGGGGTAGAGGCGTCCGTCTCCGGGCGACAGGGCTGCCTGTCCCCCTCCCTGGTTGCCGCTCGCTACCGGCGCCACCTGACCGGGGTCGGGCGACACGTTGGTGTTGTAGTCGGTCAGGCCGCGGTTGCCGATGCGCACGGAGAACCCGAAGGTGCTGGCCGAGCGCGACGGCGGGGTCTCGATGTAGTCGTCGACCCCGATGCCCGAGTGCTGAAAGACCTTGAAGGCGGCGGCGCGCAAGATCACGCACTGCTGCTTCGGGGCCTCGATGGTCGCGACGGGCATGGTGAACGGGAACGGGTTGCCCGTGCCCTTCTGGATCGGATGCGGCATCTGCGCGAAGTACACGCGCTGGAAGAAGATGCGGCTCCGCCCCGGCAACTGCGAGGTGAAGCCATGCACGATCCGGATGGGCGAGACTCGGCTCATCTCGCCTCAGCGACGCGACGTGCGACGACGCGAGACCCGGCGACGGCTGGACCGGCGACGGTTCTTGCTCACGCGCCGCTTCGACGAGCGGCGACGCACGGAGGAGCGGCGACGCGAGCTGCGGCGCGCTGCCTTCCGCGAGGTCCGGCGACCGGCGGAGGTCTTGCGCTTGCTCGACCTCCGCTTCGCAGGCGAGCGGAACGTGCCCATCGTCGCGATGAGCTTGCCGCCGCGCATGATGCTCACGCGCTTGCTGCCTCGCCGAACGAGGCCCTCTGCGCGCTTGCGCGCCGTCACGAGCTTCTTGGTGCGAGCTGCGACACGGTGCGTCTTGCCGGAGACCACCTGATAGAGGCTCGCTGCCGACTTCTTCTTCCTGGTTGCGTACGCCATCGGGGAGTCTCCTTCTCAGACCGCCGGGCTCTGCGCCTGGAGGATCTTGTAGCCGAGCATGGTGAAGTAGAGCGTGCCGCCGAGCGCCACGATCATGCGGCCGCTCTGGACCGGGTCATTCGCGATCGGGTCCGGCGGCGGGCTCACGGCGCCCTCCTGGAACCCGTTCGGGAGCGAGGCGTAGTTGATCTCGGCGAAGCCGATGTCGCGCGTCAGCGTTGCGCTGAAGCGGATCGACGAGCCGCGCTCGAAGAAGTCCGAGACCGGCAGGTAGAGTGGGCGGTCGAACTCGCTGAAGAGGTAGCGGCTCGGGATCGGAATCTGGTTCTGGCGCAGCCGGTCCACACCCTCGTCGGCGACCTCGAAGAGGAAGTCGATGATGCCGGGGCGGAAGGTCTGCACGGCCTGCGCCGCCGAGAGGCTGGCCGCGTTCGCCGGGATGCCGCCGATGCCGGGGCCGATGTAGGCGCCCGAGAACGGGTCTGCGCTCGACGACACCGGCCGGAACCGGCCGCTGAGAGGCGTGCTGACCTCGGAACCCACGTCCGCATCGTTCGGGCGACCCGGGTTCTCACCGGTCCCGTCGTAGGGCCCGAGCGAGTAGGTGCGGAGCAGGAAGGCGCTGAGGTAGGTCGTCGCGACGAACGGACCGTCCTGGCTCACCTGCTTGGAGTCGCTCAGGCGCGAGCCCGCGAGCGAGACCGTCGGGTTCGACTGCCCGGGGATCGGGATCTGGAAGCCCAGGAAGTAGGGCACGCGCTTGCCCGGGATGTCCTCGATGTACCGGATGCGCGCGGCAGCCTTCTTGAGGGCTTGGCCGAGACGCTTCAGCTCGATCTTGTCGTCCTCGGCCGCGGCGGCCATCGCCTGGTAGCGCTGGTTGAGCGCTTCCATCTGCGCTTCGACACGCGACTGCTTGTTCGCCATGCGGCGCAGGTACGCGGCGACCTCGGGGTCGTTCGGATCGATCGGCATCTTCTCTCCTGAGTTCTGGCTGCGCCACTGGACTCCTCGTCCCTGGTCAGCCGGTGGAACTACACGCCCGGTAGGGGCGGTCGGCTACTGATCTTCGCCGTCTCCAGGCCCGAGCTGTCTCGGACACAGAGACCGCGAAGCGGCCCCTCGCGAGGCCGCCTCAGCAGTCGCTCCTCAGAGCACGTCGCGCGAGTGGATGCCGTCGATCAGGTACTTGACGTCCTTCTCGATGTCGTCGCGGCCGGCGACCGCGAGGCCGTTCGACCACGAGCCGTCGAGCGTCGCCGCGCTGGGCGTGCCGGTGATCGTGCCAGCGTTGCCGCTGACCGGACCCCAGGCGTCGTTGTTCGGGACCGAGCCGTTCAGCTGCTCGATGACCGACGCGCCGGTCGCCTGGCCGATCGGGCTCGCGATGGCGATCACGACGAAGCCCTGGCGGGGCGGGATGAGGATCGGACGCGCCAGGCGCATGAGCGCCGACGACGTCGGGATGCCGTTGTTCGCGCGCGGGAGGCGCGAGTCGGAGAAGAAGCCGTCGAGGCCGCCCGCGAACGGCGTGTACGCCGTGTAGGTGGTCAGCTGGGGCTTGTCCCCGGCCTGGAACTGCCAGAACAGCTGGTTCTGCGTCTGGTGGTAGAGCTTGTGGACGCGCGCGATGCGGTCGCCCTCGACGCCGGGGCCCACGCCCACGGGCGCTGCGGCGCCACCGTTGATGGTCGGCCACACCTGGCCGCCGGTGCCGGTGCGCGACGACTCCCGGTTGAACCGGAAGTAGGTCCAGACACGGACCGCGAGGGTCACGAACGTCTGGTCGGACGGGAAGAACCCGCCGGTGGTCAGGTTGCTGACGGCGATGTCCGCGCCCTGCTTGGTGAAGAGCTGCGAGCGGCTCTGGACGGCTCCGAAGATGCCGACGTTCGCCTGACGGAGGTCGCCGCTGCCATCGACGCGCAGGAGCGAATCGTAGAACGGCTGGTGGATGCGCTCACGGGTACCGACGATCTTGGGCATGGACTTTTCTCTCTCGTTCGTGCCGGTCCGCACCGGCACTCTTTCTCGCTGCTCAGGGACTCACCGACAGCATTGTCGTCGAGCCCCGTGTCCAGAACCCCGCAGCGGTACGGGGCTTTCGCCCGTCAGCTACTGGACACGAGAACTGTTGTTGTGAGGAGGGCCGTTCAGCCCACCATTCCGGAGAAGAGGTGGCGGGCGAAGGTGCCGCCCGCGTAGCCCTCGTCGCCCGAGGCGAAGGGGGTGGTGACGCGCTTGACCTGCGGACGGTTCGGAGCGCGGAGGGCGAGGTCGGTGGGGTTGATCGTCGAGATCGACTCCATGCGGTTCATGGAGCTGTCGACCGCGCCCTGGTCGCCGGGGGCGCCGAGGTCGTTGATGCCGGAGATCCCGTCACCCGAGTCGCCGAGGCCGCTCATCGGCTGCTCGACGTACTCACCGATGCCCGCTGCCGCGTACATCGTCCCCATGCCGAGCATGCCCTGGTAGGGCGCGCCTGCGTGAGAGACGTCGTAGCCGCGACCGAGCCCCGCGGTGGCGTAGTACGCGCCAGCCGCCGTCGGACCAGAAGCTGCCGGGCCCGACGCGAGGATCGCTGCCTGCGGAGCGCCACCCAGGAGCGGCGTGTTCCGAAGGAAGGACTCGGCTGCGGCGAGGCCGATGCCGAGCACCGCTGCTCCTGCGTTCTGACGCACCATGCCCGGGTACATCCGCGCTGCGGCGAACGTCGCGGGGATGAGGACGGCCGCGGCGGCGAGCTTGCCGTAGCGCGGGTCCGCCAGCTGGGAGACGCGCGCCGAGAGCATGTTGCCCGCGTAGCGCGCCGCCACGAAGCCGACGGTGCCACCGAGGACCGGTGCGACCACGTCGCGCATGACGTCGGCGCCGAAGAGGTTCCGCAGCACCTTGCGGGCATTGCGGTGAACCCGACGGCGGCGCCTGGTGGAGCGCACCGCTGATCGTCGGCTGTGTCGGCGTCGTGCCATGATGTTCGATCTCCTGAAGTGGTGGGTGACGTTGATGGTCAGGGCTCAGGCTTGCGCCAGGCTCAGAACATCCCTGCGAAGAGGTGCCGCGCGAAGACGCCGCCTGCGAAGCCCTTGCCCTCCGGCGTCACGAGGGACTCCTTGACTTCCCTGTCGAGGGGGGACTGCGTGTTGATCGGGAGCGCGCCGCCGACCGGCATCTCGGTCGAGACGAACGGGGGCTGGCGCCTCGCGTACATCGCCGCGAGCGAGGCGTCGGCCTCGCCGGAGCCCATGGTGTCGCCGAAGCCCGCTGCGGCTTCCATCGCGGTGCCCGCCGCAGCCTCCATGACGTCCATCAGGCCGTCCACGCCGGCCATGTTCGCCGGGTCGACGCCCTCGACGTACTCGCCGACGCCTGCCGCGGCGTACATCGTGCCGAGTCCGCTCATCGGCTGGTCGACGTACTCGCCGAAGCCGCTCATCGGCTGGTCGACGTACTCGCCGAAGCCGCTCATCGGCTGGTCGACGTACTCGCCGAGGTAGCCGCCGTAGGCCGTGCCGGCCGAGAAGCGCTGGATGAGCCGATCGGTGAGCGCGAGGCCCATGCCGGTCACGAGCGCGCCGCGGTTCTGGCGGATGATGCCGACCTTGGTGCTGAGCCCGAGGGTCGCCGCGATCCCGAGGAGGTTCGCTGCGATCTTCGTGTTCGACGCGCCCGCCGCGTCCACCGCGCCGCTGTCGAGCATGCCGCGGAGCTGCGGGACGTTGGCGAGCCCGTTCGAGAGCAGGCGTGCCGCCACGAAGCCGACCGTGCCGCCGATGACCGGAGTCACGACGTCCCGCATCAGATCTGCGCCGCCGAGCACGGACGCGAAGCCCGTGTTCCTGCGGACACGACGACGGCGGTTCATGACGACGTACTTCTGGTTCCTTCGCATCGACGACCTCCTCGACGAGCGCCTGTTCGCCGTCATCTTCTTCTTCCTGCTGGACTTCCTGAGCCACGAGGCCGGCGGCTTGCGCCAGCGGCTGTACCGCTTCCGCTCCTTGTAGCCGCCCGACTTGGCCCGCGAGTGCGCGTCACGCGCAGCACCGCCGAGGCGGAACTTGCGCACGTACGAGAACTGCGAGACGTGCGGCGGCACCAGCACCGGGTAGCCGGCGCGGCTGTACTTGCGGCCGCTCTTCGGCCCGTACTCGACGAGCTGGTAGTACCGGCCCTTCGGCGTGCCGACGCGGCTGGAACCCTTGCCGCGGTAGCGGAGCTTGGAGACCGCGAGCATGTTGCGGGTCATGCGACGGCCGCGGCGCGAGCCCCGGCGACGCGAGCCCCGGCGGCTGCCGCGACGCGACCGGCGACGGCCGTTCATCACGACGTACTTCTGGTTGCGGCTGACCCGGCGGCGCGAGGCGCGACGCGAGCTGCGGCGCGAGCCTCGGCGGCGCGAGGCCCGACGGGACCGACGACGACCGTTGGCTGTGGCGTACATGGTGTTCCTGGTGACCCGGCGGCGCGAAGCGCGACGGCGCGAGCTGCGACGGCTGCCCCGGCGGCGCGAGGAGCGGCGGCTGCCGCGACGCGACCGGCGACGACCGTTCGCCGCGAGGGCTGTCATGCGGCGCTTGTGGCGCCCCTTCTTGCCCTTGCGGTAGCTGGCCCCGACCGCGTAGCCGCGGCGCGTGCCGCCGCGCACCGAGCGGGAGCTGGAGAGACGGCCGACTCCGCGCGGGATCGGGTACGTCATGATCGACGGGCGGCCCGAGCGGCTGAGGGGCAGACGGCCGACGCGGGTGACGGTCGGCATGAAGCCGCGCGTCAGGTACTTGTCGAGGTACTCACGACCCGTGAGACGCACTCGGCGGCCGTGGAAGTAGGAGCGACGGCTGAGGCCGCGCTTGCTCGACCGGCGGCTCCGACGACGACGGCTCGCCCGGCGCTTGCTGCCGCGACGGCTCGCCCGGCGCTTCGTCGCGCTCCGCTTGGTCGCCCGGCGCTTGCCGCCCCGGCGGCTCGCCCGACGCCTGCTGCTGGGCAGACGGCCGCTCGCCCGACGCTTCCGCGTCCTGGCTGCCTTCTTCGCCGCGGCCGCACGGCGGCTCGCGTTGCGCTTGCGGGTCGCGGCTGCCTTCTTGCCGGCCGTGTGGCGCACGTGGGTGCGGATGTGCGCGTCGTGCTGCTTGCCGCGCGTGCCGGCACGGTGCCGGCTGCTGCGACGCTTGCCGCGGGACGCGATGGTCATCCCACCCATGGACGCGCTCTCGGCGGGACGCGACGAGCGCGGCCGGCGAGCGGAGGGGCGACGCTTGCGCGGCGCCGTCGAGGAGCGGCCGCCGGTGTCGATCGCACGAGCTGCCGCGAAGAGCGAAGATGCGCCCGGGTCGTCCACGCCGCCTGCGCCGTAGTTCGCTCGCATGGCGCGACGCAGTGCTCCGATGTTGTATGCCATTCCGCTTCTCCTCGTGGGATTCGTGAGCAGTCGCTCGGGGATCGCCTTGGACAGGACCGTTCCGTACTCGTCAGTCGCGTAGAGCCGGGCTCGACCGCGCCCCTTGCCGCCAGGGTGACTGGCCTTCCACGCCTTGGCCCCGTGAAGGGTCCGGTACGAAGGGCTCTCGTGGATGTGCTTCTTGCGTCCGGAGATCCACTGAAAGGGATTCTTCTTCGGCGCCTTCTTCGAGCCCCGGCCACTCGGTCGGCCACTCTGAAAACGACCATTCGGGGCGCGCCCGGTGTTCACCACCGTCAACGCGCTGACCCCGGGGTTCGAGCGCAGGCCACGATTGGGCTCCATGCCGGACGATCTCTCGTACCGGCGAGCCGCATTCTTCGTGCTGCGCTTGTAGACCAGGGCCATTGGACACACGTCACCCGCTCGACCCGCCGTAGCAGGGAGGGGCACGCCCCAGGTCTTCGAGAGTGAAACTACATGGAGCCAGCACAGGTGTCAACGACGTCGTGAGAAAAAGTGCTTGTCAGACACTCTTTTCTGTGTCGAGCGCCCTATTGACCCTTCTTGGACTTGATCTCGCTCAGCATGTAGGAGCCAGTGTCGTCCTCGGGAGAGACCACGCGACGAAGGTTCTTGGCGCTCTCCTTCGCCGCCTTGGTGATGCGTCGCCCCTCGGTTAGTTCTTCCCCGAGCTGCGCCGCGGTGCCAACGACGCTCGCTGGCACGACGAGACGCTCGACCGTGGGCGCGTCGATCGCCTCTTCGATGCGGCTTTCGATGCGGTTCATGCGGCCGATGAGCATGAAGACCTCACGCCGCAGCTCCTTCAGCTCGGCGAGGATCTGATCTGTCGTCTTCGGTCTCTCGCTCACCGCTGACGCCTCAGGTCCATGAGCAGATCGCTCATCTTGTCGAGCTTGATGTCGAGAGCCTGCGTGTTGGTGACGAGCTGCATGACGTGCCCCTTCATCTCGGCTACTTCATGCTTCAGAGCGAACAGCTCCTTGCTCCGCTCCCTCTCCTTGTCCAAAGCGGTGTCGATGAGAGCGGTGGCGGACGCCTTGTAGGCATGCTCGGCGACCTTCTTCTCCTTCTCCAGCGCGTCGAAAATGAGGACAGCCGTCTTCCTCTCGTGAACAGCGTTCACTGCCGCGAGTACGATGGGGCCGCTGATCAGCGAGAGGACGAAAGACGCGATGGCCAGCCACTGAAAATCCATGTTCCGTTTTCCTTGATGCGCGGTGAAACTGAAACGCGAAGACTATCCGTCGATCCCGTCCTTGAGAACTCGCAAGCCACCGCCGGCCATGATCATCAGGAAGCCGACTGAGCCGTCGGGCTGCTTGTCGGGCGAGTAGATCGCGAGCATGTCTCCCTTCGGAGAGCAGAAGAGGTAGCAGCCGCGGGGGCTGATCTCGTAGATCTCTTCGTCGTCGAACCGCTGCACGAAGACGCCCAGGCAGTAGCCGAGCAGTGAGAGGGCCCCGGGAGCGTGAACCGGCAGGCGCATCGGCTTCTCGGTCGGCTTGGCCTTGCGCCGCTTGCCGTCCGTCGCCACGACGCTCTTGCTTGCCTGCTGGGCGGGCTCGTAGGCGATGACGCCCTTGCCGAACTCGTACTCCTTGTCGGTGCCGCCGCGGCTGTTGTCGTGGACGTGCTTGTAGTCCTCGTCGTCGCCGTCCTCGTGCCACTTGTCGGTGCGATACATCGTGGCGATGACCTGGCCGACGGGAACGACGGAGGTGGGAAGGTCGTGCGGAAGCTCCACGGTGCGCAGCGGACGCTTGGCGTGGAAGGTCTCGTAGCGGTCCATCGCTGTATCGAGGTCGCTGCCGCGCTTGCCGACGTGCCGATCTGGATCGATGTCGCGGCCCATGTGACGCGTGTCCATCGACGAACGGCCGTGCAGGGCGGAGGCGCGGCGATGCGGGTTGGGCTTCAGGTCAGCCTCCTCCTCCTCGATCTCTTCTTCGTCCAACCCCCTTGCGCTGCGTACGAGCTTCATCGGCGCCTCCTGTTCCTGATCGGGCGTCTCTTCCACGCCTGGTAGGCCACGACGGCGGCGGCGCCAGCGGCGAACATGACCAAGGGCTGCGACCAGAGGCTGCTACCCGTGCCAGCATCGTCTCCGAGGTCGAATAGCCCGCTGGGCATGCGGCGAATCTCCCCGCGAGCGAAGTGGTCGTGGCCGATCAGCTTCGCTCCTGCCGGGAGCGGCTTGACGTCGGTGTCCGGGTTGGCACCGATCGGGCTGAGCACGAGCGGCTTCGGGGGTGTTGGGTCGTCACCAACGGAAACATGCGTCGGCGTCGTGTAGACGCGGTAGCTGTTCCTGTTCCAATCCCAAACGCTGTAGAGGGCCATGAAGCTCGTTGCTCCGGCACCAGGACGCCCGCCGCAACGGTAGCATGCGACGATCTAGGACTGCCACTGAATGCGATCGATCTCCGCCGCGACGTCGCTCTTCCGCTCACGCATGAGAGCGGTCACGCCGAAGTGCAGTGGTCGCGGCAGCTTGCTCAGCGGAAACCATCCTGCGTTATCGCTCTCCCAGTTCAGATACGGATCGAACTCGTCGTCGATGTGTCCGAAGAAGGTCAGGAACTCGAAGTTCGGCTCCTTGAACACGAAGATGGGCTCCTTCATGACCGTGATCGGACCGCTGTAGCCAGCCTCTTCACGCAGCTCTCTGATGGCTGCCGTACGAGCGCTCTCGCGTGGCTCGATCTTCCCTCCGGGCGTGCCCCATGTGCCGCCCTCGTTCACCTCGGCCGAGCGGCGAAGCAGAAGGACGCGTCCGGTGTTGCGAGCGGCGATCAAGATCCCCGCTCCCCTGGTGCCCCATCGGCCTGACATCAGCGCCTCCGCCGGCTCGTGCGACGTCGGCTCGTGCGACGCGACCGCCTGTTCTTCACCGGCGCGTGCAGGTGCGTCTGGAACTGCTTGGCGATCTCGTCAGCCTTCTCTGGGGCGCCGAGCTTGCGCAAGTCGTCCAGCAGAAACTGAACGGTCTCCAGCCACTCACGCCTACCGTCCGCGGCAGACGGAGAGATCGGCTTCGTCGCACGCTCGCCGTTGACGAACCGCGACCACTCGCTGTCGTACCTACCGTGCGACCAGTTGAGCCACATCTCATCGAGCGCCCCCGACCTGTGGTGGACACTGTAGTTGTGCCACATCGTCCGCAAGTCCGAGACGCTTCGATGGATCTTCTTCTCGACGGGCTCCGGCTCCGACGGCGGCAGCGCCGGTCCACGCCGGCTACCCTTGCGCTCCACGCCAGTCCCACCGCAGTCGAAGCAGACGCCCTCGGCGTAGTGCCCGAACCGTGGGATGCGTCCTGTGCCGCTGCACTTGATGCAGTCGCGCTCGGCAGGGTTCTTCTTCGTGATCCCCGTCGGGAACGCGATGTACTTCGAGCCCTTGCCCTTCTTGCCGACGCGGTACGTCTTCTTGCCGTGCTCCGAGGCCCAGCTCCAGAACCGCCTCACGCACGGGCCGCACACCACCTCTCCCGACGGCAGGACAGATCCTGTCGCCGGGTGAGAGACGCCACCGCACGAAGGGCAACCGTTCCGGAGCATGACCATCACGTCCTATAGTAGCTGCCCATGCCGCTCGTGGGGCGCAGGCCCGCGGCGATCGTAGACGCCGCAGCGAAGACAGCGCCGACAGCGCGATCGTACCGCGCAGCAGCCTCCGCTCGTGTGAGACGAGGGTCACGCGCCATCATGCGGACGATCTCTGGCTCACGCTGCGCGGCAACCGCAGCCGCTGCGTTCTGGTTCGCCGCGAGCGCTGGCGTGGTCGGCACGGCTGGCCGCGAAGCCCACCAAGCCAGCGCCGCGACACCAGCGATGCCGATGGCGATCAGACCGTACGAGACCTGCGGGTTCCTGCGAACGCGTCGCTTGTTCCTCTTCATCGAAGACCTCTTGCTCTTGCACGACACCGGGAGCTTGCACCTCGGATCGTGTCCCCAGTTCCGAAGAGAGACGGTGTAGCCGTCTCGGCACCCGTCGCGTCGCTTGGCACCGAGCATGCGGGTGTTGAACGAGACCACGCGTCGTGCGAAGGCGTAGTCCTTCGCCGTCCACTCGCTCACCGGCTTGGCTCGCAGCTTCGCGAGTGCCGGGAGACGTGCACGTGTCGAGGCGAACGAGTAGCACCTGGAACGAGGGTCCTTGGCCCATGCTCGGATCTGCGAAGGCGTCATGTTGACGAGCCGCATGAACCGCGCAGCGACGTCTCCGCCGTTCCACACCATGCGTCCAGGACGGCGCGTGACGATCTTCGGGTCGCGAAGCTCCACGTCGTGGAACCAGACCGCTTCGTGCCCGTGCGGGCCGCGCCGGTCATCGGGCTCGTCAGCCTCGAACTCGATCAGCACGTTCTCGTCTTCGGGATGTGCCCCGAAGTGCAGGGAGTGCTTGCTGTCGGACCAGCTCAGCGCGGCGTCTCCCATCGTCGAAGACCGCGTGTCTCCTGCGAACACGGCAGGGCGGCCGCCGTACTTCCTCGCCGGATGTGCACGGAGCTTGCGCTCCTCCAGGATCTGCCGTGCGAAGTCGGCACGAGTCGCGTGGTAGTACGGGTTCATGACGAGACCGCTCTTCTTGAGCAGGGCTCTTGCGTTCTGAAGCGAGCGGTTGCCGCCTCCTGGCGTGCTCGGCACGATCACCTGGGGCTTCGTCTTGTCGGGCGAGCGGAAGACGTAGTGCCCGCTGCCGGTGTGCAGGACGGACCAGCCCTGCGCGCGGGCCTTCTGGATCAGGTCGCCGACCTCCTTGTTGGATGATCGGCGACCCTTGGCCTCCGGCCTGCCGTTGGCGAGCAGCTTGGGCATGCTCACCGCGCTGCGGTCTTGCGCGAGACGCGGACCGGCACACGCTCGAACTTCCGTGCGTGCTCTTCGATCCGGAAGAACGTGCGCCCGTGATCGTCGATGCCGCGGATGGCGACGGGGAACTTCGGGTCGAAGTTGTCGACGACCCAGTGGTACTCGCCGACCTTCGAGGCGCCGATGCGCGTGGAGGTGAGAGCGCCCTTGAGTCCTGCGTTCTTGAACTGGACGATGACCTCGCCCTTCTTGGGCCCACGTCCGTACTTGTAGAGCCCGGGGGCGAGGTGCTTGAACTTCGCGGCGACGCCGGGCGGCAGGATGCTGGCGATCTCGGAGGAGCGGCCCGACTCGCGCACCGCGGCGATCGCCTGCCAGATGGCCATCTCGCTGAACTTCGGCGGCTTCGGTCGCGCGTGCGAGGAGCGGCGGCTGGCGTTGGCCATCATCATCTTCACGCCACGGAAATCGAGGAATGGCTTCGCGGATCCGGCTCGCGCCTTGAGGGCTTCGAGGTCATCCGTACGGAAGATGACGTGCTCGGTGCCAGCGATGACGTCGTGCGCTCCGGCGTCACGGATCGCCTTCGCGAGGTCCTTCGCGTACACCGGGCCCGACCACATCCGGTAGCGGGGGTTGCGCCGCAGGCTACGCCTGCGCGACGACCTCCTGCGCGACGACCTGTGTCGCCTGTTCGCCTTCACGCGTCCACCCTGGAGGTTGATGGTGCCGTTGAAGACGGCGATCGTCATGCCGACGACAGCGGTCCAGCCGAGGATCATCGGCCAGTTCATCGGCCTCGTCGGCGGCGGTGTGGGGTCGACCTGCGAGAGGGCGTACGACATGGCTCAGCTCCTGCGCGAGCGGCGACGGTTCCGGCGCACGCGACGCCTGTTCTTCGCCACGCTCCGCTTCCGCGTGAAGAAGAAGGCGCCGATGCCCAGGAGCACGAGGCCGCCGACGATGTACGGCGTGTAGGACGGCGCCGGCTCGCCGTAGGGGCGCCCGGTGGCCGGGTCGATCGCCCCGTAGGGCATGCCCGTGGCGGGATTGAGCAGCGTCCCGTAGGGCTGGCCCGTGGCGGGGTTGATCGCTCCCTCCGTCGAGTACGGCGTGGTCGCCGGTGTGCCTCGCGCCGCCGCGATGAGCTGCGCCGCGGCAGTGCCCACCGCTGTGGTGACGGCGGCGACGTCCGTGGCTGTGGTTCCCATTCCTCGCATGTACGACATGATCAGCGACTCCTCTTCCTTCGGCGACTGCGGCGCCCGTTGAACGCGAGCCGCGACATCATCTTGATCTTGGCGTAGTTGCTCAGGAGGTACCCGACGGCCACCACCGCTGCGATGCCCAGCCCCGCCGTGATGAACGCGCCGGTCCCGAGGTTGGACAACCTCTCCTCCAGCGGAACCGCAGCCGTGATCGTCGGTTCGAGGCCGAGGTTGCGATAGCGCTGTTCCATGGCGTTGTAGGCCGTGGCCTTGTCACGAATCTGCGCGGCCAACTGCCCGCTTCCGTACTCCAGCGGCCCGATGCGAGTGGCGAAGGAGGTTCCTCGGTTGTGGTCCGTGAAGAACGTGATCCACTCGGCCTTGAAGATCTGCCACTGCGAGAAGAACCTGATGCCGTCCTGCGTGGCATGCAGGCGCTGTGCGTTCGCCTGCACGTCTGCGTTCAGCGATGTCACGCTGCGGTTGATCAGATCGATCGCTGCAACCATCTCGCCGGGGGTGGCCAGTGTTGCCGGAAGCGCGATCATGTCCCCGAGGCCATTCATCCCGCAGCCACAGCCCATGCCGTGAAGGCTGTGCGTGCGCGAGCGCTTGGCGGTGCTGGTGAAGTAGCTCATCGGACGGCCTTCCTCTTCTTGCGCTTGGGCACCGAGAGCGCGGCGGTCCTCTTCGCGAGCACACAGCCGCTCCCGTGTCCCGCCTTGCCCAGCTCGGGCTCGCCACACGCCGGGCATGGGTAGTTCCACCCGCCCCTGCGCTTGCTGCTGTTCCGACGCATCCCAGGTCCGGTCGCGACGAAGTAGATGCCGAGGGCGACGAGCGCTGCGCCGCCAGCCGCCCACGGCCAGATGCCGTAGCGGGCGATGAGACCCTGGATGCCCGACGAGGAACCTTCGTCGAGGATGATCTCGTCGGCAGGCGTGGCGGCAGGCGTGGCGCCGGGGATCGGCACCGTGGTCGTCGTGCCGCCGCCGCTCGTCGGCGCAGGCGTGCGGCGCGTCGCTGCCGAGGGTCGGGGGTCGGCGACGATGTGCTTCGCAGCGAGCGAGTTCTCCAGCGCGACCGGCATGACCACGTTGTCGGTGACGCGGCTCGCCACCGGGTCGTTGGTCACCGGCAGGCCCGAGGAGAACTGCTGCGAGAGGGTCCGAAGAGCGGCGATCGTGACCGGTCCGGCCTTGCCGTCCACCGCGATGAGCGGAGCCGACCCGCTGTTGTAGCGGTTGCCGGCGTTCGCGGCGCGCTGAGCCCACGTCGCAGGGACTCGGACGTAGTCGCCCGTCTGCCGACGGTACGTGCTGCGTCCCACGGTTGCAGTGGGCACCAAGTCCTGTCCGAGTCCTGCGTAGCTCATCGCGTTCTCCTGGTGGCCGAGGATACCTCAGCCGATCCCGTCAGACCTTCTGCCCGTCATCGCGCAGCAGGTCGATGTACTTCTCCCACTCCTGGGCACGCTTGCCCGAGGACGCGGGGTAGAGACCGATCGCGCCGTCTTCGTGGACGATCGGGTTGAGGCCCTCGCGCTTGCAGATCTTGATCAGGTCCTTGTCGGGCTTGTAGGACGACTCGCACTTGATGTTGATGAGCGGCGAGACCTGCTTGAGCTTTCCGCTGGCCTTCGCCTCGTCGGCATCGTCGAAGATCTTGACCTTGTCCGACATGCCCTTGCGCATGAAGTGCTTGTTGAGCTGCTCACAGAAGCCACCTCGGCTCGGCCCCCACGTTCCGCGCTCACTGCCCGTGTCCTCGGGCAGAGCGGCCCTTGCTGTCTCGCGGTCTCCGTCATCGCTCTCGTTCTTGGAGACCTTCTTCTGCGTCGACTGCCACCAGAGGTAGCCGCCGATGCCGGTGCCGAGCGCCGTCAGCGCCCAGCCCCACACGGGCAGCGGCCCGAACTTGCGGGTCAGGATGTTGTCCTCTGCCGGCGCAGAGGGCGCCTGTGCGAGCGAGAGCGGGTACACCGGCAGGCCACCCATGTTGCTGACCGGCTGATGCTGCGACTGCATCGCCACAGCAGGAGCTTCCTGCTGATCTCCGTTGAACATCTCGTCGGTCTCGTCGTCGGTCACGAAATCATGCTCGTTCATCTTGCCCAGCCCTCTTGGTTGTTCGGAAACGACGGGGTCCACCCACGGCCCCGTGAAAGTTCAGCGACGCGAGCGCCGACGCCGGTTGCGACGCACACGGCGCCTGTTCGGCGTGCTCTTCTTCTTCGGCCAGAGCGCGTAGGCGGCGATCCCACCGACCACCACCACCGCGAGGCCTGCCGCGACGTAGAGCTTCGTGCGAGACGGCTCCTCGATGGCGGGAGGCAGAAGCGAGGGGGGCGGCGCGGTCGGCGCGATGAGCATCATGCCCGGGGGCGGCGTGGCGGCCGGATCGGGACCGGGGGGAGGTGCCGCAGGAGGCGCAGCGGGCGTGTTCAGGATGGCCGCGACGAGATCGTCCGGGACATCGACGTTCGCGCCGCGGTTGGTGGTGGTGAACCCGGTGCGCGGTGCTGCGGTGCGACCGAGGTTCTTGTTGGCCTTTGCGAGCGCGGCTGCCGTGGCGATGGTCCAGCGGCCGGTGGCTCCGTCGACCGGGAGCAGGTTCATGCGCTGGAGGCCCTGCTGAAGAGCCCGCATGTCGGGGCTCTCTTCCCTCGTGGGGAAGACAGCGCCCATGCCGTCGCTGTAGCTGGGGCGTCCCATGCCGGGAAGTGTCTCGAAGTAGCTCATCGGGATCTCCTGTGGCGGCGACGACGGTTGGGGGTCGGGCGCCGCATCGAGGACCAGATCATCAGCCCAGCGAAGATGATGCCGCCGCCGACCATCGCGTAGGGTGCCCAGGTCGGCAGTCCTCCGCCGGAGAGCATCTTGTCGCCCGTCTCCTTGGGCACGTCCGGTGTGCTGGAGGGCTCGACCGTGCGCGAGCGGCCGCCGGTGACCCGCAGCTCGCTCATGAGAGCGTCGCTCGCGGGCTCGGGCAGGGTGACCTGACCGAGAGCGTCGCTCGCGAAGAGGTGGGTGCCGAAGAGGCTCACCGGTGCCTCCGGTTCCGACGAACGCGACGGCGGTTCTTCGCCATGGCTCGGCTGTTGAGGAGGAAGTAGCCGCCGACGAGCGCTGCGGCGCCGAGGCCCCAGATCTTCCACGACACGCCGAGCGGTCCGAGGCCGGTCGTTGCGACCGTCATGGTCGCCTCGGTCGTCGCCTCCTGAGCGGGCACGTCGTTGGTCTCCGCAGCGACCGTCTCCAGCTCGCTCCGTGCCTCGTCCGCGACCGTGGCGACCTCGGCAGCGGCCACTGTGGCCTGCTCTGCCACCACCTTGGCCTGCTCTGCCGCCTGGGCTGCCGTGGCTGCCGCCTGAGCGGCGGCGATGGTCCCTGCCTCCTTGGCAGCCTGGGCGACCTTGTCGGCCTCCTCGGCGGCCATCTTGGCCTTCATGGCGAGGTCTTCCGCTGCCTTGGCTGCCGCGTCCGCGCCCGCCTGGGCCACGACGACCTTGTCCGCGGCGACCTTCGTCTCGGGCTTGGTGACCTCCTGGGAGACCTTCACGTCAGCTTCCAGCTTGGCAGCCGCCGTTGCCGTTCCGGCCTTGGCCGAGTCCACCACGAGCTGCGCCGCGCGCGGAGAGACGGTCTGGATCAGACGACCGGCGATGACGATCGGCGGCACCCGGGGAACCGGCATGGCCATGGGCGTGACGTTGAGCCGCAGGAGGTTGTCCAGCGGACGCGTCACGGCCACGAACTCGTCGTTCACCTTGACCGGACCGGGCGGCTCGTTCGCGGCGAAGCGCCCGCAGCCGTTGCTGCCGGTGCTGAAGCACCGCTGCCGCGTCTGCGAACTCGCGAGTGCGGTCGCTTCCAGGGCCCGCAGTCGCAGACGCTCGGTCTCCGTGGCGGGCCTCACCGCCATGAACTTCCTGACCATCTCGCGACCCGCTGCGAGCAGGGCCTGCCTACGGTTGTTGCGTGCGAGAGGATCGTTGTAGCTGGTCGCCGCATACGCGCGGAACGCGCGGTCGACGTTGGCCTTGGCGATCGCTGCTGCTGTGAGCGCGTCTGCTGCCGGAGCCCTGGTCACCACCACGGCACCGCCGCTCGGTCGCGGGGGCAGCGTCACGACGATGGGGCTGCTGGGGCGAGAGGGTGCCACAACCACGCGGCTGGGGGTCGGCGACACGACGGCGCCTGTCATGCGAGCGCCGATGTTGGCGAGAATCTGTCCGAGTCCTGCGTAGCTCATCGTGTCCTCCGACCGTTCGTGTTCAGCCATGACGGCCCATCCGACGACGACCGACGGACCCGATCACGGCCGCCTCGTCCCTGACCGCGTTCGCGGCCGTACCCGCCGCCGACGTGCCACTGTCCCTGGCGATTGCGCCAGCGATGCTGCTTCTTCCCGCGCTTGCTCTTGCGGTTCGCCGTCACCGTCGCCGCTGTCTTGGGCTTGCCCATGAAGACGTACGCAATGGCGCCGATCGCCACCACGCCGCCCGCGAGCAGGCCCCACACCGGCACGCCGCCCACGCTCTGGGTGAAGAAGTTCTCGGCGGGCTCTGTGGCGATGGGGTAGCCAGCGTCGGCCCCAGGGTAGGTAGCGGGAGTGCCTGACGTGAGGGCGGTGAGGAGTCCGGTGACGGGGTCGATGGCACCGGTGATGCTGGCCGCTGCCGTCTCCGCAGCGCCTCCGCCTGAGCCGCCGACCAGGTGGAAGTTGGTGTTGGTCACCGTCGTTCCAGGCAGGCGAGAAGGCAGGGCACCGGTGATCATGTGCGCCACGGTGTTCATGTCGGCGCCGGTCAGGCCGCGTGCCGTCTGGAGCACCGCGTAGAGTCGGCCAGAAGGGACCCCGTACGCGGGCCCCCAGCCGGCCGCCACGAGGTTCCCGCGGAACGCCGTGCCGACCACTGCCCGCAGCGCCGAGACCGCCTGGGGCGACGTCGTGGGCGTCAGGCCGGTGACCTGGAAGCCGAGCGCGTACTGAGCCCCGGAGGGGATCGTTGCGCCGGCCGGCAGGTCGCCGAGCCCCATCATGCCTTCTTCGTAGTAGCTCATGGGTGGTTGTTCCTCTCAGCGGCTGCGGCGCGAGCGTTTGCGGTTCGCGGCCATCTTCTTGCGGCTGGCCTGCCAGGTGATGAAGAGCGAGATCGCTCCGAAGACCACGCCGGCCAGGGCGTACCTTTCCATCCTCGCCCCGCGCGCATCAGCCTCGGAGGTCTGTCCGAGGTGCGACGAGGGGAAGTACGGGTGAGGCGGATTGAGGTGTGCCGAGCGCAGGTAGGGCGGCTGCGTCGTGTAGACGAGCGGCGAGACCTGACCGCGCTGGCGCTGCGGCTGACCGTAGTCAGCGAAGACCCACGGGTTCGTGACGCCCCAGGGCTGGTAGCCGACGTCTCTGTTGACCTTGTAGCTCACGGTCAGTCCTCCTGGCCGCGCTGGATGTTCTTGCGCACGCTCTTCTTGATGCGCGGCATGAACCAGCCCCAGATGCCCCATCCGATGCCGACTCCGAGGGCGACGCCGAAGGGCAGCACGAACATCGGGCGCCGGTACCAGGCGTTGGGATCGACCGCTGCCGACGCCTGCCCGAGCCCGTAGAGCGGGTACATGGCCACACCGCCGCCGCCGCCCCGTGGCACGCCGGACATCTCCTGCTCGTGCTCGGCGTAGCGTGCCTCGGGAGTGACGAAGTCCTGCGCGTTGCGTCCACTCATCGCAGCCCTGCCTTCCTCGCAAGGCGCTTGGCGTTGCGGGTGATCGTCTTGCGGTTCTGCCAGGCGTAGTAGCCGCCGATGCCGATGACCGCGCCGATGAGCAGGTTCTTCGGCGTCAGCAGCGACGCGGCCGTCGTCGTGCTGGGCTCGCTGCCCTGGGCGACCTGACCCATGCCCAGGGCCGCCGGGGAAGCGTAGAGAGCGCCGAGGTCGTTCTTGAGCTTCTGGGTGTCCTGCGTGAGCGGGCCGATGTGCCTGGCCGCCGCAGCCTGCATCTGCGGCTTCGTGCGGTTCACGCGCGAGGCGAGGCGGTCCAGGTTGCCGAGCTTGCCCGACGTGCGGCTCGCGCTCTTCAGGTCGCCGACCGCAGCGTGCATGACCGCGTGAGCGATCGCGTCCTCCAGGGCCGTCTCGGGCTTGTGGCCGAGGTCCACGAGCTTCTTGGCGGTCGCGCCCGCGCGGGCAGCCATGCCGGGCCCGAGAGCTTCGATCGCGTTCGCGACGAACTGCGAGCGCGTCGCCTGGGGCTGAACCCTGGCCTCCGCCACGATGAGGCTGGCGGCCTTGCGACCGAACGCCTCGATGTGGCTGCGCGGACCGGTCACCTCGGGGCGCATCTCCGGGACGGGTCGGCGTACGAAGGGCGAGAAGCCAGGCTTGTAGTCGGCGACGCGAGTCTTGAGCGACACGCCTCCTGCCGACGGCTGCACGACGCGCCACTCGTTCGCGGTCGTGTCGAACATCTCGCTCTGCTGGACTCCCAGCTCGTCCTCGTCACCGATGTACGCGGGGAGCGCGAACTGGTGAGCGAAGGAGCCGTCGCGGGGGCGCCAGGTGACGCCCTCTTCCATGCCGAAGATGCCGCTGCCGATCGTGTCCTGCGACGAGTCGTCGTACTCGTAGCTCTCGCGATCGTAGATCGTGTCCTCGTTGATGCCTGCGTTCGACGGGCGCTGGTTCCTGTTGCCGTGCCAGTGGGCCTTCGGCACCACGACGCTGTCATCAGTTTCCAGGACCTCGGGCTCGTTGTGCATGCTGTCTCGCTTCGTCGGCTTCGGGGTTCGGCCTGTCTCCACGTCGCCCATTCCGTCGCGAAGCTGCGAGTCGCGAAGGGTCATGTCCGTGCGCTGCATGGACTGCGGTCGGTAGCCCACGGCGCTGCCGGGGCCCCATGGGTGACTTCCGTAGGTTGTCGCTGCGGTTCCAGGGCCGTTCTCTTCCTCCTGGATCACCCAGTCGCTCTCGCCGTCGATGTCCGGAGCCGACGCGGCGCCCGGGTTGCGCCCTGGGGTAGACAGCGTGTCCTCCTCCAGGTCGTCGTCGAGGAAAGACGAGCCTCTTCCGCTCGGGCCACGTGCGTAGTCCTGCGGATCGAGATTGGCGCTGCCGCGCATCGTCGGAATGGAGAGATCTCCATCGTCGTCATCGAGTCCGTAGTCGTTGCTCATCCTCTACTCCGTTCGGCGCCCAGCCAGTTCCGTGAGAAATCCACTCGTTCAGCTCAGCAGGAGATACCCGATTCCGAGAGCGACGACGAGTGCGCCGCCTCCGATGATGTACACGCGCCTTCGCGATCCGCTCGTTGCTTCCGCCTGCGCCGCCGCCTGCGCTGCCGCTGCCTGTTGCGCTGCAACGAGATTCCCCTGAGCCTGCGCAGCCGCAGCCGCAGCTTCTCGCTGTTCACGCGTGCAGTCGAGTGCTCCGCCAGCGATCGAGGACCCGATACTGATGATGCCACCGATGATCGTCCCGTAGACCGGGACGATGCTTGCGATCCCGCCGACCACCTGGGCGCCGGCCGACACCGTACACGCTGTCGCGCGGTCGTTCGGTGCCATCTGCCCGAGACCGCTGAAGGCCTCTGCGCCGTGCTCCTTGGCCGCCGACACGCGAAGGGAGTCGATCCCCGCTGCCATGTTCATGTTCGCGATAGCGAGCCGCATCGCGTCGAACGCGGCCTGGTCGGGAGCCTTGCCTTGTGCGACGAGGCGGCGACGCGAGGTGGCCACCTCGCGAGCGAGCCCCGGGCGCATCGCGTCGAGCTTGTTCGCGATGAACGCAGCTCGGATGCGTGCCGGCTTCTTTGCTGCCCCAAGCATGATCTTCGACGCGATGAGCGACGCGTTCGCGAGCACAAGATCGCTCTGTGCAGCGCTGCCAACGCGCACTGCGGCCTGACCCGATCCTGTCGATGCGTAGCTCATCACATCTTCTTGACGACGACGTAGCCGAGGATCATCGCACCCAGCAGGCCACCGCCCACCAGAGCGAACTTCATGAACGTGGCTTCCCGCGCAGCAGCCGCGAGCGCCGCGGCGGCCTGTCCGCTCTGCGCGAGTCGAGCCTGTGCCAGAGCGTTCTCGCCCTGGATGACCAGCTGGCCAGCACCGCATCCGCCGGTGGCCGCAGCCGCACCCGACGCACGGGTGATGTTGCCCGTGTTCTGCGTGCCTCCGCTTGCGAGCTGATCGACGTACCCGCCGACCATCGCGGATGTTCCAGCGATGTAGGTGCAGAAGACTGCCTGCGCATCGTTGACGCCACGGCTGGTCTGGCCACGCGCCTCTGCGAGTGTCTGCCCAAGGCCAGAGAGAGAAGCGGGACCCCTCTTCAGCGTCCGGCGAACCAGCTCGTTGGCGACCGCCGCGCGAACCGCGTCGAACATCGCCTGGTCCTTCTTGTCCGGCGCGGCGGCGGCGCGACGGCGGTAGTCGACACCCGCTGCGTCCCCAGACCCAGGGCGTCCTGCATTGAGGATGATGATCATCTCGGCAAGGCGCCGATGCTTGGGCACGCCGGCCATGCGCACGAGGACCGAGGACGCGATCAACGATGCGGCCGACAGGATCGGGTCTTCCTTCGCTCGGGCGCCCAGGCGGATGGGCTCCTGTTCGTCAGCGACGGCTCCGAGTCCCATGAGCCCGGTGCGGCTGTGTCCGTTGAAGTAGCTCATCGACGGCTCCTGCGGCGGCGCCTGTTCGCCGAGATGCTTTCGGGCTTGGCGTAGCCCTGCGTGAAGGCGATGACCGGCACAATGACGGGCAGCGCGCTGCCCGCGAGGAACCATGCGAGTGCCCACGCAAGGTTGCCGTCGTTGCGGCGGTAGCCGTGGTAGGCGCTGAGGAGGCCGCTCACGGTCGAGAGGCTCCACCATGCGCCGATCAGTGCGCCCGTCGGGCGGACCGAGATCGTCAGCGGTGAGGAGTCGATGGCCTGCCCCAGCGCAGAAACACCGAGTCCCGGTCCGTCGTAGTACCTGCTCATCGGTCCACCTCGAAGATCGTGTACTGCTTCACGCGACGCAGCATGTCGCCCGTCTTACGGCCGGCGACCGGGTCGAGCACCCACCAGACCTTGCTCTTGGGGTCCTGGGCCCGAGCGAAGACGTGCGTGTGGACCTTCGGCTGGCCCGGCAGGCGCGGCTTGAAGCCCACGGTGACGAACTGTGCGCGAGCCCCGATGGTCAGGCACGACGTCGCGATGGCGAGCGCCAGATCGTCGCAGTCGACCAGGAGTCTGCCGGCAAGCGCGTCGTCGAGGAGACGGTCCGGAGCACGGATCAGCTCGACGTGTAGTGGGTCCCGTGTGTATCGGCCCGCGTTGCCCCACCACCTGCTGATGGCGATGACTTCGGACGTGTAGTCCTTGGGCCGCAGATTGTTGATGATCTGCTCGGTGTGCCTTCGGAAGCGGATGCTCCGCTCTCCCTGAAGCGCGCTCTGCACCATCGCCCGAGGGTCGACGAGACCCTTGGCGAGCTGGATCATCACCGCCACGGTGTGATCGGTCCCACGGTATGGCTCCGTGGTTCCGATCGCCTCGTTGAAGGTGGGCGCATACAGGTGTGCTCTGAGCATGTCGAAGTGACCGGCCCAGGCGCCCGCATGGAGTCTCGCACGCTCTACGCTCACGGCGCAAGGCGCGCCGAAGGCGTTTTACCGGCTAGATGGCTGCCGCGTGACCATCTTCTTGCCGTTTCGCTCGACGATCTTCGGTGTGCCGCTGCGTCGATCCATGGGCGGCCGGGCCTCCGGCATGCGCTCGACGTGACTGGACACCGGCGATTTGCCTACCCAGGTCGTCACGAGAATGAACGTAGCGCCCTCGGGCACGCCGATCTGCATCAGCGGTCCCGAGGGCATTCCGTAAGTCATTCCGTCGTGGAAGCGAACGTGGGCACGCTGTCCCTGGTACTTGACGACCATAGCAGGACGGCGTTCGGTCCGAGGCGGCTGCGTGGTCGAATAGCCACCGATGCCTCGCAGCGGAGCCTTGGGTGTCGAGGTCGACATCTGCGGCAGTCTACTCCGACTTCTGTGCTTGGCGGTACTGGAGCAGCTCGTAGAGCCTCATGAGCTTGGTGGTGTCACCCAGCGTTCCGAAGATGTCGTTGTCGAACAGGCTGCTTCCCGCCAGCGCGTCGACCTCCTTGGCGATGACCTCCATCTCGTCCAGCTGCCTGGCCAAGACGGGGGTTGGCACCTCCAGGGCGAGCATGTCGGTGAAGTCGGAGAGGGCACGCAGCAGGTCCCGCGTGCGCGCTCCGATCTTCTCGTTGTCCTGTTCCTGGCTCACGTCACGGCGCTTTCGATGCGCGCGAAGGCCTCACGGACGAAGGCCTGTCCCGCGGGCGTGGCGCCTGCGCTCGTGGGCTGCGTCTCAGCGATTCCGCGTGCGATGTCGTCGGGGCTGTAGCCGCTGGTGACACGCTTCAGCATGTCCGGCGGCCACTCCTTGAGCACCTTCTCGGCGAACTCGTCCGGCTCGTCGGCGTTCATGACCGCCTCGTGAACGAGCTTGGCGATCACGTTCAGGCCCTGTCGCTCCTGCGAGTTCATCTGCCGCGCGATGCGCGGCTGAGGCTGCTGAGGCGCCTGCTCCTGCTTCGACGTGCGGCGAGGCGGCTGCTGCTGAGGCTGCTGCTGAGGCTGCGGACGTGACTGCCGGCGCTCTTCGCCGCCATCCTCGTCCTCCATGCCACCGCCTTCCCACGGGGGTCTACGGCCGCGCACCGGAAGCGGGTCGGAGCCGTACTGGCTCGGGTCGGCGAAGTTGGGGACCGCCGAGATGGGCCCGCGGCGGCGGCGGCGAGCCCCTGCGTTGGTGACCTCGTCGGCGTCCGGCATCACGCGCCTGCGCTGTCCGGGCTGCCGCTGGGACGGGAGCATTCGGCCCTGCTGCTGCGCCTGCGCCTGGTCGAGAGCCGCCTTGGGTGTGAAGCCGAGCTGCCCGGTGGCCGGGTCCTGCACGACGACCATGGCGCCCTGGGGGGTCTGGACGACCTGTCCGAGCTGGTACTGCTGCTGGGCCGGCTGCTGGCCACCCTGACCGGAGAGGAGCCCTCCCAGGACCTGGAGCAGCTGCGGAGCCCGCTCGGTGAGGCCTTCGACGGCCAGGTTCTTCCAGTCCTCGACGCCGCCCATGCCGATGCCGCCCGAGCCGCCGCTGGGACCGCTGCTGGAGTGCTCGGGGCCACCGATGGCCTCGCGGATCTCCTTGGCCTTGTGGACGATGGCGATCGGGTCGGAGTTGTCGCTCATCCGCGCCTTGGTGTCCGACAGATCGGCCTTCAGCCGGTCGATCTCCTGCTGGAGCCAGAGCGCCCTGGTCTCGTGCGTGCCGAGGACCGACTGGTGTCGGCTCTCCCAGCTCGCGTTCAGAGATGCGATCTGCATCTCCAGGCGCTCCTTCCAGGTCCTCTCGTTCGCTTCGAGAAGATCCTTGTGGCGCTCCTGGTCGCGACGACGCTCCTCGCGCTCCATCTTGAGCTGATCGTCGGCCCTCTCCAGTCGGCGCACGCCCGACTCGCGCTCGGACTGAAGCTCGCGCGCGGCCGACTCGCGCATCGTGGAGATCTCGTGCTGATGCGAGCTGCGCATCGAGGCGACCATCGACTCCTGCTGCTTGTTCAGGTTGTCGATCATCTGCTGCTGCTGCGTGCGCATCGACTCCATCTCGACGCGGTGCTTGTCCAGCACGCTCTCCATCATGCGCTCAGCGGTCTTATTGCTCTCGCCGGTGTCACGGGGCTGCTGCATGAAGGGCAAGATCTCCTTCAGCTCCGCGGCCATGTTCGGTCGGTTCGACTCCATCTGTTCGATCCTTTCGAGCAGCTTTCGCTGCTCGCCGCGAGATTCCTCGAAGCGTTCCTGCATCATCCTGCGCTCCATCTCGGAGCGGTCTCGCTCGGCTCTGATCAGATCGTCGGCACGCCGACGCTCTGCTTCGATGGCTGGCAAGGTCGCGGAGAGTGCCGTCGCCGCCTTCGCGTCGGCCTTGTCTTCGACGCGGATGCGCTCCTCGCGCTCCTTGCTGGCCATGTCGACCGCGAGCTTCATAGCCGTCTCGGAGAGCTTGGCGTTCTCCTGGCCCATCATCAGCATGGGCGAAGGCATGTCGACGGACGGTGCCGCCGCGCTCTGGTTCTGCTGAACCGCCTTCGGTTGCCGGTCGAACTTGGGCGTGCCGGCGAGGTTCAGAGAGACGCTGTCGAAGTGCTTCAGCGTGTTCGGCTTCGTGGGGTGTGGACCCATCACCACGATGCGGAAGTTGCCGCCTCCGTACTCCGACTGGATCAGCTCCTCGGTGAGCGGCTGATCCCAGGTGTCGTAGAAGCCGTCTGCCTTCACTCCACCGGGGAAGAGCTTGGGGTAGGTGCGCCAGACCTGGAGCTTGAACTCCGTGCTGTTGCCGATGTTGTACCTGGCGATGATGTCGCCGAGCGACTTGACGTTCTCGACCGGCTTCATCGCCGCTTGCGACGGGAGCATGTCGCGGAGTTCCAGGTCCTCCATCGTGCTCTGCTTGCTGGTGGGCTCCGTGGGCGCCAGCGACGATTCGCTGTCCGAAGCCTCGTCCGGCTCGCTGAAGTCCGGCTCTGAATCCTTGCGCTTGGTCACAACACGCCGCACGCGCTTGGGCGGCTCGGCGCGGGAGATCAGGTCCGGGATCTCGTCCAGGCTCTCGTCCATCACGAGCCTTCCTCGTCCGGCTTCACCTCGGGCTCCTTCGGCTCCGCCTTCGGCTCCGCCTTCGGCTTGCCCGAACGCCCCGGCTCGTGCTCCAGGTCTCGCCCTTCGTCCTCGTCCTCGTCCTCGTCGTCGTCCTCGTCGTCCTCGTCCTCGCCGAGCAGGTCGGCGACCATGTCACCGAGGGCCTCCGCGCACTTGTTGAACGCGGCCTCGACCTCCTTGTCGTCGGGCAGGCGCTTCTGGAGCAGCGACCCGAGCGCGAAGAAATACTGCTGGAACTCGTCCAGGACCTCGGGGCTCACGCCCGGCAGATCTCCCTCTTCGCCATCGACGTCGGCGCCCAGCTTGGCCAGCGCCTTGCCGTAGACCGCGCGCATGCGCTGGATCTGGTTCTCGCTCGACACCGCCAGCCCGTAGGTGTCGTAGAGGGCGAGCCCCATCAGCTGCACGAACTCGTCGAGCCGCTGGAACAGGTGCGTTCCGATGAACGCCCTGAGCTGCTCGGGGCTCTGCGCGTACGCCTTGTCGCGCATCAGAGTCTTCTTGTCCGCCTTGAGCTGCCCCTGGAACTTCAGGAAGGCGGGCGGAAGCTGCACCACGTCGTCACGGTCGTTGTCGGCCATCTCGTTCTCTCCTCGTTTTGCTACCCAGGCGCCCAGGCCACTGATCGTCAGAAATCGAGCTTGCCGCTCTTCTCTGCCGTCTCGGCGGCCAACTGCTTCTGCTTGGTCCGGAAGTCGCGGATGATCCGCAACGAGACCAGGTCTTGGGGGCTGCGAGCGTTGCAGCCGTAGACGTTGCCACGGTGCTCCCACTGCTCGGAGCCAGTGGCGAGCCAGCGGCAGAACTGGCGGATCTGCCGAAGCTCGGCGAAGCCCTTCGCGTGACCGTCGGCGGGTAGCACGAGGGTCACGAGGTGGACGCACTCGGGCCGCGTCCCGTCCTCGGACTCCGCGCAGATGAAGTTGTCGTCCGTCAGGCCTGCTTCCGGCTCTGGAGGACCATCGCCGCCGATCCTGGGCATTCCATCGGCGCCCACGCCGACTGCCACGTACTCCGTCTTGTAGTAGCGCGAGGAGTCGATCTCCATCGGCGCTTGGCCCCGGTGGCCCAGCTCGCTTTCGCTGAGGTCGCCCGGCTGCTCGCCCTGGTTGTGCGGGTCGAAGACGCCCGCTGCATCGCTGTCGTGAACTCCACCCATGCGCGGCACCCTACGGACTGCCGATCACACTGGCAACCACGTAGTTTTTATCAGCAGCAGTTGCCGACCTGTAGGCCTTAGAAGCTGGCTGGCAGAGCGCAGCCCGCGCGCTGCGAATAACGGCGGTTGGACCTGGGCACCCAGCTCCCGCGGGGTCGGACACCTCGGGGCCCAGGTCCGCCTGGCCCCCGGGCCGCGGCCGCCGCGAGCGGCCGCCAGGGCGCGCCAGGGGCCCGCTGCGCGCGAGGCGCAGCGTCGAGGAGGCGCTCTCGCCCGCGCGAGGCGCGCAGGCCGCGCGAGGCGCACCCGGCCCGCACGCGAGGCGCACGAGCCGGCCGGCCCAGGGCCCGCGGCGACCGGGCCGAGGCCCGGCCGAGCCCGGGGCGGGCCCGCGGAGACCCGCCGAGGCCCCGCGGAAGGCCCCGCGGAGGCCCCGCAGGAACCCTGCGAGTCTACGCGTTGGCACGGAACGTGGCGTAAGGGTTTTGGAAGGAAACATATGGTCACATATTGCGCGATTCCAGGCCCGCGGGGGGGGCCTAGACGGCTCGAGGAGCATCGGGGGTCATCTGGTACCTTCCCGGGCTTTCGCGGCCGCCTGCGCGATTGGCACGGTTTGTGTCCGTCCGGGTCAGCCCGGGTCCGGTCCGGGTTGGCACGGGGCCTGCTACGTGCGGGGCGTGCGGGGACGGGAAGGTGCGGAGGGGTCCGGGAAGAATCGACATGACCCCCCTTGACCCCTCCTGGACCGTGCCTATGCTCTCCCCTGCCACCGGGGCTTGACCTGCGGTGGCCGGCGAAAGCCGTTGACAGGGCGACCCGCGGAATCGCGGCGAGGCCCGCTTGGGAGAGCACTGTACCCGTTCCTGTCGGCCGCACTGAGTGCGCCACCGACGATCGACCCGGCGCCGGTTACGGCACATCGCTCCCTCGGGGGCGGTTGGGATTCCCCGGGCTCGATGGGACTGTGGTCAGGGCGCGTACCGGCGGATCACTTCGCTGTCCCGCGGGCCTGGACGGATGGCATGTCATCCGGTCCGGGACGCTCTACCTATGCCCGGTGAGCCGGGACGCCCCGACGGGGCGAGATCAGCGGGTGCGACGAGCACGCGACGGGAAACCCTCGCGCGTTGGTCACACACGCCGACCTTCGAGTGATCCGCACTGACCCCCCTTGACACCGCCTGACCCGTTCCTATCCTGCCCCCTGCAACCTGAGTCGCGGCCAGCCGGCCGCACCGGAGGACCCCGTGACCGATGCTTCCCTGATCTCCGCCACCCTCGACGCAGAGCGCGCCGAGGCAGAGGCCGCCCTCTCCGAGGAGTGGTCCGCCGCACACGCGTCGTGCGCCCACCCGCCCCGCGTCCGCCGCGCCCCGCGCCGCGCCAAGGCGCCTCCCGCGGAGGCCCCCGCGACTCCCGACGTCTCGCGCGAGGACGCGACGCCGCTCGTCGCGGCCCCGGGCGTGCTCGCAACGCGCGAGGAGCAGCTGCGCTACATCCTCGCGGGACGTGTGGACGCGAGCGGCCACGCGCACGCCGGCCGCTTCACGCTCGTCTCACGCGCCAGCGGCAAGCGCTACACCTACCGCGCCGCGCCCCCGTCCGGCAAGGTCGGCGGCCCCTGCAAGCGCTGCGACGGGACCGGCAACTGGCAGGGGCGCAGCGGCTACCCGTGCCGCTCGTGCAACGCGACGGGCATCGCCGAGGCCAGCGACCGGCTCTTCGTGGCCGTCCTGACCGGCGCCGACAACTCGCGCGACTTCACCTACCTCGGCTCGCTCGTTCTCAGGCCGCACCACCGCTACGAGCACGGCTCGCGCAGTCGCATCGGGCCGGACGCGCCCTCGGCGGCGGCAGCCTCGTGGTACTTCACCCGCCTCCTCGGCGGCGGCAGCCTCGACTCGGTCGAGGTCTACCACGACGGCACCTGCGGCCGGTGCGGGCGCGACCTGACCGACCCCCTCTCGGTCGCGCGCGGCATCGGACCGGAGTGCTGGGACAAGATGGGCCTGTGACGCCCCCACGCGCCCGCGGCGTGGGCCTGCGCACGAGCCACCGGCTCGCGCATAGGCCCACCCTGCGGACCCCCCCTGACCACCACCACGAGGCTCCCATGACCATCAGCGACGAGATCGACATGCGCGGCGGCGCGGACCGCGGACCGTGCCCCCACGCATGGGGCGAGCGGTTCCACGGGCGGGCGACGTGCCTGATCTGCGGCGACCGCGAGCCCGTGGTCGGGCGCGACGGATACGACGTCCAGACCGGGCGAGCCGTCACCGTGGAGGTGTACGAGCCGGGCCCAGGGCTCTGCGACATCCGCGTCCGCGAGCACGAGACCGGACGCGTCTACTGGACCGCGCTGCACGCGCTGAGGAGCACCCCATGACGACCCCCGCTACCACCGTCCGCTGCACGCTGCTCGGAGCAGAGCGCGACGTCACCGTCACCGTCGAGTGCCAGCCGGAAGACCTGCCGGTGCGCGGCAACGCCATGGCCAGCGGCGACGACGCGGCCGACCGAGCGACCGAGGACGCGATCCTCGCCGACCTGGACGCGGGCAACCAGTGGGCGTGGTGCTCGGTCTGCGTACGCGTCGCCTGGACCGCGCCGAGCGGCCGCACGTACCACGCCAGCAGCCACCTCGGAGCGTGCTCCTACACCGACGAGGCGACCTTCCGCGCAGACGGCTACTTCGATGACATGGTCGCGGGCGCCATGGGGCAGCTCGATGACGACCTGCGCGCCGAGCGCGCCGACCTGAGCAGCCTGGACCCCGCCACCGAGGAGGCCCCGTGACGACCAGTACCCCCACCCCGTTCCCCGAGACCCTCGCCAGCCGGCTCCGCGCGTGGGAGCAAGCGATCGACGCGTCCGCGCGCCGCTCGATCGACGCGAGCACTTGCCGGACGGAGCACGACTGCCGCCGAGCACACGAGGCCGAGGCCAGGGCCGAGGAGGCGGGAGAGGCCCTGGAGGAGGCGATCCGCGCGTACGCCGACGAGGCCGCCGAGCGGGCACGCCGCGGGGTCAACGCCGGCACCGGCGCCGAGCCGTACCTGCTCGGCTGGTCGCTGCGGCGCCGCCGCCTCGTGCGTCCCGGCATGACCCTCGGCGGGGCCGTGCTCGAAGGCTACGTCGCCTGCGCGATCGCCCAGGTGCTGGGCGCCCCTCTCAACGACGACGCGGCCATGACCGTGTGGGCGAGAACGCCGAGGGAGTCATGACCCGCCGGTCGTGGATGGCGCAGACCGCCGCGCGTCGCACGGGCGCAGGCCCGCACGTCGACCGCTCCGAGCGGCGCGAGCAGAGCACCCGCCGGCAGCTGCGCGAGCGCGTGCTCGCGGAGTACCTGGGCGCCGACCTGGGCGCCGACGACAGCAGCACCGACGACAATCTTTCGACGCACCCCTTGACGACTGTCTGACAGACCTTATCGTGCTGGTACGAGACGCGGCAGACGCCGCGCCCACCCGGAACCCGGAGAGCGCCATGACCACCACCGACCCCCTGTCGATTCTTCCCGCGGCCGTCGAGGCCGCCCAGCGCACCGCAAGCGAGATCGTCGCGGAGGCGATCCGCGCCGCCGAGCGCGCCGGCTACGAGCGTGCCCTCGCCGAGCAGCGTGCGAGCGCCGCGAGCGTTGCGGCCGCGCTCACCGTGGACGCCGACTCCGAGAACCTCATCGCGCTGCTCAAGCGTGCGAAGAGCGCGCTGCGTGACGTCGACAGGTCGAGTCGGTCGATCGACAACCTCTGCGACGAGGTCACCGTGATCGCGCGCAAGAACGCGCGCCGCGAGACGATCGAGGTCCCGAGCGACAGCGACAGCCTGTCCGAAATCTCCAAGTTCATCGACGACTACAGCGGCCACAGCTTCATCGACCCCGAGGAGACCGACGTCGACACCGATGGCGTCCGCGAGGCCGGCACCGAGCTGGTCGGGCTCTGCGAGATTCTCGCCGAGCTGCTGGGAGAGGCGCTCTCTCAGCTCGGCACCGACGACGCCACCAAGGAGGGCTGAGCCATGGGCTGCGCCCTGACGATCATCGAGCGCGCGGCCGCCGAGGCGGCCCGCGCCCGCGGCTGGACCTCGCGCGGGGAGCATGCTCGCGCCGCCCAGGCCCTGGACGCTGCGCTCTGCGCGCTCGCGGAGGCTGAGCCTGCTCTGCACGCTGCGCCCTACGCTCGGCCGCTCTACGAGCGCGTCGTGGGCGACCTGGACCGACTGACCGGAGGTGCATCATGAACACGACCATCACCTCGAAGCGCTGGGCACGCCCCGAACACGTCACGAACCTCGACGAGGCGCTCGAAGACGTCCAGGTCCACGGTCCCGGGATGTGGGAGAACGACCAGGGGCCCGAGGGCTGGAACGCCGTCTCGACAAGCACTGACTCGATCGTCGCCTACTTCGCCGAGGAGTCCGATGCTCTTCGGTTCCGGCTCGACCTGATCAACTACTGGCTGAACGGCTGACCCCGGAGGTACCTCGGAGGAGGTTGCCCGTGCCATCCGGCGCGTGGTGGGCGTCCTCGGACGAGACCTGTCGCACCTCGCCGACGAGGCTATCACCGACCTGCCCGCGGAGGACCTGTGACCAGCGGAGAGCGTGCAAGCGCTGCCAACTGACCCGCTTCTGCGAGCCCTGCGCTCGAAAGGAACCACCAATGACCACCCTCAAGTTCCGGCACACTCAAGAGATCCGGGTCTCAGTACCGTTCGGCGTCGAGGCTTCGACAGGAAAGCTCTGGATCGGAATCGGCCTTCGTCTCGGTGACGGCGACGAGCAGAGCCTCAGTGTTGCCGAGGCACGGCGCCTCGCGAAGGTGCTGAACGCTGCGGCCGACCGCGCCAGTGGCATCGACAAGCAAAAAGCGAGACGGATCGCACTCGGGCAGCGCTGATCGCCCCCCGACCCCTTTCGACCCCGCAAGACCAGGAGCCCCTCATGACCCTTCCCGAAGGCTGGACCGTCGTCGCCTGCACGCGCACCGACGACCGCGTCAACAAGCGCTACGCACGAGACGTGGTCATCGTCGCGCCGCACCCCTTTCTCGGCCTTCGCGGCCGCGGGCTCGAACCGCGCACGCTGCCAACCACGCCGCTTATGCTGGCTCTGCGCGCAGCCGTCGGTCCGAGCGTGGTGGGTGTCGCCATGTGGCACGACACCGCCCGTGCGTACCGTGCCGACAGCGGCGACCTTCCGCGGTGCTCCACGGTATCGGTCCGCATCCGGCTCAAGGCGGCCAAGCCGAGCGAGGTGGTCTCGGAGGAGGCCGCAGTCGCATACGGTAAGTCGCTGGTCCCGCGAGTCGCCGCAGTCATCGAAGCCGCCACGCTGGAAGAGCGCGAGACCATCCGGCGCGAGGCGGTGACCGCGTTCGCGACGAGGCTCTTGGAAGGCGCCGTGTCGCACGTCCTCACCGAGGCCAACGCAGCCGTGCGCTACAAGCAGCGGCTCGCCGCTCTCGACGCAGAGCTTGTCGCCGAGGTGGCCGTCCAGGTCAGCAAGGCTCTGGACAGCAACGAGATCGAAGAGTCGGCGCGAGGCTCCAACGATCCCGGCGCTCAGACCGAAGCTATCGACGCGGTGCGCCGCCTCTTGGCCGCCGCCGCCACGGAGCGGGCGCAGAGTTCCTGGCCCCGCGAGCGAGAGCTGCGCATCGAGGACGTCTTCACTGCTTGACACCGTAGCCACGGTGGCTACGGTACTTTCGACAGACGCGCCCTGTCGGGCGCTCGACGAGGAGAAGAGACATGGAGAACTGCGACATCAAGGTCGAGGGCGACACCCTCATCGTGCGTGTGGACCTCAAGAAGCGCCTGCGCCCGAGCGGCACCGGCAAGACCACGATCGTCGGAACGAGCGGCGGCAACGCTGCGCTCCCCGGCGGGCTCAAGGTCGGCATCAACGTCTTCGCGCCGCTGAGCACCTGATCACAGAGCCGGGGGTTCGCCCACTGCTTGCTGGGTGGGCAGCCTTCGCGCCCTCTCGCCAGATAGCCTGGTCGTCCTGCGCGACCTGCTGGACACCGCCAAGGCCAAGCTCCCCGAGGAACACCATGTCGACCCCGCGAACGAGTGACCAAGACCCCGCCGCCTGGCTCGCCCAGGAGGCCGAGGACCTCGCGTTGCCGCGCTGGTGCAGGACGATGCGATCGCTCGGCTGAGCGCCCTGATCTCCCTGACTACCGGCGCTGCCCTCCGTGAGGCCCTCGCCAAGTACGAAGCGACAGGCGACCACGACCACGGGCGCGGCCCCCTTGCTCCCGGCGCTCCCTGCAACGGATTCCGCGGCGACGAGTGCTGGGTTCAGCGCGCTCGCGCCACGCTCGCCGCCATCGACGCCCTCAACCATCCGCCCACCTGAGAGACCTGCACATGACCGCCACGATCCTCGCGTTCCCGACGACCAACCGCACCGCCACGGCGCCCGCCGCCGAGCCCACCAAGCGTCGCACGACGCGCACGCGCCCCAAGATGCGCGTCGAACAGGTCGAGGTGACCTGCACGCGCGTGCCGCGGAAGCACAACGCGGACCTCCGCAAGCTCTCCGGGGTGCTCACGATCGACCACAAGGGCGACGTCCCGTGGACGGCGACCTTCGATCCCGACGAAGAGTCGATCCCCAACATCGTCGCGCCCATCGAGAAAATGGAGCGCGTCGGAGACGAGATCCGCGTCGTCACCGACGAGGGCCTCTGGACCTTCTCGCCGATCGAGGACGAGGGCGAAGAGGAGCACGACGGCGAAGACGACGACGAGAGCGATGACGACGACGAGAGCGACGACGAGGAGTGAGCCGTGGACCCTGACGCATGCCTTCTGCGAGCCGAGGGTGCTCGCGACAACGACGACCGCGAGGAGTGTCGCGAGGCCCTGCGTGACCTGGCGGTTTGGCGATGGAGAGGCGGGTTCGCCGCCTCGAACGAGACCGAGCGTGTCAGCGCTCTTCGCAGCTGGCTAGAGAGGGCACCATGATCAACTGGAACCTGAACGTCGGGTTGGCAGCGCTCGCTGCGTGGGAGCACCGCGCGCGACTGCGCCTGTGTACTGTGGCCCCGCGCCGCGTGTACGGGTACGCCCATGGCGACTCGCACGAGATCGAGGCCGAGGGCGTGGTGCAGATATGTGGCGCGAAGCAGGAAGACTTCCTGCACCACGACACGACAACGGACAACTACGTGATCGTGGCACCCGGCGCTCTGTCCGGCAGTTTCGAGGTTCGCCGCGCCACACCCCACGAGCCCGCCGTCACCATCACCGACACGTACTACTCGGTCCAGGCCATTGGCTGGACGCCGTGTTGCCCTCGCACCGGCGAGACGCTCACGAGCCTCTGGATCGACGGTCCGACCTACATCTCTGACGGTACACCCATCCTGTTCCCCGAGTGGTGGACGATCCCGAGCATCACCTGGGAGGAGCTGAACGCCATGGAGCCGCCGCGGGAGGACCTCGGAGACGGCAGCTCAGTGTGAGAAGCCGTGCCACACGCGCGGTCATCCGCAAGACGTACGGCGTGTGCTGGAACCGCGTCGGCGCTGGAAGCGTCAGCGAGCGGCGTGTGCCCGATGGAATGCCCGTGGCAGCACGACGTGCCTGGATGTACGCCGAGCACGCGCGTGCGGCCGGGACCTCTGGCGAGCGACTTCTTGCGAAAGGCAAGCCAGCCGCGCGCAGACGCAAGCTCCGCGGCGTTTCGGACGCCGAGATTCACTACGCACGCATGCAGATGGGCCGCGAGGGCGAGTGCTGGGTGCGGGCCCTGATCTGGCTGCTCCGACTGCTCGCGCCGGGAGGCTGGAGAGGACCGATCCTCGAACGAAACCAGCTCAAGCGCGACCGGGTTCTTTCGATAGACCCTTGACAGCGTCCCCAGGGTCCTTACTGTACTTTCGACAGACGCGCCACACACGGCGCACAGGAGAGAACGATGCTCAGCGAGACCCAGGTGAACGGTGCGCCCGACGCGGATATCCCCGTCCGAGACATGGACGTTCGCGACGTGCCCATCATCGTCCAGGATGACCAGGAGGACGCGTGGTACGACCGCGTCTCCAACGCCAACCTGCCCTTCGGATCGCTGGACGAGGCGATCGAGCACATCCTGCGCAAGCACGAGCAGGACGGCGAGCGCTCGGACCGCAAGGTCGAAGACCTCGACCGATGGATCTTCGGAGTCATGGGCGGCTTCGCGTGCATCGCGCGAGGCAACGATGTGCTCCTCCTGCGCATGACTGCCTTCGGGCACCTCTGCGAGCGCGCCAAGGCGCCGAGCAAGTACCTGCGTTCGATCCCGGCGCGGTACACCGTGCCCGCGCTCAACTGGGGCATGCTCAACAAGTCCGACGGTCCGGCGCTCATCCGCCTGGCCGGCGATGACGAGGTGCGGGCGATCCTGAGTCAGCGCTACGCGACCTTCGACGATGCGGTCGTCCTGCCGCAGCTGCGGTCCGGGCTCGATGCGGCAGGCATGAACGACCTCTCGGCCCGCGTGGTCGCCACGGGCCTCACCACGCTGATGCGCCTCACGATCCCGGGCGAGTCGTTCAACCTGCCTGGTGACGAGGTGGCCGAGCTGGCCATCGACTACACCAACGGCGAGGTGGGCAACCGAGCCGTGCAGCTGGCTCCCGCGGTCTACCTGCGCAAGAGCGGCCTCTCGGCTCGTCGTGTCGCCGGGCTGCGCATGCGGCATCTCGGGACGAGCGACAAGCTCGTCGAGGGGTTCCGTGAGGCGCTGCCCGAGTCTCTGGCGGGTGCGCGTGCGCTTCGCACGCAGATCACCAAGGCGGTCGACATCGCGATCTCCGACATCGTCGCCGAGGCCGACAAGCTCCGCTCGTACGGGCTCTCGATCGCCGACGCTCGGGAGGTGCTCCGCAACCTCGCCGACCGCGCGAGCGTGGCTCTCCCGCACGACACCGCGGAGTGGGAGGGGCCCCTGAGCACCATCGAGAACACCAAGGCGTACGACGTCTTCCTCGCCATCGCTCGCGTGGGCGAGACCAAGGGCATCGACCGTCGCCTGGACCTCGAAGAGGCGGCCGCCAAGTACCTCGCGAAGGTGGCGAAGTGAACTGGTGGGAGACCCGGGACCTTCTCGCCAGCGTCCCGGAGGAGCAGCGTTACGAGCCGCGCGCGTTCTGGGAACGCATCTACGAGGCCGCCCTGATCGGTTCCATGCAGAAGCTCGGTGTCGCGCCTCCTCGGCCGACCGAGTCCGCGGTCGCGATCGCCGACGAAGCTCTTCGTCGCTGGCTGGAGCGCTGGCACTACACGCCGCGGAAGGAGGAGGTCAAGTGAACAGGTTCAACCCCAGCATCCCGGCCGACTGGCGGCTGATCAAGATCGACGAGCGCCAGCACTGGCACGAGAAGATCGCAGCCCAGACGACGGCGATCTACGGCGTGTACGCCTACGATGCCGCCACCCACGTCCACGCGTGCGAAGCGACGCCGAGCTACGCGCTCTGGTTCGTCTCCAACGAGGCGGACCCGATCGACAGCCTCTCCGACGAGGACCGTGAGAAGCTCCACGAGGACGTCCTCTGCGCGCACGATGAGCCGTGCATCCTCATGCACGTGCGCGACGTGGAGCGCCTGTGCGAGCAGTTTCCCGATCGCGTGCGCAAGGTCGCCCTCGACGCGGACGATTCGGACAACGCAGACAACGCGGACCGCAGGGACCTCAAGGTCGTGGACGAGATCGCCGAGGGCTGGGGCACCGGCGCTCTGATGTTCTGAGGAGATCGACATGAACAAGCTCGAAAAGAAGGCACTCGCCGCGCTCCTCGCATGGCTCAAGACCGGCATCTACCGCGGCGGCACGGCGCAGGAGGGCGCGCTGCTCGACGCGGCCATCGCCCTGGAGGCCAAGCGCTCGGGCAAGACGCAAGGGGAGGTTCTGGCTGCTGTCCTGGCCGTCCCGTCGCCGATCGAGCAGCACCTCGCCGCGCTGCGCACTGCGCGGTGCCCCGACCCCGACGAACTGCTGGACAGTCTCCTCGTACTTCGCGAGCTGATCCCCGACACCGCCGCCCGGCGTGCCTTCGTGAGGCTGGCGTGCAGTCGGAATGGTTGGTACGCCCCTGACCTCATCCGTGCCGTGAACGACGCCTCCGCCTACCCGATCAACGTGACCCCCGAGCAGGCCGCCCTGGTGCGGGCCTTCATTGAGTCGATCTGATGGAACGCTGGAACCCCACCCGAAAAGAGATCGCCGCGGTGCGCGAGAAGGTGGCCACGCTCTCCACCAACAAGCTCCTCACGAAGGAAGACAAGCGCTTGCTCAGTGACGTGTCTGTCCTGCTCCTGCGCCTGTACGAGGCAACCGCTGCGCAGACGGAAGCGGGGCGCGAATGATGGGCTGCCATCTCAACTGTCACGGCGAGCTGAACGCACTGATCGTCGCGCTTCCGTTCGTCACCCTTGCGGTGGCGAAGATCCGAGCCCGCTGGAACACCTGGCGGAAGCGAGGGGCCCGATGAACCGCAAGCAGCGCAAGGCGCGCCTCAAGCGCTTCAAGCTCGCCAAGAAGATGCGCCGTCGCCAGAAAGCTCTTCGGCTCCTTCGAGGACTGCCGCCTGGCATGTACCACGGCACGCCTCACATCCACACCGAGATCGGACCCCGCGGACGATCCTTCGGACTGATCGTGCAGACGGCGCAGGGACCCGCGTACCTTCCAACGCTCCGACTCCCGGTCACCGGCCCCACATGAGCAAGCTCGGCCAAGCGCTGACGGAGCTGCTGCGGGCCCGACGGCACCTCGGTGATGGCCAGGGACGCATCGCCCGCCGCAACGCACGCGACGACCTCAAGAAGCATCTCAAGCTCGTCACCAAGGCGCTCGACGTCGAGTACCCAGCCATCCGCAAGGAGCCGCGCGTGCGGCTGTTGAGGACCGCCGCAGCGAAGAGGCGCCGCAAGAACAAGCTGGCCCGGGAGCGCATGCGCATGAGGCCCGAGGAAGCTGTCACGCTGACCGCGGCTGGGATCAAGGTGCAGACGGTCCAGGTCCTGACGGCAGACGGGCGCGACAGCAACGCCCCCGTCACGCGCTACGAAGGTCCGCGCTGGGCTGTCCAGGCCTTGCGCGCCAAGGTCGCAGCGGAGGAGATCAAGCGCGCCATCCGCTCCCGCACCATCCGCTCCCGCATCGAGGCCCTGGTCCGACTCAGTAACCCGTGATCACCACCGACGAGCACATCCGCGGTTGGGCCCTAGCGCCCGCTCGCCTGTCCGCGGAGCACCAGCGCAGCCTACGCAGCTTGCTCACCGAGGCGCATGCTGCGTCAGGCGAAGAGGCGCTCTCCGTGCCCCTCCACGTGGGCTCGCGCAACATCGCGCTCGCCAAGCTCGGCGCAGAGGTGCCACACGTTCTCTTGACGGCCGTGCTCACTAGCATCGGCATCAGCAAGACCATCAGCGTCCACATCTACACGGTGCTCCCGGTGGACAGCGAGAAGATTGCCAGCGTGGCTCTGGGGGAACGTGTCGGCGGCATCGTCGAGGTGGCTACGCACAAGTTCCGCTACGGTACGCATCCGAACGAATGGGTTCGCGTTCTGAGCCGCCACTGCCGCCACGCACTCGGCGTCCTGGCGTTGCTCCGCGCCGAGCCCTTGTCGCAAGTGTTTTCCTCGACCGATGTGTCGAAAGTTGTTGACACCTAGCCCCTGATGGCTAGGCTGCTGTGACCCCCGAGGCGCTCTTCACGGCGCCCAGAAAGAGAACGAAGACCATGACCGTGCAAGACCACATGCTCGCCGCCCAGATCTGCATCCAGGCTCGCGTCCCGGTGTTCCTCTGGGGCGCACCGGGTGTGGGAAAGTCCGTCTGCCTCGAAGAGATCGCTCCGGCGCTCAACGAGCCGATCTGGACCGTCATCCTGTCCATTCGCGAGCCGTCCGACCAGGGCGGGTTGCCCGTGGTGAGGCCCGACGGTGTCTCGATGCACCCGCCGCTCTGGGCGTTCGAGCTGAAGGAGAAGGGGCACGGGGTCGTGTTCTGGGACGAGTTCAACACCGCCCCGCCGACCACTCAGTCCTCTGCCCTCCGCGTCATCCACGGTGGCTACGCGGGCGACATGAAGCTCCCCGCGCAGACGTCGCACGTCGCCGCCGGCAATCCGGCCTCGATGGTCCAGGGCGGCTACGATCTGACCGCCGCCATCTCGAACCGCTGGACGCACATCGACTGGCCGCTCCCGCCCGCCGACTGGTGCGAGGGCATGATCTCGGGCTGGCCGAGCCCCGAGATCGCGATCCTCCCCAAGAACTGGCGCGACAACGCGGCGGCGAACCGCGGTCTGCTCGCAGCGTTCATCCAGCGGCGCCCCGAGCTTCTGCTCGCGCTCCCCAAGTCGGCGAAGGAGCAGGGACAGGCGTGGCCGTCCCCGCGCATGTGGTCGCGTGTCTCCGACCTTCTGACCGCGGCCGAGTCGTGCGGACACGGCAAGAAGTCGCCGGTCGCGCGCTTGCTCATCAAGGGCTGCGTCGGCGAGGGTGCGACGGTCGAGTTCACCAAGTGGTTCACCGACCTGGACCTCCGCGACCCGGAGGAGTACCTCGCGAACCCGACGGGCGTGCCGCTTCCGACGCGCCAGGATCAGATCATGGCGACCCTCGACTCGGTCGCTGCGGCTGCCCTCGACAGCTCCAAGACCGAGAAGGTGCGCATCGAGCGCTACTACCGCGGCTGGCAGGTGATCGGTCGCGTCCTCAAGACCAAGGGCGACATCGCCATCCCGGCGACGCGCGTCCTGGCGAACAACATGCCCAAGGGAGTCGAGCGGAACCTTCCGGAGGAGCTGGACGAGATCCTGCCGATCCTGGAACGCGCCGGCATCGACTTCTCGGCCAAGCGCTGACGATGGCCGACAAGGAACAGATCGTCGATCTCCGCACCCAGGTCGCTTCGCTCCGTGAAGACCGGGCGAAGCTGACCAAGGGGCTCGCGGCGCTGCGGAAGCTCTTGCGTGCGATGCGTAGCCATCACCTCGGCGGCTATATGTCCTACAACGGAGCCGGTAAGTGGTCCTTCGCCACCACGGGCATGGCGCAGACGACTCCCGAAGATCTGAACGTGCTGTTCGCGTTCGCCGGCATCGAGCCGGATGAGATCAAGCCTCTCGGCAGCTGCTTCCGGTGCCAGCACGCGAAGATCGACGGTTCCCGCCGGGGGTGGGACATGCCGTGCGCGGCGTGCAACGGAGCGCGTCTCAACAAGTTCGTGCCAGCTGACCGGCTGACGCTGCTCTCTCGCGCTCGGTACCCGCTCGACAAGCTCCGCCAGCGCAAGCGCGAGGAGATCCTCGCGCGACTCCGCGACCCGAAGCCAACAGCGGCTTGACACCTCTCGAACCGTCGCTACGGTTCTTTCGACAGACGCGCCCAGACGGGCGCTCGGAGACGAGACGATGGCTATCAAGAACCAGGCTGCGGAAGATCATGTGCGCGCCGCTCGCGCCAAGGCAGCGTTCCTGCGCCCCTACTTCGCGCATGCGCTCTACGCGCTGATCCCGATCCAGTCCGAGGGCGTGCCCACGATGGGCGTCGATAAGTGGGGGCGCCTCTACTACAACCCCCGCTTCGTTCTCGCCTGCACGGTGGACGAGATCGCGACGGTCTGCCTTCACGAGATCGGCCACAAGCTGCGCAAGCACCACGACCGCTTCCACGCGCTCGGGGTGACCGAGGCCACGATGCAGGTTGCGAATGTCGCGGGCGACTGTTTTCCCGTTGGAACGATTCTTTCAGACGGTCTTCCGATCGAGGCGGCGCGTTCCCATACGCTCGGCGGCAACGGTGGCGACTCGGCGTGTGTCAACCTCGTGCGCGAGTGGGATGGCGAGACCGTCACGCTGCGTGGTGCCGGTATCGAGATCACGAGCACGCCAGAGCATCCCATCTGGATCTATCCCCGGCGACACAAGGTCGGTCTCACGCCCGTCAAGCTCAAGAATCCGGCATGGACGAAGGCTAGCGAGGCCCGTGTCGGCGACTTCATGCTCGTCCCCGACGTCGGCGGCGACGTGACCGACACGGTCATCAGCGTGAGTGCGTTCGGCAGCGACGAGAACCGGAGCCCCCTCAAGAGCGGCTTCCCACTGAACGAGCAGACGGCATGGCTGCTCGGGCTCTACACGGCCGAAGGATCTGGGACCGACTACGCGCAGCTTTCCCTCGGGGGGACCGACAAGGAGCGCGCACTCGCCGACCGCGCCGCTACCATCGCGCGCTCACTCGGCTACGAAGGCGCCTGCGACGCGAGCTACACCAACAGGGCAACCCCCACGGTCCAGAACGGAACCCGCGTCAACATCGGCGGCCCGGTGCTCGCCCGCGCCTTGAAGACCTGGTGCGGCGACGGGTCGCACAACAAGCACTGCCCCGAGTTCATCTTGCGCCACGCAGACCTCAAGCTCGTGCGTGCTTACCTGGAAGGTCTCTGGGCCGGCGACGGCACAGCGGGCGGAGGTGGCAAGGGTGGAACGAATCACGTCGCCGTCCACACTTCCAGTCGCGGTCTGGCGTGCCACGTCAGGCTCTTGCTCGCTCGTCTCGGACTCGGCTTTTGGGGTGCGACTCTCGTCCAAAAGGATCGCACGATCGATGGGTACTTCGTCGAGGGTGGAGGCTTGCTCTACCATGTCGGATGGACCTGGGATCCACGCACCTCTCCGCGAACGCTGAACGGTCAGGTGGTCGCGTCGTGGAATCGCCGGTGGCGCCGATGCGACGAGGGCATCCTGATTCCGATCAGAGAAGTCGCTCGCGGCCACTACGCCGGGCCCGTCTACAACCTGTCCTGTGACAAGGAGCACTCGTTCATCGCTGAGGGCATCAAGGTCCACAACTGTGAGATCAACGACGACATCGCCGAGGAGGTCAAGACGCACCGGGACATCCAGGCGTTGCCGAGCGGCGCGGTGTACCCGAGCACGTTCGGCTTCGAGGACGGTCTCGTCATGGAGGTCTACTACCAGCTCCTGATGGACAAGGCCGAGGAGCTGGCCGAGCAGCTCAAGGACGGCGACGGCGGCAACGGCAACGAGGACGGCGGCAACGGTGGCTCGGCACAGAGCGAGGGCCAGGGCCAGCGCAAGGGCAAGAAGCCCGGTGGTGGCGGCAACGACCCCGTGCGCAACCGCAAGCACAAGTGCGGCTCTGCCGCGACCGGCGTCCAGCAGCCGTGGGAAGACCCGTCCCCGGCGAACGGCGGCGGCGAAGGCGTCGAAGACGCGGACTGGAAGGACATCGAACGGCGCGTCGCCGCGGCCATCCGTGAGGAGGCCCAGAAGAGCCGCGGCACGGTGCCGGGGTCGTGGGTGTCCTGGGCAGAAGAGATCCTGCGCCCCGAGACCATCCCGTGGGACCAGGAGCTTGCGGGCGCCTGCCGGTGGGCCATCAACGACGTCTCGGGCAAGGTTACCCACAACTACAAGCGCCCCTCCCGGCGTCAGCAGGCGACCCCCGACGTCGTCTTCCCCTCGATGCGTCGCCCCGTCCCCAACGTCATCTTCATCGGCGACACGTCTGCCAGCATGAGCGAAGGTGCCCTCGCGCTCGTCCGTGGCGTGGTCGAGGACGTCTGCATGGCCCTCGGTGCGGCCCTGACCTTCCTCGCGACCGACGCGGCCGTCCATGGGGTGCAGCGGGCCCACAACGGTCGGTCCATCGAGATGCGCGGTCGAGGCGGCACGGACATGCGTGTGGGCATCGCGGCCGCGCTCGACGACATGACCCCTCGACCGGACGTGATCATCTTGGGCTCCGACTGCGAGACCCCATGGCCCGACGCTGACCCTGGCGTGCGCGTCATCATCTGCGCAATCGAAGCGAACGAACGCTCGATCGCTGCGTGCCCCGAGTGGGCGCGGGTGATCGTGGTCAACCCGGAAGGTGCATGATGCCCGCCCCCCTCCTCCGTAAGAAGCCCTCCGAGCCCATGCCGTTCGACCCGGTGTCGGCGTCGACCTGGGCAGCAGGCGCCAAGGCGACCGCCGACGTCATCGCAGTGCTCGAACTGCTCAAGCTCAACCCCGTCCACGCGAAGACGGCGACGGTGCTCCTGGTGCAGCTCGACGCAGCCACCGCTCTCACACCGTGTGCGGTCCAGGGAGCCCGCATCAAGCCGCGCTGGCAGTGGAACTTCGCGGAGTACCTCCTGGCCGTCAGGGTGTGCGAAGCGCTGCGCAGCATCATCGTGGACGGGGTCGCGTCCGTGCCCGTGCCGTCGGGGCTCGGCCTGTACGACACGACGCGCGATACGGCGATCCAGTCGACGGTGCTCTTCGTGGAGCAGATCGAGGCGTACGCCAAGCTCGTCAAGCGCGAGCGCGCCTACGAGCGCATCTCGGGCGAGAAGAGCCTGCGAAGGGGGCTGCTGTGACCGAGAAGCTGTGCGAGTGCTGTGGCGTGCGCCACGCGTCCGGCCGTGACGACACGGGGAAAGAGGTGTGCGCCACCTGTTGCCCCTACGGGAGCATGAACAAGCTGAAGCCAGAGCGCCGCGAGGGCCGCACGCAGTTGGTGGGCTACGCACACAAGCACGGCATCGTGCAGTCGTTGACCGCAGGTCGCGCCATGGACCTGGACGTGCTGCGACGCATGGTCGAAGAGCATCGTCAGAAGAACGCCGAGGCGACAACCGCCGACAAGGAGCGAACGTGAAGAGCAAGAAGATCATCGCCAAGACCCGCATCCTCTGCACCGACAACGAGGGCCACGCGCACCACAAGGTGCATCTCTTCGAGGACGGCTCGATCGAATGCGATTGCCCCTCGGGCGTCGAGGACGGCAAGCGGCTCGGTACCGCGGTGGCGCTCGGTGCGCCCAACATGCTGCGCCGGTCGTGCGCAGGACTGATCGCCTTCATCTCGGTCGGCGCGCCCAAGCTCGTCGCAGCTCGTGCCGACGTGACCGGAGAGTGGGGCGGCTGGAAGGACGCGTGGGCGTCCTACAGCACGAACGTCCTCGTTCGCGAGGTGTTCTGCGGGCTCGTCGAGAAGAGGGACGCCGAGCACGCCGAGATGCTCAAGGTCGCTCGGCGCGCGATGGTCTCGTGCGGCCGCTACCGGCACGGCATGAGCCGCGCGGACTTCGGGCAGGAGGTCTGCTTCGTGCCCGACAGCAACGTCACCGCGGGCACGAACGTCGCGCTCTTCTCGTCGGACAAGTGGACCGTGCCGCTCCAGAAGGGGTGGTTGGAGTCGGTCGGCAAGGCCAAGCCGGTCATCGACGGGCGCTTCGTCGTCGGCATGAGCGAGCACCCGGGGTTCCTCTACGCCATCGACGGGACCGACGATGACGGGTTCGAGATCTGCGAGTTCGCGCTCATCAACGGCAAGCTCGGCAAGGTCGCGAAGGTGGCGTCGTGACGCGCCCGCAGGACGACGGGCTCGTGGTCGTGCGCCTCGAAGACCCCAAGCGCCCGGCAGGGCCGGCCAGGGTCATCGACGTCTTCTACGGCGCGGACACGGTCTACGGCACCTCAGTCGATGTTGCGAAGGCTGGGCACCGAGACCGGGACGGAGCGCTCCCCGACGACATCAGAGTGTGGCGCAGGTACGACGGCGCGAAGCTCGGTGACAGGGTGTCCCTGGTGGACGGGTCTGCTCAGCCCGTCGCAACCGCAAAGGTCCGGAACATCGCGCGGCTCACCGAGTTCGATGCGCAGGATCGCCAGTCGTCCGTTCTCTGTCTCGTGTGGCACGCTCGCGAGTACCTCGGCGACGCGGAGCGCAAGGAAGACGCGATCTTCCCGGTGCGCGTTCGCTGGTGCGAGGACGCCTCTGCTGCCCTGGAGGCTGCTCGCGCGATGATGATGCGCGAGAACGTGTGGGAGGGCAGGAGCGATGCTCGGTCGCCTGCGCTGGCCATCGAGCTGCTGAGCCGCGCGTGCTCGGCATCCACCGCGGCGATCGCCAACGGCCAGCTGGCGACCGCCTACCACGCGGCGAGCAGGATGACTGGGCCGCTGGAGTGGGACACACAGCGGACGCCCAAGGCCATCTCCATCTTCAAGCGAGCGTCCGAGACGGCGCGCCAGGAGACGCATCGCGCCCTCGTGGAGCTGTGCGAGCTGTTCCCGGACGCGATGCCGACGGAGGAGTAGGCGCCATGTGGATGTCCATCGTTCCCCCTGTCGAGGGTCGCTACTGGTGGAGGGCGCCCGACAAGTACGGTCGCCCCCACCAGCCCGCCTACGGTCTCATCCTCGTGCAGTGGGCCAAGTCGTGGGACGACTCGATGCCCCCGAAGATGAGCGTCACAGCGCACGTCATCTTCAACTCCTCGCATCACGGCGAGCTGTATGAGGGTCAGGGGTGGTCCTACGGGGCCGGCGGCAGCCCTGCGGACTTCGTCAAGGCGCACCCCGGCATCCAGTTCTGGTCGGAGCCCGAGCGCGGTCCGGGAGGCTTCTTGCCAGATCTGCCAGGCAAGCCCGCGTGGGTCCCTCCGCCGCCCGAGGAGGTCAAGAGGATCGCCGCGGAACGCAAGAAGAGCGCAGAGGCCGTGGCACAGCGTGAGGTGCTGGAGGCCAACGAACGCACCGCGCGTATCGACGAGGCGCTGAAGCTGGGCGAGACCCTCTTCCTGTGCGACGGGTGCGACGAGCTGTACGACGAGGACGATCTCGTGCAGGTCCGCGAGTGCCCGCACTGCAACGAGAAGTTCAACGGCACCGAGAACGGACAGAACTGTCCGACCTGCAATCGCAGGTTCACGCGCAACATCACCGAACACGGTTGCCCCGACTGCCTCGACGAGGAGTGCGAACCGCTCCCCGAGACCGTGCGCCAGCCAGAGGCGGCCCCCGTAACGAAGACGAAGAGGCGCAAGTGAACGTCCGCACCAAGCAGTGCAAGGCGTGCCCCTGGCGCAAGGGCGTGCGTCCCGAGAAGGACATCCCGGGCGGCTACTGCGTCAAGAAGCACGAGGCGCTCAGCTCGACCATCGCCAACCCGGGCGATCCGATGACGCTTGCTCCCGGTGGCGTGCGCATGATGGCCTGCCACGACTCGCCGGTCGGCGCCGAGCAGCCCTGTGTCGGCTGGCTCATCAACCAGCTGAACGAGGGCAACAACCTCGGCCTCCGGATGCTGGCCCGTGACGGACGGTTTCGAGACGTACAGACGGACGGGCCGCAGCACAAGCGGTTCGAGGACACGCTGCCGAAGAAGAGGCGGCGCAAGTGAGCCCGTACCGCACGAGCGGCGCTCCGCTTCGGATGATGGTCTTCCGTGGTACGGTCGAACGGGTCTCGGATGTCGCGGGTCCGACCCACGGAGACGTTGCGAAGATCGGTACAACTTTCTGGATCTTCGATGGAAGGCGCGGTCAGTGGCGTCGCCTCCGAAAGCAGGGCGAGGTGCGGGTCGAGAAGTAGAGGTAGAACAGGGCGGCGTCCTCCCATCCGCGAGAGCGGCCAGCGGCCACTCATTCCCTTGGAAAAGGACGATAGGCGGGCCGGCGCATTTCTCCTTGGTGCCCGGCATGAACCACGCGTTCCCCGGCGTGGCCGATCTGGGGGCCTTCGTGGCATCGGCCGCCTGGTGCGGCCAAGCCGCCGCCTGTTACACTCCCGCCATGCCGAGAAGTCGTCGCACCAGCCGTCGTCGCACCAGCCGCAACCCCGCTGCCAGCCCCGGCCGTCGCGTGACCATCAGGCCTGGTTCCATCTCGGGCCCCGGGTTCAAGGCGACCGCCTACAGGGGCTCGAACCCCGTCTTCCGCGGGCGAATCGCCGTGGTGCGCGGCTCGGGGATGACCGAGTTCCCTTCCCTGTCGCAGCTCCCGCGTATCTTGCGTGAGGAGGGCATCTCGGCGTCGGCTGGCGAGCAGGCGTTCGGGCGCGCGGGGGTGAAGCGTAACAGCGGTGCCGCGCCCATCATCGAGAAGGGCTACCTCAAGATCGGCAGCACAGAGGCAGCGGAGTACGCGGGCCCCGAAGACAAGCTCGCCGGCAAGATCCACATCTCCGGCCCAAACATCGACGTGTTCAAGACGGTCGCCGAGTTCCAGAAGATCGCTCAGAAGCTCGGGATCGACGCGCGCGACGTTCTCCTGGCGTTCGGCCACATGGTTCGCAAGTCCAAGCTGGGCGACGAGGCCGGTGATGCGGCACAGCTCACCTACGGCCTCAAGCACGTCAAGATCGGCCACGTGGGCGCCCGGGGGCTGGCACGCGGCACCAAGAAGGGAAGCCTGGTCCTGCTCGACGCGCGCGACCCGTCCAAGGCCATCTGGGGTGTCATCGAGGAGACGCCCAAGGTCATCAGGAACATCGCCACGAACCGCGTCATCTCACTGGACGGCGTCTTCACGAAGGCCAAGTCGCTCAAGATCCCGGCGCAGGCTGTCTACGACGCGTTCGGACACCTGATGACCTCCGCGGACAAGAAGGCGCTCCTCATGGGCTTCCACCAGAGCGGCCGCGGCATGGGCGTCGCCAAGAATCGCAGGCGCCGTGCGCTTCGATGATGAGCCTGACCGCGAGACGCGTCTCTACGTGCTCGTCGCTCTCGCGTCGGTTGTGACCGTGACCGTCCTTGCGCTCCTGACCGCGTTCGTCTCGCAGTGATCGGCACCATCCGGCACCAACCGACGGTGAGTCGAAAGTTGTTGACAGCCGAGGCGGTCTCGGACAAGAGTCGCCCATGGTCTACTACGTGGACGACGGCGCGGGGGAGTTCCTGAAGGTCGAGGCGGTCGACGTCGATGGAGCCATCAGGAAGGTGTTCGGTGATGAGATCGAACACATGGCCGACCAGTTCCAGGTCGAGGTCCGCAAAGAGCGCGATGTGCCCGGGGACATCTACTCGGTGTCCATCGAGGTGGTGACCCATCTTCGAGCGAAGAGGGTCGGACCGGCGCCCGTCAAGAAGCTGAAAGACGTGCGTCGAAAGTAGTTGACGACCCTCCGCGCGCGACATACAAGGTGTCGCTGGGCGCCCAGAAAAACAAGGAAAGCATGACCCTGAGCAAGAAGTTTCAGGCGTCGGGCCTGTTGAGCACTGGCGAGGTCGCCAAGGAGATGGGCGTCCACCGATCAACGGTCTGGCTGTGGATCAAGAGCGAGATGTTGAAGTCGAGCAAGGTCGGCGACTTCATCGGAGTCAAGCGTGCCGACCTTGTGAAGTTCCAGGCCGGCTACCACGTGAACGGCGAGAAGAAGAAAGGGGCAGAATGAGCGAGAACACAGGGGACGGGTCCATGGTCGTTGCTGACGATACGGCCGCGCTGGCCGATCTGTCGGACCTCGGATTCATCACACCGATCGCGACTCCGGCTCGGCTGCGAGCTGCCTTCGCCGAGAAGCAGCGGCTGTACGCGGCCATCCTCGACGAGAGCGACTACATCTACACGATCTCCTACACGGAGGCCGGCAAGACCAAGCAGAGCGTCTACTCTCGCCGCGCAGACGCCGAGAAGGCGGCGAAGGCCTACGGGGTCGAGGTCCGCGCGAGCCCGAAGAAGAGCGGCATCACCAAGCTGGCGACGGCGCTGGGCATCGAGTCGCGGCGCAAGATGACGCGTGGTCTTCCCGACGATGCGATGGCCACGTACAGCTTCGTGACCTACGAGGCCACGCACAAGCGCTCGGGCCGCACCGAAGAGGGTGTGGGCTGGTGCGACAAGACCGAGCGCGGAGGTCGCATCGATCTGCACAGCGTCATCGCGACCGCGGACACCAGGGCGTACAACCGCGCCGTCCTGCGCCTGGCAGGCTTCGGCGACGTCTCGGCAGAAGAGATCGTCGGCATGGCCTACGACGAGGTTCCGGAGCGATACGTCGATGCGACGCCGACGCTCAAGAAGCCCGCAGCGCTGCCCGCCTCGACGCTGGACGAGATCGTCACCGCGCAGCGCTGGTGGGCCGAGGAGTCGGTCAAGCGGGGGACCGGGATGCTCCCGGAGGCACAGCAGGCCTCCAAGGCGGCTCGCGAGCTTCGGGCGCAGGCCCGCAGAGGGAACGAGACGGCAGCCAGGCAGATGGGCTCCCTGGGCTACGCCTGGGAGGGCACGGCGCAGGACTCGGTCTCGCACGAGACCTTCGAGGTCGAAGTACCGAACATCACCCCCCTGGACATCGCACTGGTCAAGGCTGCCGCGGAGCAGGGCAAGCCCGGCTGGGACCTGAGCGGGACGAACAACGCGCACGAGGAGAACCGCAAGCTCGACGAGAAGCCGGTCTCGCGGCCCCAGGCGGCGGCACAGGTGCCGGCGGCTGGCGTCTCAGGGCCTCACGGCCCGAGCCGCGACGGCAGCTCCGAGACCATCACGAACATCCAGGCCAAGAACCTGAGCGAGCTGCTGCTCGAAAAGCTCGGGACGCGCCCAGCCGCGCAGGCGTGGTTGAAGGAGCACGCGGACGTCGAGCGCAGTGCGCTCGTGCGTCAGAACCAGTACGACAGCCTCAAGGCTCTGCTCATGGCTCACAAGAAGAAGGAGAACTGATCGATGCCCGCAGTCAAGGTCAATCACGACAAGATCACCGACCCCGATGCGACGACCAAGCCGCCGAAGCGCGAGCCGGTCCCGCCCGGCGTCTACGTCGCACTCATCATGGCGGCCCCCCTGGGCGTCACGAAGGGGACTCCGCCTCTCGACAAGGTGATGGTGGAGTTCCAGGTCCTGCACGGCGAGAACGCGAGCGACACCGCTCAGGCAGGCCGCCGGGTCTACCAGGACTACATCCTGGAGAAGGACCCGGCCAAGCCCGACCTGAACGCCCAGCGTCGCTGGGAGCTGCGCATGCTCCTCGACGCGGCCGGCGTCCCGTACACGGACGACGGCTTCAACACGGACCACCTCCTGACCAAGACCGTCAAGGTCACCGTCCGCCACCGGAACGGCACCCAGGTCGACGAGGACGGCAAGCTCCCGGTCTTCACGAACGTCGTGAAGGTCGACACGACGGAGGAGATCAAGGACGAGGACCTCGTCTGATGGCCGCGTCGGCACAGAAGGCGGAGATCGATGTGGCGGAGGAACGGCGCCGCATCGACTCCGCGCTCGACGCGGGACTGCCGCACGCGTCGGAACGGTTCGCGGCGTGTCACACGTGCGGCGCGACCCCGGGGCAGCCCTGCGTCAACCAGGGGCCGGGGCAGGGGATCCTTCAGTCTCCGCACCGTCGTCGCATCGACGACTACTTCAAGCATGGCCCGGCGATCCCTGGGTCGGCACTCTCGATGACGCCGAACACGGGCGAGGCCGCTCGCCTCGGGCTCCAGCAGGCGATCAAGACGCAGATCCTCGCGTTCTGCGACCAGGACATCACCGCCAAGACGCTCGACCGGCTCCAGCGCTTCTGCTCGTCGATGGGGCAGGCGATGCTCGGTCTGGAACGGCCCGACGCTCTCGTGCGCGACCGGTTCGGGCGCGGCCCGACGCTCAGCCCGATCTCGCTGGGTGGCGGGGTCAATCTCTACGAGACCGAGGACGAGTCGCTCGCGCCTGCGCCCAGCATCGAGACGTACGGCGCCAACGCGTCGCGCAGCCTGATCGCCGAGGCCGCGAAGATCGGCAAGGACCTTGTGGAAGCCCAGGCGCGAGCCCAGGCGGAGGCACGCAAGCCGTTCCCGCCCACCATGCTCGAACTCGTTCATGCGCTCGTCGAGGCGAAGAAGCAGAAGCTGCCGAAATCCGTGCTTCAGATGCTGGAGACGCAGATCCGCGAAGCCTCGGCGAAGGCCCTCGCGGCCACGACGGAGGATGCGCGATGAGGTGGTTCTTCCCGCAGTACAACGGCGACTTCCGCATCATCGCGGTCGACAACAGCAGCTACCGCGAGCAGGCCGACGACTCAGCGTGTGTCCTCGAAATCGTCGACCCGACGACGCACGAGACCACGCTGCTCGAAGCGTTCCTCGCGGACGCTCGCGCGAACAAGTGGACGCCGATCTCGAAGATCGTTCTCGACGAGATCGATGGCAAGCGGCGTCAGGAGATCCTCCTCTCCACCAGCGTCGCCTCCGCCGGCAAGCTGCTCTACACGCGCATCCGTCCCGCGGACCGCACCATCACCGCCGTCACCTCGACGGGCGGCGAGGTCCGCGTGTACGAGACCGCCGACCTCGCTCAGATCGACGAAGCTCTCTCGCCCGACGCCATCATCCCCGCGAAGACCGAAGAGCCCCAGGCGCCGAAGGAAGAGCCGGCCGCAGTCTCGGTGAAGCGTCCGACCCCGAGCTGCCCCCAGTGCGTCCCGGGCGCCATCGACCGCGCCTCCGAGGTGCTCCAGACGTTCCTCACGCCGTTGGAGCACGAGCTGTGGGCTCGCGAACGCTTCATCGTCGTGGAGGGCGGCCTGAGCGGCCACAGGTACATGCTGGCCCACCGGCACTCCCACTACGCGCAGAAGGTCGGGCGCATCTGCTTCGATCTCGACGACGACACCGTCGTCCACTTCCACGACAACAGCGTGCCGCCCGAGGAAGAGGTTCTCGCGGCCAAGCTGATCCTCGAACACCGCGAGCCGTGGCTCCGGAACGAGGCAACGCTGTTCCACGCGCACCGCGCCGCGAACGTCTACAAGAACCCGTTCGGCGGGATGATGGACGGCACCGTCGAAGCAGGGCAGACGCAAGCGATCGGACGCGTCATCAAGACGCTGTTGGGCTGATCGTGACCTCGCCGATCTACCTCATCGACATCTCCGCGTACCTGCACCGCGCGATGCACGTCGTCTACGGCGATCGCGCAGCGACCGTCGCCGCAACGGACACCGCGTTCATCGACCACGCCTGCGTGATGCTGGCCAACACGATGGAGAAGTGCGGCATCCGCCGCATGGCCGTCGTGTGCGATTCGACCGAGCCGTCTCTGCGTTGCGACATGTACCCGGAGTACAAGGCCGAGCGGAAGCCGCACACGCCCGTCTTCACCGCGCAGATGCCGCGGTTCTTCGACGCGCTCAAGGATCTGAGCGTCAACGTGTTCGACGAGCCGCAGTACGAGGCCGACGATCTGATCGCCACGCTGGCTGGTCAGGAGCCCGACGTCGGCTACGTCATCGTCTCGCACGACAAGGACCTGCTCGCGCTCGTGAACGACGAGAAGTGCATCTCCGCCTACAACCCGATGAGCGACAAGTGGACCCGCGCGGCCGACGTCGTCGAGAAGTTCGGCGTCGCTCCATCGCAGCTCTACGACTACCTGGGCCTGCTCGGGGACACCTCCGACGGCATCCCCGGCGTCGCTGGCGTAGGCGCGAAGACGGCGGCCAAGCTGCTGACGCGGTTCGGAACCATCGACGGCATCTACGCAGACGAGGAGGCTCTCAGGTCCGAGGTGACCAAGAAGCAGTTCGAGCTGATCATCGCGAACAAGGACAACGCCTTCCTGTCTCGGATGCTCGCGCAGCCGATCATCTGCGACGAGATCGCTCTCACGGGGCACGGGGACCTCTGGGCGCCTGAACCCGACTTCGTGCGCGGTGCCACCCTCACGGTGCGACGATGATGTTCCGGTGCTGGCTCAAGGATCATCACAGCGAAGACGACGGTCGAGACATCGACGCCTTCGATGCCCAAGACGCGGCGGCTGATGCTTGTCAGGAGTGGAACGACGGCGGCACCTTCGCCGGAGATCCCATCCCCAACGAGATCGAGGTGTACGTCCGGAACGCGGAGAGCCGCGAGCTGTTCCTGGTCGGCGTCGAGCCGCAGTACGACGTCTCGTTCTATGGGGGCAAGCCACAGCCCGCTGCTGAACCGGAGTGATCTCGATGCCGTTCGTTCCCATGCCCGACAGCATCGTCGTGCCCGACATGATCGCCCGCGATCGTGACCCAAGCACGTGGACGTTGCAGCCCGGCACGAACCTGCGGCTCCACTCTCTCGTCGTCGGCGCGGCGCCCGGCGCCGTCCTGCCGCTCGCCGAGCAGACCGCCGAGGCTCACGTCGTCGAAGTGCCGATGGCCAGCAGCGGAGGCGGCACGACCGTCAAGCTCCGCGACTACCAGCTCGAAGCGATCGACGCCGTTCACGACGCGTGGGCACGCGGCGCGAAGGCTCCGTTGCTTGTTCTCCCCACGGCGGCGGGCAAGACCATCATCTCGTCCGAGATCATGGCGCGCGTGTTCAAGGGCTCGGGCGGCAGGTGCCTCTTCATCGCGCACCGTGAGGAGCTGCTCACGCAGACGATGGACAAGGTCAGGCTCGTCAGCCCGATGACACGGGTGGGCCTCGTACAGCAGAAGCACAACGAGCTGGGGCGCGAGATCACAGTCGCATCCATCCAGACGATCGGGCACCGCAGCAAGAACAAGCTCAAGGCGCTCATCGCGAGCGGCTCCTTCCGGCTGGTCATCATCGACGAGGCTCACCACGCCGTCGGTGCGCAGTACATGAGCGTGATCCAGGCGTTGCGCGAGGCGAACCCGGACATGCTGCTCATGGGCATGACCGCAACCCCGGGGCGCGCAGACGGTATCGCGCTCGACCGAGTCTTCGACGTCGTCGCGTACGAGAAGAACGCCTTCGAGATGATCCGCGACGGCTGGCTCGTGCCGCCTCACGGGTTCCGGGTCGACATCGACATCGACCTCGACAAGGTGGACACCGGCGACGGGGACTACGTCGTCACCCAGCTGTCCAAGCTGATGAACACGCCGCACGTGAACCGTGCGGTCGTCGAGGCGTGGCGCGCCTACGGTCACGACCGCAAGTGCATCGTGTTCGCCTGCGACGTGGCCCATTCACACGCGCTCGCGCAGGAATTCAACGACGCCGGGCACCATGCGGTCGCCCTCGACGGCAGCATGAAGAAGAAGGACCGGCACGAGGCGCTGCGTCGCTTCCGCGAGGGCGAGGTCAAGCTGCTCGTGAACTGCAACGTCTTGAGTGAAGGCTACGACGACCCGAGCGCAGAGGGCATCGTCTTCGCTCGGCCCACGCAGTCGCAGGGGCTCTACATCCAGTGCCTCGACTACCAGACCGAGATCCTGACGAAGCGAGGATGGGTGGGCCCGCAGACCGTCCACGACGATGACATCGTCGCGACGATGGATCCGGACACCGAGCGCTGCGTCTGGTCGCCGATCCTGTCACGCGTCGATCGCCCTATGCACGAGCGCGAGAAGATGTACGCGCTCAAGCTGCCGGGTATCGACATCCGCGTCACCGGCAACCATCGGATGATCTACAAGCAGCGGCGCAACAAGAAGCCGATGTGGACCGTGGCATCGCAGATGCCGAAGTGTTTCACGGCCATCGTTTCCGTGGCTGAGCCCGAGGACGCGCAGGACTGTCCTGGCATCAGCGATGCCGACTTGACCTTGCTCGGCTGGTGGTACGCCGAAGGGTCATGGAACCGCGCAAACAACGCGCTCGTGCTCTACCAAGGCGTCCGTTCTCGCTTTGTGAAGGCGATCGAACGCTCTCTTCGCGAGTGTGGCCTCAAGTTCGGCCGTCAGCACAAGAAGTGCGATACCGAGTTCAAGAAGAACCACGAGATGTTCACGTGGTACGTGTCGTACGGCACGCCTCGCGGAACGCACAAAGACAAGCGTGGTTGGAAGTATCTCGACCGCTGGATCAGCCGCGACGGCACCAAGAAGCCGACGGCGGCGTTTCACGAGCTGTCGGCGCGCCAGTGGCGGATCTTCCTCGAAGCGTTCAACAAGGGCGATGGGGCACGGCAGGAAAGCGCGTCGATCGACTGGGAACCGCAGACCTGGAGCATCTACCAGAAGCCGGGCACCGGGCTTCACGATATGTTCCAGGCGCTCTGCTTGACGCGTGGTATGCGGTGCAATCTGTCGGAGCACGTGAACGACCGCGGCCGGGGCAAGGGCTTTCCCAAGCTGAACATCGCACCGGACAAGCGCTACCACACCATCAACGGCAGCCGCCCCGAGCTGACGATGCGCGAGGTCGATCGCGCGCCGGACGAACGCGTCTGGTGCGTCGAAACCTCGACCGGGACCGTCATCACGCGCCGCCACGGCAAGGCGGCCGTCGTCGGCAACTGCCTCGGGCGCGGGCTCCGGCTCTACCCGGGCAAGACCGAGTGCCTGGTCATCGACTGCGTCGGCAACAGCGCCAAGCACCGGCCGGTGCAGCTCGCCTCGCTGGCCGGCTTCGACCCCGAGCGCAAGTACAAGGGCGAGGGTAAGGGGTTCGGCGATGGGCAGGAGGACATCGACGAGCCTGTGGAGCATGACGAGGTCACCGGAGCGAAGGTGGGCGAGGCGGTCGAAGTCACGTTCGGGTCGCGTAAGCCCAAGAGCCAGTACCAGTGGCGCGAGACGACGCTCGGGTGGATCTTGCAGATCCCGCGCATCGGCTACTACCTCGTCGCGTGGAGCGACAAGGCGCACCACATGGCCGTCATCCGCTTCTTCGACCAGCGGGACGGCCGCAAGCACGAGCCCCCGCGCGAGGTCGTTCGCCAGCCCGTCGAGTTCGACCTGGCCTACGGTCTCGTCGAGGGGGAGATGGACCGCATCTTCCGGGCGCGCAGCGCTCGGCGCGACGACGGTGCGCCTGCCGACACCGACCAGCCAGTCGCCTCGTTCGTGGACCTCGACGAGGGCACCGACGAGGCCACCTTCCTCCCCGAGGAGGAGCTGATGCTCAAGGATGCCGGGTGGAGAGATCGCCCGGTGTCCGCGAAGCAGCGCAGCCTCTTGCTCTCGACTGGGGTGAAGGAACGCACGATGCCGGAGACAGCCGGCGAGGCGAGCGACCTCATCACGATCATGCGCGTCGAGCGCGACATGAAGATGCGCGTCCCGGCGACGGTCAAGCAGATCAACTACCTCCGGTTCCACAAGCTGCCCGTCGGGGAGAACCTCACGAAGGGCATGGCAGCGCGAGCCATCTGGACGCACAGGAAGGCGACTGGGGCATGAAGATTCCGTCATTCGAGACGTTGGATCTGGCGCCACAGCACGCGCGATGGCTGCTGGACAGCTTCGGCGACTGGCTCTCGTCTCCCTACCGCACACGCGGAGGAGACCAGGCGCGCGAGATGTTCGAGCAGCGATACGTGCACCGCATGTCGATTTCGTCGGTAGCTCGTGTCCATGGAGTGTCCGTCTCGCGGACTTACGAGGTTGTCGCAAGGTCGCGTGACGAGTTGATGGGCGCCGCTAGCGCGCATCTCGTTGCGCACGATGTGCGTGTTCTGGCGGAACAGATCAGCAAGACATACATGGTGCCCATGCGCCCCAAAAGGTCGCTTGGCATCAAGCGAGCGTCTCGATGAGCTACGACATCTGGTACGAGAGTCCCGTTCTGATCCTCGACGTGGAGACGACGGGGCTCGAAGCGCACGATCGCGTCGTGCAGCTCGGCCTCGCTCGCTTCGACCAGGGCAAGCTCGTCGATGCGTGGGGGACCCTCGTGTGGGCCGGCATCGAGATCCCACAGCAGGCAACCGAGATCCACGGCATCCGCACGGTCGACATCGCAGACGCTCCTCCGTGGAACGCGGTCTTGCCGAAGATCGTGTCCATGTCGCGCGGCGCACACCCGGCCGCCTACAACGAGTCCTTCGACAAGCGGATGTTCTGGTCCGAGATGATGCAGACCCAGGTGCGAGACATCCCGTTGCCCATCTTCGATCCGTACCATCGGTGGATCGATCCTCTCGTCTGGATCCGAAGCGTCGATCGCTTCGTGAAGGGCGAGGGACGACACAAGCTCTTCAAGGTCTGCGAGCGCCGCGGCATCGCGCTGCCGAACGCTCACGACGCCATCGCCGACGCCATCGCCGCTGGGCAGATCCTCTGGGACATGCGTCACGAGATTGGCGACATGACCGTCACCGAGCTGCTTCGGCAGCAGCAGCTCCTTGCCGAGGCGCAGGAGCGTCAGTTCGCAGCATGGCGAGCGAGGTCCCAGAGGGGCGTCGGTCGCTGAGCTACCATCACGAGCGGAGGCACACATGGACAACTACGACAAGCGGCCGTGGATCGAGAAGTACGGCGTGTTCACTGTGGTGATGGCGGTCTTCGTCGCGGCGTTCGTCGCTGGCGCCATCTTCCTGTCCTGCTGAGCCATGAGCAGGGGGATCGAGGCTGCGCGGCGTCTGGGAGTGCCGACAGGAGACTGCGTCCAGTGCGGTGTGACGTTCGCGCTGGGCCAGCACGCGTTCACCGTCGAACAGGACGGTGACGTCGACAGCCCTGTCGAGGAAGACGGCTGCGAGCTGCGTCATGGTCCTTTCTCGTCGCTGGGGTACGCGTGCTCGTTCGCGTGCGCGAAGGAGAAGGTCGACTCCTTGCCGCACGGATACGTGTGGGTCGATGGCAAGCGGGGCGGCGAGCCGTTGTACGAAAAGAAGAGCCCAGGGCGGCTGCGAGGAGACGCTGTGCGCAAGACGGCCATGGAGTCCGATCGTCTTCGACATGCCGCCGAGCGCCTGGGCGTGAGGTTCGCCCGGTGCCCGGTGTGCTCGCGCGACTACGTCTGGGATGCGAACGAGACGTTCTCCGTGATGACGAACCCGCCAGACGGTGTGAGCGACTACGACGACGGCAACAGCGACATCGTCTTCTGCTGCTCGCACCTGTGCGCGTCGCACAAGCTCGCGACGCTCCCCAGCGACACCGGCATCATCTGGCGTGGCGGCAAGTGCGGCGGAACGTCGATGCCCTCGTTGGAGGAGCCGTGAGCCAGGCCATTCGCGATGAAGCCATGAGGCGGCTCGGTGTGTTCGTTCAGTGTGTCGAATGCGACGACTACGTCCGCACCGAAGACGCGTTGAGGGTCGAACAGATCAATCCTACTCGCCTGCGGCGCCTCTGCTCGATGCGCTGTCTTCTGCTCCGCTCTGAAGGCCAGACGGAAACATGCCGCGCGTGGCGATGGAACCGCGAACGCGACGGCTGGACCTTCATCGGCATCTACTGGCAGCTCCCCGGCGCAAGCGCGTGGCTGTGGCAGTGGACCGACACGGGCGACGCGCTCTGGATCGAATGGAACGTGGCACGCCTCCGTGCTGCGGGAGAGATCTCATGAACCTGTCGCCCGAAGACAAGATCCGCATCTTCCGCGATCTCACCCGAGGCGCCGAAGACGTCTTCGCGATGCAGACCGACAAGGCCACCGGCTGGTCGTGGCGGCCCGTCTACGCGCCGCTCACTGATGGTCATGCCGCGATGCACCTCGCAGGGACCATCGAGATCGGCAGCTACGCGCTCATCCCGTTCGGCAACCACAAGGCGCCCAACGTGCGCTGGGTCGCTGCCGACTTCGACGGCAAGAAGCCTCACGTCGACTGGATGCGCGACGTCAAGCGCACGGTCGAGTTCCTCATCGACACCGGCGCGCCGCTCTTCGTGAACCTGTCGCGATCTGCGAAGGGCGCTCACGTCCGCGTGCTCTTCAACGAGCCGGTCCCGGCATGGATGGCTCGCCGCTGGTTCAACACGTGGCTCGAAGAGGCGGGCGTCCTGACCATGCCCGACGACGACCTCAGCGACGGGGAGCCGCAGAGCTTCGACAGGCTCATCCCTCCGCAGGACTACCTGAACCCCATCCCGAACGACGACGGCACCCGCAAGCCCGGCAACCTCGTCGGCAGCCCGCTCAACGGCAAGCTCGCCAGGAAGAGCGGCGGCACGCTGCCCTTGGACCCCAAGAACGTCGCCATGGGCAAGTTCGAGCCGGACGGTCGGCACTGGGAGCATGCCGTCGCGGCGCTGGAAGGGCGCTCGTGGGGCCTTGCCGAGTTGGTCCAGGGCCTCGCCGAGGCTCCCGGGTCTCCGCTGACCAGCGCACCCGAGGTGAGCTACGGCGGCTTCGGCACGCCTGGCGTCAGGCTGCCGGTCATCCAGGGCGGCAGCGGACGGCTCGACTACACCGTGAAGTTCTGCGAGTTCATGCGTCACATGCGCGACCCGCGGAACCAGAGCTACCAGCTGTGGCTCGCGCTTGCGATCCAGCTCCACCGCTTCGGCGACGATGGCCGCGATGCCTTTCACGAGTTCAGCCGTGTGGATGCTCGCTACAGCGCCTCCGACACCGAGCAGAAGTGGAAGGAGACCTTCGGCCTGAGCCCGGTTCGCTGCGACACGCTCGTGAGCTGGGGCTACCGATGCCCGTACCTTCGCGGCCCGCGCTGCAACGGTGCGAAGGCTCCCGCCTACTTCACCGACCACATCGACGTGGAGATCCTCTGATGACGCTCAAGATGCCGATGGACCAGGACCTGTACGACGCTGCCGTGAAGGTCATGGACAAGATCGAAGAACGGTTGCTCGCGTCAGAACGCCGCCTCTCCGACGAGGACGTCCTCGGTGCAGCGGTGGCCGACGCCTATCGCAGCTGGCGGACCCTCCTCGTGGGTCGATACGCGAGCCATCGCGCCGCAGACACGGTCGAGCCCGATGTCAAGATCGATGGCAGGCGCAACAACCGGCCCGTACGCCCGAGCAAAGGGCACCCTTGGCGCTCCACCGCCAAGCGCTGACACGCCGTTTTCTCGCGTAATCCAAGGTGACGGAAACGAGCAGCGCTACCCGTGGTGGCACCCTCGTTGCCATATGCACAAGCGAACGTCATGGCACGACATTCGCGTCGTCTCCGTGTTCTTGACCGCGCTCGGGATGCGTGGTCACCTGGCTTCGCGATGATCTCCTAGAAGATCTTCCCATCGCAAAAAAGCGTGTGCCCCGGCTGGCTGCGAACCAACCGGGGCACAGAGCCGAGCAGGAGAGAACCTGCTTGAGCCCTCGACACCGTGAGAAGTGGGGTCTCCAGATGTCTGACATCGACTTTAGGTCGTCTTTCCCTCGTTGTCCAGCCGCAGATAGGAGCACCTGATCGTGCTCGGGGGCCTGCGCAGCAAGAGAGAGCAGAAGGCGTGCCGTTGTGTCGAATGGACTCGGGCGTGGGCGGTTCGCGCCGGTTGTGGCGCGGGGGCGCGTGTGCCGATGACGCTTGCTTCTCAGCTCCTTCGCCGCATGGCCAACGAGGCCATCGAGCGCACGCATCACCTGTCGATCGAGGAGCGTTCCAGGCGAACTCTCGCGAGCGACATCGGCCACGCCTGCGACCTCGCCGTCTCCGACCTCGCTGCCCACCCGCGTGAGGACTGGGAGAGCTGCGACGCGGTCCGTGCGTTCTTGAGCGTGGTTCGTCGTGTCGAGGGTGTTGCGGCATGAGGCACGCGATCTCGCCCGATCTGATGGCGCCGCCGGAGAGGTTGAGCGCTTGGCCGCCTGGCTACTGGCCGAGGTCCGACGGCTACTGGAAGCACGGGAAGTTCGTTCGACTCGTTCGCGACGACGAGTACGAAGCGGAGCAGAGGGCGTACGAGAAGGCCGCTGGCGCAGCTCCGTCGATGGAGCCCACGTCGCGATCGAGTGAGGCGTACGAAAATCCGTTCGACGAGAATCCTTTCAGCGACGACATCCACGACCACATCGCGTTCGCTGTGAACGGCGCTGATCTGCTGCACGAGCGCGCCCTCACGGCACGGCAGAGGTTCCGCAACGCCTCGAAGAACGTCCTCTCCACCGCGCTGCGCACCGCCATCAACGAGCCCGTCGCCAAGCTCATCGAGGCGGTGCTGCACGTCAGGATCGACGCGGGCCGCCTCCGTGCATCCGCAGACCCCGACCTGGACTTCATCGTCTGGGCCGCCTCCTATCAGGTCGCGCTCGGCGCCTTCAAGGAGGTCGAGCGCCTCGGAGCGCTCGCGCTCACGCCCGACAGCTTGAGCGAGGGAGCCCAGGAGCCGCCTCTTCCGCAGGTCCAGGACTGGGCGACGGTCTCCTCCAAGGTGCAGGCAGACGTTGCTGCCTGGGCAGCGAACGTGCGCGGCAAGAAGGGGCAGATGCTCATCGCCAAGCCGAGTCCCGGCGTAGGCAAGACGAAGACGATGGTGGATACGGCTCTTCATGAGCAGTCGCAGCGTCAGCGTGTGGTGATGGCGGTGCGCACCAAGGAGATCTTGGTTGGCGAGCTGGTGTCTCGCATCCAGAACGCTGGGCACGGGCAGGTGCGCCTGCACGTCATCCAGGGGCGCGACGAGAGCACCTGCTGGTGCTTCGACAACGTGAAGGTTGTGCAGGCCCACGGCTACTCGCCCGGCAGCACCGTGTGCTCTCGCTGCGAGTACCACCCGGACATCGCGCGCAAGCTCCGCACCTTCACCGTTTGCCCCTACTACCGCAGCAGGCAGAACGCGCAGAACGACACAGCATCGGCTCGCTTCGGCATGAACGACTACCCGATCATCGCCACGACAACTGCCGGCTACCTCGCGGCCGTCGCAAGCGGAGGGGGGCGCTTCGGCAAGTTCTGGCCGTGCGACATGCTGATGGTCGACGAGGATCCTACCGACGCGTTCGAGCCCGAGGTCGTCGTGAAGGCCGAGCACCTCGTGCTGCCCACGCCGCCCAAGCCGGAGGACCGAGCTGCCCACGCGATGGCCACCCTGCTCCGTGGCGCCTTCGCGCAGGCCGAGCTGGAGCGCAAGGCGCTGGAGGGCAGGGGTTGGGTCGTCAACGGCGTCCAGAGCCCCATCCACAACCGACATGGCAGCGCCTACGCCGGCAACGACCTGCACAAGCTCTTCGACCGTGTCGCCTCGGGGCCGTTCGGGCAGCAGCATGGTCTCCAGAGCGCCACGCGTGTCCTCCGTGACGTCTGCGACAGCCACGTCCATCCTGCGGCTGGTTCTCTGCACGGGGCGACCACCGCGGCCGCTGTGAGCCTCGTGGTGCCACCGCGAGGCCTCTCCCTGCTCGGCGAGGCCCTCTTCGAGGAGGACGCCATGCGGACCCAGCTCCGTCGCCTCGCCTACAAGAAGATCCACCAGAAGGAGATGTCGAGCACGATGACCTCGGCGCAGGTCGACGCTGCCCTTGCCGAGAGCGACGAGTTCGACACGGTCTACCGCGTGCGGCTGGAGTTCGCGCAGGGTGAGTGGCGCTTCGTCTTCCAGGACTTCGTCAGCATGCTGGATCAGAACACGAACATCATCTACGGAGACGCGTACGCGAACATCGAGCACACTAGGCAGGTCTTCGACAAGCCAGCCTCGCTCCCGGCGGACCCGAGCTACGTCGACCCGGTCACGATCATCAACCATGTCGCGCGGTTCCCGTCCGGGTCAGTCCCCGCCAGGTTTCGCACGAAGGCAAACATCACCTACCTGACGACCGATGGGTGGGGAGAGCACGAGGCTATTCTCATCACGGTTCTCCGGAAGTGCGCCGAGAAGAAGGTGCTCATCTACGCCCACGGCTCGCTCAGGGAGCGCGTCGAGAAGACCTTCGCGGACAACAACAACTTCGGCGTCGCAGCCTGGGCCTTCGAGAACTGGGGAGGCGGACGCGGCAAAGATCAGTACGGCGACTGGGACGCCGTCGTCACGATCTCGGACTACGTGCAGAACATCGGAGGCATGCTCCACAAGGTCAACGCACGAGCCGCGCGCGACACGAAGAAGCTCCTCATGCTCAACAAGACCGACGAGGCTTTCGTCGAGAGTACCCGCATCCGCCTCGACATGAACAAGGCCGACATCGCCCACAAGATGGCAGACCCAGGCACGCATTGGCGCATCAAGCAGGAGCACGACCGCCGGAATGTCAGCGAGTTGGCGCAAGCTCTGCACCGTGTGCGCCCTCTCCGGAGCGACAAGCTCATGGTCGTGCTCGGTGACGCGATCCCGTTCACGGAAGATACCATCGCCGCCGCGGTCACCGTGAACCTTCCGGGCGGACCGGCCGGCCGGTCAAAAATCAGAACGTGGTACGGAGACGGGTGCCTGACCACGTCCGAGTCATACATCGCCCTCTGCGCGCTGGAGGAGATGTTCGGATTCGCTAGTCCCGTGTTTTTGCACGCCTTTTTCGGGATCGAGATGGATGAGTTCTTGAACGGGATGTGGCACCGTGCCACAGCAAGTGCGCCATCCTGTCAAGGTCAGGCTGATCTCTATAGAGACTCTCTTCTTAGAGATCAGCCTATCCTATGTCGACCGACCCCACCTACACCTACCACAGAGGCCAACATGCCAGGCGACCCTGGAGCCTCTGGACCCCAGACAGAGGGTCCTATGACCGGCCTCCCTTGGCGCGCGGTCCTGTCGATGGCACAGCAGGTGTGGGAGCCGCCTGCCGCCTGGAAGAACATCTACCAGCTCGCCAGCCAGAGGCTGATGCGCACCAAGGAGGCGAGCCGGCGGATGTCGCGCGAGTTCCCGTTCAGTGGGTGGTACAAGCCGAGCTGGGAAGACCGAGCACACCCGGGGTACGTGTGGTACTCTCGACACAGTGTGAAGACGGGCGCTCGCGCTGCGATGGACATGCTGGAGAACCAGTACGGTCCGAACCAGAACGGTGTGCTCTACGTGCCGAACAAGAAGCCGTTCATTCCGTACTGAAAGGATCGTTCATGGAAGAGAAGAAGTTCCTCGTTGTCTCGTTGGCGGGGGTCTCCGTGGTCCAGTCTCTGGCACCGGTTGCAAAAGACCTCGACAGAATGGATGCGCAGATCGCAGCCGTGACCAGGATGTTCGAGAAGGAAGCGACGGTTGGCCAGATGATCGAGTTTCGAGCGGATACCGGAAAGGGTACCGAGACGCTTCTGGTCATGTTCGTTCGCCTCGATCCGAGTCCGATGGGTCCACTGAGTGAGCTGCCCTACGGCATCGGTGAGCGCAAGCGTGGATAACTTCCCCGCCATCATCCCCGACGAGCTGATCGCGTGGGGCAAGACTCCGGAGATCGCGGTCCACTTCCCGCGGCCGTGGGCTCACGAGGTCGAGGCGCTGATCGCCAAGGGCGAGCTGAACCCTCACGACACCCGTGTGCTCATGGCGAGGCTCGAAGCTCTCTGCGCTGCGGCGGTGCGAGCGGGGCGAGCAGATCTGCTCGGTGGGATCGACACGCGCACGGCGGAGTATCTCGGGATCACGTACACGATCCTCGACGGCGATCGGAAGATCGAGATCGGCCGCGGCAAGCGCTACACCTGGGGCGAGATGCGCGCGGTGCTCGCGACCGAAGATCCGAAGTCGGCCATCTGCGCCGTCGACCGCGCCAAGGACCTGCTGGCCGACATCTTCCCGGGCTCCCGTGTCACCGATGTGTCTGACACTCGCGAGGGTGGTTTGCCCTGCGCCTCTTGCGGGACCACCACCAGTCGGGTCATGATGACGACCGTCTACGACACCCACCACTGCGGCCCCTGCTGGTCGCGCCTGACGGACACGACCCCCGTGAACTACAAGACCAAGACCAAGGGCGTTCGATGAGCCGCGGAGCCGAGTTCGGCGAGGTCCAGCCGCTCGCGTCGCGGGGCGGTCGGCTCCTTGTGCAGCCGTCCATCGTGCTGGCCGCGCAGTCGCACGGAACGGGCGCGGCGATCGACACGGCGGTGATCCAGCAGGTGACCCCGCTCAATAGCTTCAGGCTGGGGCAGCAGATCTTCTTCTGGCTCGGCGTGGTGTCCGGCACCGCTGGCGGGGACTGGGCTTCGCGCATCCGGCTCAAGCTCTGGTGGGCCAGGCCGAACAAGGAGTACCGGGCCCCGGGCTTCCCGAGATGGGAGCAGATCGACCGCGTGACGTTCGGCAACGGACCGGTCGTCGGAGACGAGGTCTCGAACAACCGCTACGTGTGGACCCCGAGCCCCAAGCGCCTCGACACGACCCCGTTCTCGGTTGCGCCGCCGGTCATCCCCACGCTCCCGAACAGCGACTCTGTCCTGCTCGACGACTGCCTCGTGATGGACCTGCCCGACCCGAACGACCCGGTGAACATCGCGAACTTCCCGACCCCGCAGGTCGTCTCGCGCTGGTCGGCGTTCCTCTACCCTGCGATGGGCTACGCGCTCGGCATGACCTGGGACGCTGACGCTGGTGGCCTGGGCAACGCCCCGCCGACCATGACGATCAGCCTCGGATGGTCGGTCGGCACGCTGGGCGGAACGAACTACCAGGAGTCGGTCGGTTGAGGCCGGTCGAGCGCTCATGAGCAGCCGCTGGATTCCACGCATCACGAGTTCCGGTTCAGGAGGAGGTCCTCCGCCGGTCGATGCTCAAGATCGCTTCGCTCCGACGATCCTCGTGGGCAACGTCCCAGCCGGCGACTCGGCCGTGGCCTACGACACCGACGGGTTCGTCTACATCCCGGACACGGGCAACGGCGCTGGCATCGAGGCGGCGGTTACTCGCCTCGGAGGCGGCCCTGGTCGTATCTACGTCCGGCGTGGTGACTACGACTTCGACCTCGCGGGAGCGCCTCTGACGGCCATCGTGCTTCCTGCCTCGACAGTTGTCTCCGGGGAGGGCGTCGGGGCGACGGTGGTGACTGGCCGGTCCTCGGGCTCTCAGGGTATTTTTTCGCTGGCTGACTCGTGCCAGCTTACGGATATGACCTTGTCGTCGCCGGTCGCCGACGCGGCCGGCGTGGGCCTCACGGGCGTCGTCGAGGCGCGCTCGAAGAGTGTCCTGCGCGACCTCAACGTGATCGTGGCCGCAGCCGCCACGGGCACGCTGCGCGCGGCGGTGTCGCTCGTCTCGGGGTCCGAGACGGATGTGACGATCTTGGACAACGTCCGGGTGAGCATGTCGACGAAGACGGGCTCGGCCGCGCCCACCGTCGGGCTCCGCATGGTCAACGGCAGCTACGCCCAGGTGACGAACTTCACCTCGACCGGCGGCGACGTGGCGATCTCCACAGACCGCTCGTTCCTGAAGGCCGTGAACATCGACGCGACCGGCTTCGCGGTGTCCGCAGTCATCCAGACGAACTCGACCAACGTCTCCCTTGGCGGCGGCTCGATTCAGATGAGCAATTTCCGTTTCGTCGCAGACGGGACCCTTACTGCGATCGTCATCAACATCGCGTGGTCCACCTCGACGTTCGCGAACGGCTACGTCGGCGGCGCGGGCGGCGCGCACGGGCTCCTTGTCTACCGGGCTGGCACCAACCTCAGCTCGAACCTGTTCTCGAACATCTACTTCCGCGAGTGTCTCGTCTCTGCGGAGTTCCGGGGGACCTTCTACCAGGGGCTCGATAGCTGTACGTTCATCGTGCCAGCGACCGGCACTGGTGTGATCTCCAACGCCAGCTTCTACCTGACCGTCACGGCTCCTCGGCTCTCGATGACGACCGGGACCGGCTTCGATCTCTGGAACGGCGGCGGGGCGGTGTCGATCGTCACGCCCATGATGAACATCAACGATGCCGGGGCCAACACCGCCATCGCTGTCCGCATCAGGACCGTGTTGTGTCAGGTGACTGGTGGTTACATTCAAGCCTCCAGCATGGACGTTCCGATCTTGATCGAGGCCGCGGGCTACCGTGCGAATGTGTCCAACGTGCAGGTATACGCGGTGGACGCCGTCGCACGACCGCTCATCCGCATCACCGGCACGGACTCTTGCGTGATCGCGAACAACGGGTTCACGTCGTTTTCGCGCAACTACGCGAAGATCGAACTGATCGCGACCTTCGGCAACGTGGTCAACGGCAACCGGGTTGAGGGCTCTGTCGGGCCCCAGGCCATTTTGCTCGCTGCGGACACGTCCTCCAACCAAGTGGTGGGGAACTACTGTCGAGGGAGCATCCTCGCTCCGGTCACGGATCTGGGTGTGCTGAACAATGTCGCCTCGAACTACGGAAGCTGATGTCGACCACAACCCCCGGAGCACAGACCCGCTCGCAGTTCACCCGTGACTGGGGCAACTACGCGAGCCTCGCCGCTTGTCCCAAGGCGTCGGGCACCGCTGTAGCGATCAACCTGACCAGCGGCGTGCTCGAAGTCGGCGACACGGCCTACATCACGGGCACAGGCCCGTGCCACTGCACGAGCGCTGGGACCGCAGGCGTCAACGACGCGGTCTGGGCGCTCACGGGCGCGGCGAGCACGCCGCCGATCCGCATCGCGACCTCGGGCAGCACCATCGCCTCGAATGGCAAGGACGCTGTCTCTGTCGGAGCGGTGTGGCTGACGAACGGAGCCGTGGTGCTCGCGACGAGCAACGCGCTCATCGGGGCGCTCGTGGCGGGCACCGCGACGTTGCAGGTCCGTCGCCAGACGACCGGTGCGCTTGTCGCCGGTCTCGCGTGGAGCACAGCCGGGGCGCTCAACAACCAGACGCTCGCGGGAGCGGTAAACATCGTCGCGGACGACTGGTACGTCTTCGAGATCGTCTCGGACGACGCGGCGGGCACTGCGCTCGTGCTCGGCGTGACGCTGAACTTCTGAGGAGACCATGGCTCGCATCTTCGACGTCAACAACGCGCAAACGTCTGGCGACTACGCTGGCCCGTGGCTCTACGCGCTGATCAACCACCTCGTCGCCGTCGGCTGGGTGGTGGTGGGCAGCGGCGACGGCGACGCGCTCTACCAGTACGTGGGCGTCACCGCAGGGCCGTACAACGTCTTCACCGGAGCGACGGTGCGGAACAACGCTACGACGCTCATCGCAGGTGACGCTGGCAACCGGCGGGCGTGGGTGGTCCTGGAAAACGATGCGCGGCAGGTGCTCTTTCAGCAGACCGACAACGCCACAGGCTGGGCGGGCTACGGCATCTGCATCTACAACCCCGGCCTGGGGTCAACGCCTGCCTTCACGTCCGCGGGCGTGAATGCAACTACGCCGCCGGGGGCGGCGACGTGCGAAGTCTCGCTCGTGGGCGGCTCTCGCGCCTCACTTTCGACGGGCATCCTCGTGCCTTACAACACGACGGGCTACTACCACTTCTGGGGTGACGACACCCCGGCGGAGGGCGGGGCGCTGTCGTGGGGCTATGCCTTCATCACGTCGTCGGGTACGACGCTGAGTAAGTACATCGCGGTGTGTGGTGTGGACGTGGGTTCATCCTCGGCCGCTGACGCCGACCCGGTGATGGTCTTCGTCGGATCCGGCCCGGCAGGAGCCGGTAACTGCTGGGCGGGGTGGGGCTGGAATCCGTTGGTGGTCAGTATCTTTGGTGGGGACATGCAGGCAATCGCACCCGCTGCCTTTGGGCTCAACACTCCTGCGGCAGGAGGCGGTGATGCGGTTGGCGGCGAGGATCAGATCGTGCAGATGCTTGGCGGCATGGGCACGACAGCCGGGACCAGGTTCATCAAGGGGCTGCTCACTACGGGCGGCCTTGCTTCTGGCACCGTTGCGCGGGCCTGGGGCAACTGGGGTGAGGATGCAGCCTCGCTGGGATGGGCCTACGTCGGTGGCGGCGTCCTCATGCCCTGGCCTGACTCCGCGACGACCCCGCTCCCGTGAGGATCAGCTATGCCGACCTACACCCTCGCCCGTCTCGCACCTTCTGTCCGCACCCTGACCCGCGCTGCGGGCGGTGGCAGCACGCCCCCGGTTTACGCGCAGCGCGTGTGGAGCACGGGCCTCGGAGCATGGTGCTCGTGGATCGGACCCATCGACTCATCGCCAACGCCAGCGATGACGACGCCGAACTGGACCGGGTCGATCACGAGCTACGAGTGCGTCAGCCGCAGGCTGAACTGACCTGGCGAGCCCACGATCGCACCTCATGGCCGGCGCGAGCGGCGGTGTGGGGATCCTCCTGGTCTCGACGCTGCTCAACAAGATCGACCAGCCCGAGGCACGCGCATCGGGGGCGGTCGGCACGTCGAGACGATCACAACGACCACCGACGACGAGCCGGTCGAGATCGTGGGCGGCACCTGGGGCGTCGATGCAGACCGGCTGACGGCTGCGGGCATCGACGCGAAGAAGGCGAAGGAAGAGGACGTGATCCTCTCCAAGGCCAACGACGTGCTCGACCCCTGAACCGCCCCCGCTGGCGTGCTAAGACGCCGGCATGAACGCCAAGACCATCATCCGTCAGATCCTCTGCTGGCCGCTCTTCCTGGGCGTGCTGGTCATCCTCTGCGTCCGCGCGATGTGGGGCGACAAGCTCTGGTGGCGCGACGGGGTGCTCTTCACGCGGCTGCGGTCCACGAGCTGGCCGATGCGGAGCTGGTACAAGGGCTGGGGCGGAACGAACATGGGCGGCTACGCGATCATGCTCGCGCCGAACGGCGACAACGAGACGACCATCCGCCACGAGCTGCATCACACCGAGCAGCAGGAAGCCTCAGCGCTCGCAGGGCTCATGGTCGGCATCATCGCCGCGTCGATCGCTCACACCGGGTGGGGCGTGCCCATCTTCTTCATGTGCTGGATCAGCGCCGGCTGGTTCGCCTACCTCGGCGCCATGCTCGCTGCGTGGCTCCGCGGCGAGAACTCCTACCGCGGCAACCACCTCGAAGAGGGCGCGTACGACGCCACCAAGGCGAGCGGGAAGTAGTAGGGGCCGCGGACCAGCGGCAAGGGGGGGGGGATGATCCCGCTGGCCCGCGGCTAGAAGGATCCCACCCTAGCACGACCCCGTTTGCTTGCGTCAGTCGAAAGTATGGCTATTCTCGCGGCCATGAATCGACACGCTTTGATCGACAATGTTGCGATCGCCATCTTCTTCGCGCTCGCCGTCTCGGTGCTGGCATGGAGGGGATGCGCGTCCGCAGGAGCGCAGGATGTCCCGGCCCGTCGCCTCACGCCCGAGCTGGCGCTCGCGAGGCTCTGCGTCTCGGAGGCTGGTTGGGACTGCTTCGATCGCGGGGATGGCCTGGCCATCCACGAGGTGATGCTGCGAGGCTCCGCGCGACAGGGTCTCCGCTACGAGACCTTCGCTCGTGCGTACGCCAGGCGCCTCTTCGGAGCGCGGCCGCACGACGTGCCGCGTCTTCGGTGGGTCGGTCAGATGAACGCGGCGGGCGACGCGCCACCGTCCTGGCCGACGACGCAGACGCGCAGGGTCGGCGGAACCGTCCGTGTGGAACGCCATGCGCCGTGGGTCGCCTACCGCGAGCGATGGATGTCGGTACTCGCGAGGGCCCGTGAGGTCGTCGCGGAGATGACGCTCGATGATGTGGACGAGTGGGGTGTGTGCGACAGCGAGGTCCACGACTGGGGCGGATTTCTTGACGAAGCCAGGGCTCGTCGGATCGGCCTCGTGCCGGTGGAGTGCGGTACGACCGACGACGGCACGCGCAACACGTTCTACTGTCGACCGGGTGCGGCGCGTGTTGGCGGTCAGGAGTGCGTAGAGGTCGATCGCGACTGAGCCTGCTGCCATGTCCAAGCGGCGCAGCGAGATGACTGAGGTCCAAGGGCGACCGACCCTACGAAGCGTTCGTCGCGCGCATGAGGCGGAACGCGGCCTGACCGTCATGGCCACCGCACTCGCTCCACGGTACGATCTGCCGCATGGCATCCTCACCGCCCGTTGCCCTCTCGACCTCCAGGCTCGTCTCGACGTACGGGGTCCGACCCTCCCGTGCGTCGGGCGCCCCCCATATGCACGCGGGTCTAGACATCGGTTCCACCCGCCGGTCGAGGGAGGACGAGCCCATCTACGCCGTGAAGGGCGGGACGGTCACCCTCGTCTCCCAGAACGTGCCTGGCAGTCCGATGAACGGGTACGGCAACGCGGTCGTGATCCGTCACGACGGCGGCAAGTACGCCCTCTACGCGCACCTCAAGGACGGCTCCGTCACCGTGACACCGGGGCAGCCCGTGGTCGGCGGCCAGCGCATCGGCGTCATGGGCAACACGACCAACGGACAGTTCTCGCCCCTGCCGGGCGAGTCGGTCGAGACGTTCGCAGCGCGAGCACGCGCCGGTGGCCGCAATCCGCGACCGATGAACCGGCACTTGCACCTCGAAATTCGTACGGCGCGTCCCGACGGCACGAGCCCTTTCCCCGGGCCGTACCCGCGTTCGCCTGCGGAAGCACTGTACAACCAGGACCCCACGCCATGGTTCAATGAGCAGGGGCTGTTCTTCTCCTCGCGCGGAGCAGCTCGTATCAACCCGGGCACACCGATGGCTCGGCACACGCTGTCACCGTCGATGGCCGGCACCCTGGCGGTCATGGGCCTGGACGGCGACGAGATCGATGCGCTCGGGCAGGAGGGCACCTACGAGCCGCCCGAGCCCGAGCGTGACGTGAAGTACGGAATCACGAAGACCGAGAAGTACCTCCTCATCACCGGCGGCATCGCGCTCACCGGGACCATCGCCGCCTTCATCATCCGCAGCCGCATGCAGCCGAACCGGCGCCGCAGCGGACCGCGCAAGAGCCGGCTTCGGTCCTGGGGGCAGAGGTGACCCGCCGGTCGAGCAAGCGGCGGTCGAGCCGTCGCTCGATGACCCGGAACTTCGACGTGGGCCCGAGCGGTCGCACGTTCGAGAAGACGAGCGGGACGGGGACGAGGGAGAGTCCGATCGTCATCGAGGCGATCGACGACGTGGACGCGTTCCTCAGCTCGCCGGGGTTCTACCAGACCGGGAGCGCCTTCCCGGCGTACGCGGTCGCCAAGGCGCTCGACGGGTGGCACCCGCTCTTCGAGGGCGGCATGGACATGCCGTTCGTCGAGGGCAGCATCTTCTTCTTCCAGGTCCTGAGAGAGCCGGTGCGTCACAGGTTCCCCTCGGCTGTCCCGTCGGGCGACATCATCGGGGACGCGAAGCATCCGCCTCTCAGCCGCAACGCGCTGGTCGCGATGGGGGTCTCGCCGGACTTCTGGAGCAAGCTCCTCCAGCGCTACCGCAACTGGGAACTCGCGTGGTGGCGAGAGGTCGCCCAGAACTCTCGTGACGCGCAGGCGACGCAGATGGACTGGAACATCGCTGCCGGGACGTACAAGGACATCGAGACCGGTGCCGAGGCAGAGGCGATGGTCGTCACCGCCTACGACAACGGCGTCGGCATGGACGCAGACATTCTCCGTCGAGCCTTGCTCACGCGTGGCGGGTCCGTGAAGGGGCATGACGCGGTAGGCGGCTTCGGAGACGCGAAGAACCTGATCCTCTTCCCGTGGCTCGGCTGGAAGGTCGAGACGCGAGACCTCGTAGCCTTCGGACAGCACGAGAGCGTGATGGAGCCGCCGGGCATCCACCAGAGCGCTAGTCCGATCCAGGGTACGCGCGTGACGGTGTGGATGCCTCTGACGCAGACGACTGCTGAGACGTACGCACAGCAGCTCCTGGGTCGCTCGTACCTGCCGAACGTTCGCGTTCGCGTGAACGGCAAGACGGTCGCTGCCGATCTCATCGGCGGCGAGGAAGTGTCGAAGGTGGGGATCGCTGACGAGAACGGCAACACGGTCGGCGAGATCGTCGCTCACCACCACCGGAACGCTCGGGCGAACAAGGGCCTCTACGTGCGCGCTCGTGGCGTCTATATGTTCGAGGAGTGGTCGAACGACATCCCCGGCGTCGTGTACGTGGACGTCAACGCGCCGGCCAAGTATGTGTTCGACGCGAGCCGCAACTCGCTCATCGGACCCGCGCGCAGCTTCGTCGAGAAGCTGAAGGAGCGTCTCGCGGTCGAGCCCGAGGCACTCCTTCGATCGAAGAAGTGGAAGGCGGAGAAGATCTACCGCGGAAGCGGCGCGATCGAAGTGCGTGAGGGCCGGGCGGCTGAGGTGGCCGCGAAGGCGGTGGCCAAGATCGCCGACCAGCTCGCGAAGCGTCAGGCGCAGAAGAAGACGCCGACGGTCGCCGACGCGGAGGAGGCTGCCGAGGAGGCCGCGAAGGCGATGGAAGAGGATGCGGCTGCGGCGCCGCCTCCGGTGACCCCGGAAGAAGAGACTGCCCAGCGCATGCAGTCCTCGCGCGAGACCGCGAGCCGCCTCATCAAGCACTCCGCGACGCAGGCGACGACAACCGAGCAGATCGCCACGGCCGTCCGCTACGCGATGTGGAAGCCGGACCTCTTCATGGCGAACCAGATGCCGTTCTGGAAGCCGCCCGCCGGCCTCGAACCGGAGACGATGGAGGCGAAGTACATCGTCCTGCTCCGTGCATGGACCGAAGCCTGCAAGTTCGGCCTCAACGTCCTGGGAGAGTTCCGCCCCTTCGGCGTCGGCTTCATCATGATGCTGGACGGCATCAACAAGCTGCCGGTGCTGGGCGCGTACACGAACAGGGAAGACACCGACTGGTTGATGATCAACCCTCTGAAGTTCGAGAGGGGGCGCTACGACTACGAGGCGCACGAGCACGTCTGGACGCACTCGGGAGACAGGATCGACCTGTCGACGATCGATGGTGTCGAGGAGCTGTGCTCGACGGCGATCCACGAGATCACGCACCTCCAGGGCTTCATGGACCACGACAGCGGGTTCGCGAACCAGCTGACGCGGAACATGAAGGCGGCTCACCGCGGGATGCTGGAGCTGGTGCAGGCGCAGCTCAAGACGATCCGTGCCGAGACTCGCGCTCGCTTCGCGGAGATCAGGAAGGAAAAGGAGGCCACCAAGTCGACGCCGTGGGACATCATCGTCGGCCGCGTCACGGCGGTCCTGGAGTGGTACACGGGAAGAAGCCTCACCGGCCAGGCGGAACTCAACAACGAGCCCGACACCCTCAAGCACGTGGCGATCGAGGCGGGCCGTCGCGGCGAACTGCTTCAGCGTGACGTAGAAAGCATGCTGGGTGCATACAACAGGAGTTCGTCGCCGTGGAGGCCGTCGCTCATCTTGAAGCCGAAGCTCATCGTGCAGCTTCACGACACCGCTCTTGCGGCCGGTGCGTTCAAGGGCATCACGGACGATGACGCACGGCTCCTGTCGCAGACGTGGGATCCTGCCACCGTCCCGCAGGACCCTCGTGTGAGGCAGGCGGCGACGACCCCCGAAGGCATCCACGTCTTCACCTGGACGCGCTCCGGCAAGGAGTGGGTGCTGCGCAAGGGCTACGCGGGCCAGCGCGGCGCAGAGGTGATGCGCTACCAGGGTGGGATGGACCACTACGATCGCCGCCGCCAGCGAGACGAGTCTCTGGGCGAAGCGAAGACGTACCTCCTGAAGGAGGGCAAGGCGGTCGCGACCGACAAGATCTACGTCTGGTTCATGAGCAGCGGCACCGAGTGGTACCTGCGTCTCCACCGAGACGGCACAGCGGTCGACGACCGACACGACGCCGAGTTCGCCATCGCCATCACCGGCAGCGACGGGAACTTCTACGTCTCGACCAGCGGATTCCCCGGCATCCCCGCGAAGGCGGGCTTTCACACCGTGGCCGACGCTCAGAAGTACACCATGGACCTCGTTGGTGTTGTCCGACAGCGCTCGGGCGGGTAGGCTCCGGCCATGAGCATCGTGGACAAGACCAAGGCCTGGAGCGATGGCCAGGACAGCAAGGCGACGGCCGAGGACATGATGGCCGGGCTCGGCGACGAGCAGGACCTGATGGTTCAGGACGCCTCGACCCGGCGCGGGATGATCATGACCGGCAACTGCAAGCACTGCGGCCGGCAGTGGAAGGCCATCTCCCCGTGGGGTGAGGTCGCGATGATGTTCTGCGGCCAGGTCCCGAACGTGCAGCCGCCCCCGTGGCAGCCGACGCGGCAGGGCATCATCGTCCCGATGGGCTGCGCCTGCGGCAAGCTCAGCCCGCTCAGGATCGACTGGGACGAGGTGCGTCGCTGGGTCGACGTCGGCATCCGCTCCGGGTCCCTCGACCCGGCCATCCTTCGGGCGGTTCAGCGGTGAGCGACCTCAGCCGTACCTACGGATGCCCGGCGTGCGACAACGGGAACATCGCCGGTCCCTGCGGCACATGCCGTGACACGGGCCTGGTGACCCGAGCGCAGCGCAACGCGTTCCACGACGCGAGGCGTGGCCCGACGCTGGAGCAGACGACCGCGACGCTCCTGGCGAGCCTCTCCGATGCGGACCGCAAGGCGCTCGTGACGCAGCTCCAGTCGCAGGTGCCGCCTGCGTCCGTGGCTGCGGAGATCTCCGCCATCACAGCCTGCGACACGGACGAGGACCTCGCGACCATCGAGGCGGAAGCACGCGCCCACATGCTCGGCGCTTGGCTGCCCAGGGGGCCACGGCACACGATTGCAGCGCTCCTGGCGCAGATCGACCGCCTGCGAGCCCGCTCCTAGAGCGGCAGCGGCGTGCCGCCCAGCGCGACGAACGACTCGTCGGCGACGGTGCGGAAGCCCTCGACGAGGTGCTTCGCGTAGATGACCGGCGAACGGTCGGCGAGCGACTTACCGGCGGCCACCATGGCGGCGTCGATCTGAGACAGCCGCACGAGCACCAGCACGAACACGGCTGAGTCCCCGCGGCGGATGGCCTCGGCGGCCATGTGCGGCTCGACCTCGTAGATGCGCTTGGCGAGGTACCAGATCACCTTCGGCATGCCGTTGAGCAGGGCATGCGAGCACACCGACGACTGCATCCTGCGCCAGGCCGCGTAGAGCGCTTCGACACTCCCCACCCGCCCAAGCTGCTTCGGCAGCTTGTCGAACTCGATGATGACTCCCCGCTCGCCGACCGTCATCGCTCGTGGCTCAGGAGCCACTGCTCGAACATCGGGTTGCAGAGGCAGTCCTTGCTGCGGCGACCGCGGATGAGCTTGATGGCCTCTGATGGGCGCATCCGGTAGCCGTGCATGAGCGTCAGGGCCGTGATGAGCCCGGAGCGGTTCAGACCCATCGCGCAGGTGATCATGATCTTGCGCCCGGACAGAGCGAGCTTGCCGAGCTGCTGCGCGTGAGCGTGGAAGATCTTGCCGGCCTCGGGCGGGATCGGCCGGTAGATATCGTCGTCGAAGCCGAGCCGGATGACGGTCTTGCCAGGCGGCACGACCAGCTTCGGCTTTTGCAATTCCTCTGCACAGAGGACCAGAATGTCGGCGACCTCGAAGGCCGATGGCAGAGCCAGCGCCCCACCCTGAGCGATGTTGTCGGTGATCCAGTTGTGCGATTTCACGTTTGCTTCCTTCGCTGGTAAGTGCGTTCGCGGTGACAGTTGGAGCAGACCGCGTCGCACTTCGCAATCTCCTCTGAGATACGGCTCGGCGGCGCGCACCGTCCCAGTAGCGCTCCAACTGCCGCCACTTTCGTGACTCCTGGACGATGGTCAAGATCCATCACGTACGGGGGATACGTGACACAGCAGTCAGCGCACGGTGCGTTTTTGTGTGATGCGATCAAAGCGCGCTGACGTGCGTTTTTCGAGGTCGCGCTGGGGCCACGGCGCAGGTGCGTGCGCTCCCGGTGACAGTTCGAGCAGACGAGGTCGCACTTCGAGATCTCTTCGAGAACACGCTCGATGCTCACCCCGAACATATTCCCCACGGCGGACACCTTCGTGGTTCCCGGGCGGTGATCGAAGTCCATGACGTACGGCGCGTACCGCTTTCCGCAGTCGAGGCACGGGTCTTTCTTCAGAGAGTTCACGAAGGCGACGCGGCGCCTGTATTTTTCGCGCTCGTACCCGTTCTTCTTGATCAGGCTTGCCTTCGATCGCCCGGCCTGACCCGCGGCGTCTTTTGCCTTGCGCTCTGCCGGTGACATCACGGCGCGCTTCGCGTTCTGGGCCGCGTTTACTCTGAGCCGGACCGCCTCCGGCCTCTTGGCGATAGCCCTTCGCTCATCCAGCGGCAGCGCGGCACGCCTCGCGTTCTGGTCCGCGTTCTTCTTGAGCCTGCGCTTCTCTTGCTCGGCCGGCGTCAACGCGGCCAGACGAAGCCTGCTCGCCTCCGTCGATCTCTGGGCACGAGCGCTTCGTTCACCTGGCGACAGTGCGGCGTACGCGGCGCGTTGAGCCGCGTTTTTCTTGATCCCGTTCGCCCTACGCTCTTCGGGCGCCGTGCTCGCTCGCGCAGAGCGTGCGGCAGCGTTTCTGGTCTCCCGAAAACCAGGATCGTTCACACGCTGCCGGTACCACAGCGCCTGCGGTGAAACAGTGGTCACTTTGCGTTCACCGCGTCGCACCGACTTATCGCTTGCTTTCTTTCGACGCACCACTACAGTGCGGTGTCAGACAGGTTCAGAGGATAGCAGAAGGAGCGACGCATGGGGTACGGCTGCCAGAAGGACTTCCACATCGAAGACTACGCCGAGGCTGTTCGGCGAAACCTTCCGCCGAGCACGAAGCGGGTCGGTCTGACTCTGCCGCCGTTCACCGACGAGCAGCGTAGGGAGCTGCTGACGCTCGGTGCGCTCGGACTCGCTGGTGAGGGCGGGGAGCTGATCGACCTCATCAAGAAGCACCTCTTCCACGGCAAGCCGCTCGATCGCGCCAAGATGATCGAGGAGGCCGGTGACACGCTCTTCTATCTCCAGTGCCTCGCGGAGGCGATCGACAGCAACCTCGCCGAGATCGCCGAGCACAACCGGGACAAGGTCGCCCGTCGGTACCCCAACGGCTTCAAGCCGGGCGGAGGTGTCCGGTGATCGTGACAACCAATCCGAACGAAGCCGATGAGAAGGCCGAGAGGGACGAGTGGGTCAGGGTCGAAAAGATCGAGGACGCTCTCCGGGACGTCCTCCTGGCGCTCAGGCCTCTCGACGCGGACGAGACGACGCGCGTCCTGCTCGCCGTCGCCGTGCTCTACGATCTGCCCATCGTTGAGGTCCACGTGCCCGCGACCACCGCGCCCCCGGGGCCGGCTTCGGGCGGGGCGGAGGTGTCCGGTGAATGAGTACCCAGAGCACGAGAAGCTGAAGCTCGTCTCGTCCAGCTCGCACACGATCGCCTTCTTCCTGGAGTGGCTGGGCGCGCAGGGCATCGCGCTCTGCGAGCGCTACGTCAACCCTGAGTCCGGTCGCGACGGCGAGTACGTCCGCGTCCGCAAGAGCACCGAGGACCTGCTCGCCAGCTACTACGGGATCGACCTCAAGAAGATCGAAGAGGAGAAGCGCGCGATGCTCGACGCGATGCGCGAGGCAACGGGGCGCGTGGAGCGGTGAGCAAGATTATCCCAGTCCCCGACGGCCCGATGCCTGCCGGTCAGGCGTGGTACCCGCTCCTCGGTGAGTGGGGGCCGCCGCTGGGGTTCGGGGACGACAGCGGTAACGACCTCGACTGGGATCCGTTCGACACCGAGAACGGGCTGGACCCGCACCTGTGGCAGACGAAGGAAGGCGAAGTCCTGCTCATCCGCGAGCTGGAGACATCGCACCTGCGCAACATCCTCCGGATGCTCGAACGGAAGCACGGGCATGGCTCGCTTGCCCGGTTGGGCAAGACGGAGGCGCGGGTACGAAACCTGACGAACGAGTGGCTGCGGAGGTTCTAGGAGGACCCATGGCGAAGAAGAAGACCAAGAAGAAGGCGACGCGGCTCTCCGACAAGGAGAAGAAGACCATCAAGGTCATGACCCGCGCGGGCGCGACGATGCGTGAGATCGCCAAGAAGATCGGCCGTGTGCCGTCGACCGTGTGGCGCTGGCAGCAGGAACGCTGAGTCAGATGGACGCGCTGAGCGCACTGATCGCCGATCTGCGCACCACCCCGTTCGGCAACATGGCACTCACGCTCGCACCGCTCGCGCTGCTTGCGCTTGTTGTCGCGGCCTACCACACACTGGTCGCACTTCTCGCGGCTCGCGTGAGTCAGCGGCGAGCAGAAGCGATGCGCCGCCTCGGAGGGCCGGACTTGGATGAGGAGAGAAGGAAGAACGCGATGAGTGGAGATCAGAAGATGTGGGTGATGCTCGTCATGAGCGGCGCGACGCTGCTGGGCTGGGTGGTCTGGAACATCATGACCTACCACACGACAACCGCAGCCTTGGCGGCGAGGTCCAGGCCCTCGCCTGCGTCTATGCTCACGTGCGTGAACCGCTGCGCCGAGTCCTGCGCGGGTCAGGAGAGCGGCCGTGAATAACGGCACGCGCCGCGACCTGCGAGATCGTCTTGAGGCGAAGGTGGATCGCGCCGCCGGCCCGCACGGGTGCCACCTGTGGTGCGCTGCGACCAACAAGGGCTACGGCGTGATCATGGTCTGGGTCGATGGCCGAAAGCGTATGAAGCAGGCGCATCGTGTCGCGTACGAACTGAAGCACGGGGCCGTGCCTTCTCACCTCGACGTCTGTCACAGGTGCGACGTCCGGAGGTGCTTGAACTTGCGTCACCTGTTTGTTGGAACGCGCAAGCAGAACATCCGCGACGCTCTCAACAAGGGGCGGATGGCAGGTGGACGCAAGAAGCACACGAGTCTTCTGCGTGAGCACCTGAGAGCCGTGCGTCGCCGGCTGGCGGCAGGTGAGACGGCGTCAAGGATTGCCGCGTCGCTTGGTGTGACACCAGGCGCCGTGAGCCAGGTTCGCACCGGTCGCACGTACAAGGGGATCCGATGATCATCTGGAAGACATCTCTACTTGACCCTCCGTGGGAAGAGCGCGGCGCAGGCAAGATCAAGCGGGGCGCGCAGAGGCACTATGACCTGCTGAAGACGACGGCCATGCCCGGTGTGATTCGCGCATCGGGACTGTGGACGCCGGGCGAGAACGCGCACGTGTACTGCTGGGTGACGAACAACTTCTTGCCCGACGGCCTATGGCTTCTGAACGAGCTGGGCGTTCGGTACATCACGAACGTCGCGTGGACGAAGAAGCGTCCGGGAATCGGCCGGTACTTCCGCGGCAAGCACGAGCTGCTCCTGTTCGGCACGATCGGTCGTGGCTGGGCGGTGAGGACGGCTCCCAACGACATCGAGAGCGCGCTCGACACGGACGAGGCGGACGGCGACAGTTACTTCCCCGATGGCGATTCCATCGAGGCCGAGCACGAGATGGAGAACGGCAAGCGGAAGCACTCGGCGAAGCCGAAGGTCTTTTACGACATGATCGAGTCTCGCTCCCAGGGTCCGTACGTCGAGTTCTTCGCGAGGTCCCTGCGTCCCGAGTGGACGAGCTGGGGCAACGATGCCGCGGTGGTCGCGTCCGCCATGGAGATCTCGCAGACCGCCCCCGAGTCTCCGACGGAGCCCGAGCCGCCGCCGAAGAAGACGCGTGCGAAGAAGACTGCTGCCATCTCGCCGCCCACCGACGAAGACAGACGCTCGATGGCCGAGTCCGGAGGCATCGCAGAGCGAGACCTGCCCAGCGGCGCCGCCGAGGCCGCGCAGGCCCTGCGCGAGCAGGGCGAAGAGCCCGTCCTCGACCCCGAGGACGTGTTCGACCCGAACGCTCCGGCCGAGGTGCGCGAGAAGGCCTGGGACGTCTTCGCTGACCATGCTGGTCAGCTCGGAACGAAGCCGATCCCGGTCGGCGAGGGCATCCTCGAAACGCTCGACGCTCTCGGGGTCCCGCACCAGGAGGGACCGAGGCAGATGTTCAAGGTCGAGGTCTCTGACGCACCTCTGCCCGCTCTGACCGGCCCCGGTGTCGTCGAGCAGCTCGAAGCGTCGTTCGCCCACACGCAGACCGAGGGCTACCTGGCAGCAATCGCCGAGCCGAAGCTCGACGGCATGTTCATGACCGGTCCGCTTCCGGGCGACCCGTCGAAGCGGCTGCACTGGGCGGACCCCAACGTGAAGCTCGTCACCCCGCCGCGCCCACCCTCGTGTCCCCACAACGAGCTGCGGTCGATCTGTGTTCTCTGTCGAGCGAGGCGCTGATGTCGGAAGAAGTTCATCTGGTCACGGTTGCTCAGCAGGTAGCCGATCGAGTCGCGGCAATCGAAGCAGCTCTTGCAGAGCGTGCTCGCCAAGACCCGGTCGAGTTCTCGATGTCGATGCCGCCTCGGAGTGCCAGCGTCTCGGTCGCATACATCGTTCTGGAACGTCGGCGCGGAACCTGGGGACTCTTCTTTCACGAGTTGCAGACTCCGACGGGAATGCTGATCGACGTGGTGATGGCGATGACCTCGCAGTCGAAAGCGGCCGTCGTGGCCACGGTCACCCCACTTCGCGAGACGACGCTGATGGTGCGTGCGGAGTTCCTGAAGAGGTCGGAGCACTTCGTGGCGGGCGCGCTCGACGCGATGGAGGCGGCTCGCACGTCTGCGGGGCCCGCTCTCGCAGCAGGAGATCGCGCACTGGCCACGCTCCGAGAGAATGAAGCCACGAAAGCGGGGACGTGATGGACGACGACGACAACAGCCAGAACGCACAGCGCCTGATCCATGCAGCGCTCGCGCAGATGTCGAAGGAACTCATACCTCCGGAGACTCAGGTCGCAGCGCTGCTGTTCGTAGCGGCTAACATGGAAATCATCGCTGTCGGCGGCGGACGCGTGGACCTCAAGCGGAAGCTGGAGCACGCCATCGCGGACGCTATGGAGATGCGGGATGGAATCGCAGAGTACGAGGCGCTCGTGGAGAGGTTCCGCGGGATGAAGGAGAACTGAACGATGACCGTGGGCGATGAGAAGAGGCGACGAGAAGCGATCGAACGACTCAGCGATTCAGAGCCGTGGCGCTCGGTGGGCACGGTCACGAACGACGACGGCATGTCCGACGCTGCGCTGTGTTGCCCCTCGTGCGCCTCGACGTCCGGCCTTCACTTGAGTGGCGTCAGGACGCTCGACGCGGAGACGGGTAAGCTCGCGGAACGCGTCCGCGATGGCACGTTTCCGTTCGCGCAGCAGCCCGACAGCGTTGTGGGTCTTCGCGGAGCGCAGTTGGAGATCGGGCTGTCTTGTGAGACGTGCGGTGGGGCAACGGTGCTCGGCCTACAGTTCCACAAGGGCATGATCTTCGTGTGCTGGAAGCCCATCGTCGCCGCGGGCGACACAGAGGACATCTGGCGAGACTGACGCCCGTCGAGCTACCATGGCGCGGTGCCCAAGATCGTCAGCCTCACCGCCAACCGTGCGACCATCGAAGACATCGAGGCGACGCTGCTGCGCGCCCCGAACTTCCTCGCGAGCCTCGGCCTACACAGCGAAGACGGGCGGACGCTGCCGCTGAAGCAGCTCGGCCTGGGACACTACGCCCACGCCTTCGCGTTGCCGAGCGGAGACGTGCTCAAGGTCACCGACGACGAAGAGGACGCGCGCGTCTGCAAGATGATCTTCGACTACGTCAAGAAGACGGGGACCGCACCCACCGGCTTGCCGTACGTCCGCTCGGTGCACCGTCTGCCCGGGGACGTCTACGAAGACGAGACGGACGTCCACAGGTCACGCCCCCTGTTCGCCATCGTGATGGAGCCGGTCACCACCGCCAACAAGACGAACCTGAGCAGGACGCTGGCTGGCCCTCGCGCTCGCCTGCTTCAGGAGGCGGTACTTCACCCGAGCGAGGAAGCCCTTCTCCCCAGCGAGGAGTCTGTAGCCTTCGTTCGTCAGATCCGCGATGGCGTGAAGTGGCTCTCGTGGCGCGGGGTCGAGGTCGTCGACCTGCACCACGGCAACCTTGGGTACGCGTCCGGCAAGCGGCCGGTCATCATCGACTTCGGGCACGGTAGCCTCCGAGACGCGTTCGTCATGAAGCCGATCACGATGGCGTCGAACTCGGGACGCGTCGCAAAGCGCGCGAAGTTCCCCGCGTTCCTGAGCAGCGAATCAGCCGCTGTCGGGTGGGCGAAGCGATACGTGAACGATTTGGACTGGGACGACGACAGGGAGACCCTGGAAGATAGGGCCTCCGAGTATGCTGGCTTTGCTCAGAAGGCATGGCGCAACGGTAGCATCGAGGTCCACCGAGCCGTGTCCGTGCCGTCTCACGAGAAGATCCGCTTCGATAAGCTGGGGAAGTCCTGGTCGTACGACCGGCGTGGCGCTGGCGTCTACAACAAGACGGTTGGCGAGGACGAGCGCGAGGTCGTTCTGACGGCTGTCGTGCAACCGGAAGACGTGGACTGGGAGTTTGGATTCACGTCGTTCATGTACTACGGGACCGACCAGTCAGAAGTGTCGATGCTCGCCCACTCGCCGGTTGAAGTGATCGCTATCGACGGCAAGACTTTGCCAGAGCCTGTCCTCGGTTCAACGGGTGCGTCGGGAGAGCTGTGGACTCCAAACGGTCGCGTTCCGACGCTGCACACTCAGGAGAGCGCTATGAAGCCCACCGAACGGCAGACGCTCACCGTCTGGCGTGACCTCGGATCTCCGACGGTCGACATGGACGAGCTGCGCATGGGAATCGAGGTCGAGCAGGAGCACACGGGCGACATGCGCGAGGCCGGCAAGATCGCCATGGACCACCTGCGCGAGTTCCCCGACTACTACACGCGGCTGACGAAGATGGAGGCGAGAGCGAAAGCAGGGCTGGCGCCGAACGGCCACTCCATGATCAAGGTCCGCGCCGCCTTCGACGAGTGCTTCGACGCGCTCGTCGAGCAGTTCCCCGACTTCGGCGACCTGGAACTGCACCACGACGAGAAGGCCGGCGGCGACAACGGCCACGGCTCCGAGCGGCAGTTCGGCTACTGCATGGACGGTAGCCCCATCCGCGTCGCCTTCGCCGCGAAGACCGAGGACCTGCCGGTCGCGAACATCCGCGGCCTGATGGCACACGAGTTCGGGCACGCGCTCGACTACCGCTACGGCAACAATCTCGGGAAGATGCTCGGGCAGCGCCTGCCGGCGGGCGTCGAACGACGTGCCGATGCGATCGCCAAGACGGTGTTCGGCAGGACGATCAAGTACGACAGCAAGGACGTCCAGTGCGTGGCGTGCCAGGGCAAGAGCGTGCGTCCGCGGAGGCTCGGCCCGTGAACTCTCCGCTCGCCATCTACCAGCAGCTCGTGGATGACCTGCGTGAAGCTCGGCGTCAGCCAGGCTGGAAGCCAGAGGACGATCGAGCTGCGCTCGGGAGCCTCGAAGATCTCTACGAGACGCTCACCGATGAGGAGCGCGAAGTGGTCGAGCGCGAGTCGGAGCGCTCCTGGCCCGACCTCTGGGACGCAAGAGGCGACCACGAGACGGTGAGCGTCGCTGCGTTTCGGGCTGACGCGCCAGGTGTCATGAGCCGCATGTCAGCCGGAGCTTGCTTGACCGTTGCAGACACCGACGGTCAGCCGCGTATGCACGTTCTGCGGCAGGCAGGCGACTAGCTACTCGTCGTCCGCAGCGAGGCTCTTGAGGTAGTCGATCAACGCTCGCATGACCGTCCGCCCCTCGATGGTCGACTGCCCTGCCTTGTGGGCTCGGTTGAGCACGACGAGGGCGGCACGCAGGAGGGTTTCGGGGTCCTGGATGTCGCTGTCGGTTGGGATGCCGGCCAGCTCGCAGATCAGCTCTGCTCGAAGGTCGTCTCGCTGGTCTTCGAGCTTGTCGAGCTTGGGCTCCAGGCTCGCGATCCGCTTCACGGTGGCGGCCTCGAACGTGGAGAGCTTCCGCGGGGCCGCTCGACCCATGTCGGCGATCCATGTGGTGATGGCCGGGTCTCCGAGCGCACCGCTCAGGCCGTCATACTCCGCCTGGATCTTCGCGAGTTCTGCTTCGACGGCAGCGAGTTGGACCGAGGTCTTGGACATCTACCACTCCCCTCCCACCGATCGGCGCGTCGCGCTACCATCGGGGGCATGGCGAAGGTTCTCATCTGGGGCGACTCTCAAGCCGGGACTCCAGGCAACGCGGCGAAGCGAGCCCTCGTTGCCGCCGGCCACTCGGTCACGGTAGTCCACAACGACAGCAAGTCTCCGATCGTGCAGACGCGAGCCCCCTACTGGGATCAGTACACACAGGCCGCGAGGGGTGCCGACGTTGTCCTGCTGATCTTCGGCCACAACTCCCTGGCGACTCCAGCAACGGAGGCGGCGCTTCGCAAGATGAAGATGGACGTGGCTCCTCCGGTGCTGATGAGCGGTCCACCGCAGTACCCGACCGCGCGTGACCACGCGGAAGGGGACGCGCTGCGGTCCATGAACGCACGTATCTTCGGGGACCGTTACATCGACGCCTACCCGGTCACACCGCTGAATCTTCCCAGGGCGAGCCCCACCAATCCCCACTTCACCCCCACCGGCGCAGCCCCGTGGGGCAGCGCGATGGCGACCGCCGTGCAGCGCTTCCTGGCCGGCGCCCCACCTACGTCCATCGCGCCCGTCACCGGGGGAGGTGGAGGCGGAGCCTCCCTGGGCCCTCCCGAGGGCGCCGGTAGGCTGGCTCTCGCCGCCGCTGGCGCCATCGGTACCCTCGGGCTGCTCTGGTGGCTCCTGCGGCGTCCTGTGCGCCGGAACAGGCATCGGAGTTAGATCTCGTCGTCCCAGTCGTGGGCCTTCCCGAAGCCCATCGTCCCTTCCCCGGGCTCCCCGAGCGAGGAGTGAAGCTCACCGTCCTCGTTGCGCACCATGAGCGGCGGCGACGGCACCTTGCCGGCGAGCGGCGGCGAGATGTTGGCGAGCAACTCGAAGTCCTCCCCTTCACCAAGCTCCGTGATCGAAGACAAGTCGTGACTGGTGACGCCCTCGTCGATCCGTTCGAGCGTGCGACGGTCTTCTTCGAGCATGCCGCCGCTCTTGCCGGGCAGGTTGCTGAGGAACTCGAAGCTCATCATGTCGGGAGGCGCCATCCCGACGAGGCCGCACTGGTCGAGCACGGTGCGTCCGACGTGGGTGGTGAGCTGGATGTCGAGGAAGCCCGCGTCCACGCCCATGTGACGGTGCAGGTCGAGGATGATGTCCTGCCAGGTCTTCGGGTCCCAGCCGGCGCTCTTCTTCGTCTGGATGGCGTCTCGGACGATGTCGAGGAACTCGGGGCTCTCGGGCCGGATCTCTTCGACGTCGTGGCACTGCGTCCCGGCTTGCGACTGCGGCCGATAGCCGGATGCGACGCCGGTATCGAACGGCTCGGGATCGTCGGGCTCGTACTCGCCCTTCTGCCACGGCTCGGGCACGGTCACCTCGGCGCCGTGCATGGCCTCAGAGGGAGGCAGGTAGTCGTCGATGTCTTCGGGGGTGACCATCAGGTCGGTCATGCCGGGAGCGGACGGCTTCACGGGCATGGGCTTGTGGGGGGCGCGGATCGACATCATCGGGGCGATGGGCGGCACGGTCCCATCCAGCTCCTGAAGCGTCGCGGGCGCGTAGCGCATGGGCTTGTCGTCGAGCCAGGACTTGGCGAAGTGCTCGGGATCGAGGCCGAGCTTATCGAGCCACTCCTTCTCGATCGCGCGGAGCGGTGTGTCCGAGCTGCCGTAGATCAGCGCGTGGAGCTGGAATGCCTTCTGGCCGTACGGGTCAGGGATCGGCAGCGCCTCTTCCTCGTTCATCTGCCGCGCGATCGCGGCCATGGCCAGGCCCTGTCGGATGCCCTCCATGTGCGCCATCTGCTCGATCTTGGAGACGTTGCGCAGCGTCTCGCTGCCGACCACCTCCGAGAGGCCGGCGCGTGCGAGCTTCTCGAACAGCTCTGCGTGGAGGCGGATGAAGCGGCGTTCGTCTTCCTGGAAGCGGAAGCGGATCACGTGCCCTCGGATTCGTTCTCGGGGTCGAAGGCGTCCTCCGGGTCGTTCTCGACCTCCTCCTCGAAGAGGTCCTCGTCTTCCTCCTCGCGTGCCTCGTCCTCTTCGTCGGCGGTCCGCTTCAGGGCAGCGAAGAGCCGGGTCAGCCACCTCTGCGCGGGGGCGTCGGACTGCTGCACCTCGTCGAGCGCGTTGGACTCGCGCTCCTCCAACCAATCCTCGAACTCGTCACGCGTCATGACTTCGGCTCCTCTGCGTCCTTGCGGTGACCAGCGCCGCGCTGAAGATCTTCGACGACGATGGCCATGGCCCCGAGGAACGAGTCTCCCTCGCTGGGCTTGAAGTTGGTGAAGATCTTCTGCGCCTTCCAGTCGATGCGCACGGCGCGGTTGTAGCTCGTCTGCGGCTCGCCGAGCCGCGTCGAGGGCATCGTCTTGCCCTTCATCTCGGTTGCCACGACCCCGTAGCTCTGGACGGCGCGGATGATCGACTTCGCGAGCACGACCTGACCGGCGACGTCGGAGCTGGTCATCATGATCGAGTAGATCACCTTGTCGTTCTGGACGCTGAAGTCGATCTCCAGCGGCTCGTTGAGAAGATCGGACGCGACCTCTTCGGCGTCCTTCATCCGCGCCTCCGCCCTGTCCATCAGCTCGCGAACGGACGGCGGAAGCTCCGTCTTGGGGATCTCGAAGATGATGTCGCGCTTCTTGTCGTTCACCGCCCGAGGATGCACCGGGTGTCAGACACGAGCAAGGGGCAAGCAGATCGGATACGATTCGGTCCATGTCGTACGCGATGATGGGCCTGGGACAGAGCGAAGAGCCGGTGGACGTCAGCTCGATCCCGACACCTGGGCAAATCAAGACCCAGGGCGGCTGGTCGTACCAGATGACGCCCGACGATCTCCTGTGGCTGGCCCGTTCTGTTCAGCACGAGGCAGGCAACAACGAGGCGACCGCGTGGACGTACGCGCAGCTCCTGGCGATGCGCCGCGGCAGCAGCCTGAAGGGGCTCGTTCAGGCGCACAGTCAGCCGGTGAACCCCATCTGGCGTCGCGACGGGACGAAGTGCCGTCCCGGCGGCGCCTACCACGGCAGGGATGAATGCGCGGAACGAAGGCTCGCGGTTCGAGACCGGGCAGCGACGATGCCGTGGTCGGAGATTCGTCCCGCGGTCCGCGAGGTCATCGTCAAGTTCGCGACCGCCCGGCTGCCGAACCCGGTGCCGCGCGCCGCCAACTTCGCGAACGCGCCCGTCACGACCAACTACCTGCTGCGGCACCCGTCCTCGGCCATCGTCCTGCGAGACGGCAACTGGTACATCACCGAGAGCCAGACGAACTCGTGGCCTGCTGACTTCGTGACGATCGAGGACGAGGGGCGCGTCGCAGGACCGTCGTTGGCGGGTCGGGCTCGCGCGGCCACGACCGTGCCCATCTACGTACCTGGGCTCGCCGTCCTCGGAGCTGGCGCCGCCTTCGCCTGGTGGGCCTACGGCAGGAGCAAGCACGTGAAGCGCAACCGCCGGAGAGGTCGATGAGCTACACGGCGCGGCGACAGCCGATCGAGGTCGGATTCTGGAAGAGCCTCGACCCGCGAAACGACGATGGCAAGTACCCGGACGTGCGTGCCTTCGTCGACCCGAGCTGGAACTGGGCCGAGCGAGACAAGGTGATCAGGTACGTCTCGGACAGTCGCTTCCTTGGCGACCAGTACCGCGGCATGTCTACGTGCCGCATCTGTCGCATCTGGAACAACGGCAGCGCCGACTACTCCGACGGCGTCTACGTGTGGCCGGAAGGATTCGGCCACTACCTGCGCGAGCACAGTGTGCGACCTCCTGCCGCCTTCGTCGCTCACGTGCTCCGGCAGGTCAGCTCTCGCTGAGGTTCCGCGCCATCTCCGCTGCCGCCTCACGGACCTGCATGAACATCCCCTCGTGCGCCTTGGCCGGCCCACCGAGCTTCTGGAGGTAGACGGCGGTCGTGTTCGGGCTCAGGTGCCCGAGGAACTCCTGGATGTCCTGGAGGCGCGCCCCAGCCTTGTCGAGGTCCTTCGCGGCCATGTGCCGAAGGCCGTGCAGGCGGACGATCGCGAGGTCGACGTCGGCACGCTTGGCTGCTCGACGCAGGATGTTGTTCATCATGCGCGGCGAGAGCGGCTTGTCCGGATCGCAGCCCTTGGTGAGCGAGCAGTCGCGCATCGAGGCGAAGACGCCCGCGTTCGCGTGCAGGGTCGCGAGCCGCCCCGAGGCGATCCAGTACGCCTTCAGCGCGTCGTAGCAGATCGACGGCAGCTCGAAGTGCTTCAGCGCTCCGCCCTTCACGCGGCACCGGTACGTCTTGGTCTCGCTCTTCAGGTCGAGGTCCTTCATCACGAGCGACGCCACCTCGGTGCGGCGCCGCCCGGTGAACGCGAAGAAGAGGAGGATGGCCCGGTCACGGATGCCCGACGGATCCGTCGGCAGCTTGTCCATGATCAGCTTCAGGGTCTTCCATTCCATCGGCACCGCGCGCCCATACGGCGTCGGCTTGATGTCCGAGCGTGGGACGGCGCTGAACGGGTTGTTCTTGATGAGCGGCTCGTCGGTCGCGCCGGCAGGCCGACGAAGGAACTCGAAGTAGCTGCTCATGGCCGACAGCCGGTAGTAGGCCGTCGCGTCGCTGACGTGCTCCATCAGATGGCGCTTGAAGGCGACCGCGTGAGCGATGGTCACGTCCTCGGGGCAGACCCAGTCGAACAGCGTGAAGAACTGACGGATCGCCGCGCGGTACGAGCGCTTCGTGTTCTCGGGCTTGCCCTCCAGGAACGCAGCAAGCATCAACAGGTGCATCTTCAGCTTGGTGTCGTTGCCCTTGCCGAAGCGGGCCAGCAGATGACTGTCGCGAGGAACGAAGGTCAGCTCGGAAGAGACGCTCATGCGCCAAGCATACCTACTTCTTGACCAACGTGGCGCTGTCTGACACAGTCCGCTGGACACGCCAAGTGTGTCGAAAGGACGAACGACAGATGAAGGTCTCCGAGCTGGTCAAGAAGAAGAACGCGAAGGTGTCCGTGCGGGTGCCGGTCGCGATGCAGAAGGAGTACGGGCTGAAGGAGAGCGTCTCCGGCAAGATCGAGGGCGTCCGCACCGAGGGCCGAGTCGCCAGGGTGTCCGTCGGCGTGCGCGGCAAGAGCTACGAGTTCAGGCCGCAGGACCTCACCCTTGGGTGAGATCCGCATCTCGGGGATGCCGCCCCTCACGAAGCTGACGTTCGCGGTGGAGCCTCCCTTCACCGCGATCTCTTCGCATGAGATCGCGGCGATGTTCTTCGACTCCTACATGGACGCGGACGCTTCTGGTGTCGTCACCGGTCAGATCTGCGTCGTCGAAGACAACGGAGGCGCCGCGGGAGCAACCCGGATGTTCGGGAGCCTCGACACGAAGTGGCGCCTGATTCAGCTTGCGGGCGCGGTGAACTTCCTTCTCACGCACCCGAGGGCTCGCGAGGTCTACCTGCTCACCACGATGCGGCTGAGCCGGGAGTACACGAGATGAGCACGCGAGCTGAACGAGACCAGGCCAGGATTCGCTGCCTGACGACCGCGATCAACAGCATGTACTGCGAGGTCGCGAGGATCGTTCAGGCGAGCGATGACCCCGACTCCCTCGACGAGTACGCGCACGCGAACTTCGCGGCGATCCACGATGGCGACGATGGCGCTCTGGTTGGTCTCTCCCTCACGGACCTCACGGACCTGATCGGCACCATCGCTGCCATGGAGAAGCTCGTCGCGATGGGCAACTCTCACGAGATCGTCTCGCTGCTGGTCCGGACCAACCGCAGCGTGGGAGCCGAGATGGAGGCGGACCTCCTCCTCTATCTCGAAGCGATCGCGCATGACCGTTCGCCCGAAAACATCTCGGCACAGGCGACTTCACGTGTCGAGGCGTGAACGCGAGCGTGACTGGTTCTTAGGACCCCGGACCGACTCCGGGGGCCAGGAGAATCATCATGTCCCGCACCCGTCACCACAACCACGCCGCTCGTTGGCGTGATCCCGCCTGGTTCCGTCGTCAGCACTCCAGGCTGTTCCGCGCACGCTGCAAGCATCACATCCGCATCGGACGCTACGACCTCATGCCTCTGCTGAGGAAGAAGCACGGGTACTACTGGTGAGGCGCTCGTGAGCAGGCTCAACCCGCACAACTATCTCAAGGCGATTGACCCGCCGCGCAGTCATCCACCACGACGCTGGCGGTGTCACTACTGCGGCTTCACCGGACTCTATGAGGAGGCCCTCGCCGTCGCCTGCACCTACGTCTACCCGCCATGTGAGTTCTGCGGACAGACGCCGGAGTGCTCGGCTGACTGCCCAGGCATCGCTGCGATCCTTGGCGCACCTGGCATCCATGTCGTTGGGATGGAGAAGCCAAAGATCCCTGACGCTTGAGCGCTGGACGGCGGTCAGTCCGCTTCCTCGATCGTCGAGGCGACGTCGCTGAGGTCCATGTCCTTCCACGGCGGCGGCGCTGCGCCGAACGCGGCCGTGTAGCGAGGCAGCTCCATGACCACGAAGGTCGTCTTCTTCGTGCCCGCACCCTTCACGAGGTAGCCGGGCACGATGAAGAGGCGTGCCTTGGCGGCGGTCACGTGCTGGCTCTGGGGGATCTTCCAGCGCAGGCCCACGACACAGGCGCCGGGGTCGTAGGGACAGAAGTCGCTCTGGTCACCGTCGATGACGGTCAGGCCCATGAACTCGGAGGGCAGGCCGATCTCGGGGATGTACGGCCACCGGTGAGCCGTCTCCTTCGTGCCGGGGCGCGGAGGCTGCGTGGGGATCTTCTGACCGGGCGCGATGTACCGGCTCGTGCCGAGGGTGGCGAACGTCACCGCGACACGACGTCGGTTCTGGTTCACCTCGTAGTCGAGTGCGTCGAGGTTCCCCTGAGTCCCAGCGTACGAGAAGGTGAGGTCATAGTTGGGAACGGGGTACTTCCCGGCGCGCATCGGCATCCGTCCGGCGACCTTGGTGTAGTCGTAGAAGCGGACGCTGCGGAAGCGCTCGAACATCTCCGGAGCGAGAAGCTCCCAGGGGATGTCGGAGTAGACGTTGAGGCGCAGGAACGGAACAGAGCCCTCGCAGGAGCACTCGTTGACCCACTTCTCCGTCGCGGCGTAGAGCATGCGCATGAACGCCAGCGGCTCGTGGAAGAGGCTCATCGTGAGCGAGAGCTTCTTGATGGTGTTGTAGCGGTCGTTGAGGTTCTGCCCAGAGAAGACGAGGCAGCTCGCCTTGCACTGCGCGGTCGCGCTCGCGCACAGCGTGGTTCGCTGACCGGGCGGCAGCTTGATCTTCTTGACCCCGTACTTGCTGGCCGCGACGTCCACGACCCTTGCGATGTCGTCGCGCTTCCAGTTGTTCGACGGCATCAGGTTGAGGCCCGTGGACTGGCTCTTCGGAACGCCAGGCCGCGAGGACTTCACGAGCTTGTGGTTCCCGCCGAAGATCCTCTCGACCATCTTGCTGGGCCGGTCGTAGGCGAGGACCTTCTTGACGTTGCCGGCCTTGCCGGTCTTCGAGGTCGGGAAGAAGGGACGGAGCGCGTCGTACGCGTCCTCCAGCGAGATGGACTCGATCTCGGTGTTCGACATCGGCCTCAGTCCGATCAGACCGAACGCTCGCCGCGGCTCGTCCTCGAACGCCGACTTCTTGGTGCGGAGCTGGATGACCCCGCCGACGTTCGCCGCCATCGCGAGCGCCTCCGACTCTGCGGACGCGGCTTCCCACGGCGGAGGGCCCTCGTACCAGACGTCGGCGTCCGGGAGCGCCTCGGCAGCAACGGCGAGAGCCTCGTCGTACGTCTCGGCGATGTGAAACGCGACGCCATCCTCGTCGATGACAGCGAAGCCGGCTCCTTCTGTTTCCATGCTCGCGAGAGTAGCACGACCGTGTGTCGAAAGTTGTTGCGCCTCGTGGAGCGAGGCGTTAGGTTCGTCGCATGAAGAAGGCCGTCGACCCGCCGCCTACGGTGGATCTGGTGAAGATCGCCAACCTCGTTCACGACCTGCCTGCTGGCGTCGGGAACAGGACCCTGTACGCGGTCTACTGCGATGAGGGCGGCAAGGTCCCGTGGAAGGTGTTCAGGCGGACGGTGGCGTTCTGCCGCGGTGGCAACGACGCTGCGATCGAGCACGAGCGCGTCGCCGCCGAGGCAGACGCGGAGGAGAGGCGCGAGGCACGCGCTTTCGGGATGGCACTGGCGAGAGCGGAGGCAGCCGAGGAGTCGGCGGCAGAAGCGCTGGAAGCAGCGCGAGGAGCAGCGAAGATGACGCGACGAGAAGATCTGAGCAGGGGGCAGCGAGTCTTCGTCCGGGTTCGATACGCGGACCAGACGAAGCTCCGCCCCGCCCGTGTAAATCAGGTGATGCGCGGTGCGGTCAACGTGAGGATCGACGACGAGGACGAGCCGCGCACGGTGCGGTTCAACGAAATCGAGATCCACGCCCCGGTCCCGGCCATCCCGCCCCCAACGGCCGGTGCCGTCGCCATGGCAGACGGGCGCGTGGAGCGCCGAGCAGCCGAGCCCGAGGTCACGGTGAGGCGGGCACCGCCCCCCGCTCCGGTCGCCGTTCCCGCGCCGCCTGTAGCCGAGGCGCCGGCCGTCACCGCGCCGGTCGCTGCGCCGATCGACGCAGAAGTGAACGCCTGGATCGAGAAGGGCTCGACCATGCGCGACAACCTGATCACCAAGCGCAGCATGCTCGTCGTGGCCATGGACGATCTGGTCGAAGAGACGCTGCGCATCGAAGAGACGCTGGCCGCCAAGAAGATCGAGCTGGCTCGGGTGGACGCGCTGCTCCTGGCGCTCGACCAGATGCGCTCGGTGGTGGCAGCGTGAAGCTCACCCACGCGATCAAGGTCGCCGAACAACTCGCTGGCGGTCCCGAGCAGAAGCAGCACCTGACGAAGCTGACCGTCGAAGAACACGTCGCTGTCCTTGTTCTCGTAACGATGGCGAAGCGCGTGCTCGGCACGCGACCGTCGCTTCGCGCCGTGGTTCGCGCCGTCTACGGCGAGGACCTGAACCAGACCGAGATGGAAGATCTGTTCAAGCAGGAGTGAGCGATGACCATGAACACGAACACCGAGGCCGACGACAGGATGCCTCCTGCGCGTCTTGCGGAAATCCTGGCGAGCATCGACCGTGGCGACTCGTGGGATGCCACGACCGTGGCGCTGGCACGCGCTCTCTCCGCGGCCAGGGCGCAGCTCACGACTATCGGGCAGGCGGTCACCGACGGTGCTGCGCTGGCAGAGATGCCCATCCAGTTGCGAGGTCTCGGCGATGTCGAGCGCGCTCATGCCACGTGTGCCATCGGAGCGGCGGCATCGCTGATGCGGCGTGAGATCGAATCGAACCCCGACCCCGAGACGCGAAGCGCGCTCAGCATCACGATCGTGTACGGCGACCATGGCCCTGGAGGGTGGCACCAGCGTTTCGCTGGACGCCGAGGTGGCGAAGATGGCGCCGGGGCGTGACGCGCTTGAGGTGCTTCTCTATCCGCTGCGCGACGGCGTGCGCTGGGGCGCTCGGCTCCGCTGGAGCGATCACCTCGGCGAGAGGACGATGCGCATCATGGGAGGCGTCAGCCGCGAGCAGCTCCTCACGGCGATCGGAGCGGTGTTCGACCGTCGCTCCGGTGGTACCATCAAGCCCGATGCTGACTCGTCGCGGTGAGGCCCTGCGCCGCCTCGGAGGCCCTGTCTGCCCCGTGTGCGACACGGTCGGAGCGGAAGGGATCGAGGTGCGCTACCTCAACACCGACGGCTCGCGGTGGCTGCGTGGAAAGGGACGGAGAGCCGTCGAACGAGAGTCGCTGGCGCCCATGTGCCAGCGGTGCTTCGTCGAGATGGAGAACGACGCGGTTGCTCGACGCGCCGCCGAGGTCGCACAGCGCGTTCGTGCGGACGCACAGTCCGCAGCTCTGGCGGCAACCATGAACACGCTTCGCACGAACGGACCTCGGTACCGCGAGGCGTGCGCGGAGCACGAAGATGATCTGAAGGCTGCCGAACGGATGGCTGCCACGTGGGACGTGGGCAACGGCCTGTTCGGACGAAGGGGGGAGTGATGCTGCCGAACGTCTACCTGGCTGGTCCGGCGAGGGAAGTGGAACGGGTGATCTCCTGCGTCGCTCTCCTGGAGGAGCGAGGATTCGTTCTCGCGACGCCGTGGTGGGAGCGCGTACTCGAAGAGCGCAAGCGGGGATGGAAGACAGACGCGGAGGTGCCGCCGGAGTTCATGACCGAGAACTGCCTGATGAACAGGCACGGTCTCGACCGCGCCGACTTCGTCATCGCGCTCACGCGCTCCGAGGGAGGGATGTCGGCGGGGACGGCTGGAGAGGTCGCGTACGCGGTCGCTCTTCATCACGCCTCGCGGATCGAGTCTCTCAGGAAGAAGATCTTCATCGTCGGAGACCCGCGCGGCTTCGTCTGGTCATTCGACTCTTCCGTCCTCGTGTACCCAACCATCGACGCGTTGCTCGCGGTCTTGCCGCGCCGAGGCTACTGATGAGCGTCGAGAAGCCCTACATCTGCGAGATGTGCGGGAAGAAGCTCCCAGCAGACATGGGCGTCATCCTGCCGCAGGACATGATCGCCAGGGTCGAGCTGGAGGACGAGGCCGTCGTGGACCCCACCTGCCTGCGCTTCTGCTCGAAGAAGTGCCAGGGCCGATGGTCCGCACTGAAGCGGGGGACCGTGTGGAACGAGCACGGTCACGGCTGCATGTGCGCAGCGTGCTTCCGATGAAGGTCCGAGACGGGTACAAGACCAGGCCGAAGTCGGACTTCCTGGAGCACAGCCCGTTCAACCAGCTCATGCGAGTTGGTCCATGCGACGGGTGCGGGAAGGAAGTGTCGCGACCCTTCGGGAACAGTCCGCACGTCTGCGACAAGCCCGAGTGCGCCAAGCGGTGTGAGGCTCTGCGCCGTCTGGGCAACCCGCAGGACAGCAACCCCTTCAACCTCCAGAACTACCGGAAGCTGGGTGGGGGGCGGGGGCTCTGACCGGTGGGGCGTCTCGTGTTACGCTCGACCGCATGCTGATCCTGGTCTTGCTGGCCGCCTTGGCCGTGGGGTATCTGGCCCTGTTCGGCGGCATGTTCGTCACGCCGGAGTGGGAGTGATGGCCCGTCGACTCAAGAGAAGGTCCAGCCGGCGCCTGCGCCGGAACGATGCCGCGCCCGCCGCTCCGTCGTCCAAGAAGAAGATGCTGGTGCTGGGCGGGATCGGCCTCGTTGCCGCCGGAGGAGCTGCGTACCTGCTCCTGAGCCCGTCCTCGGCCTCGGCACAGAGCACCCTGCCCACCGGACCGACGGCCGTCGACCCGCAGGTGGCCAGGGCGGCCAAGGCCGCCGAGTGTGATGCCCTGCGAGCGAGCCTCGTCCAGCTCCGAAGTCTGCCGACGCCTGACCGAACGAGCATGACGCGGCTCGAAGGGCAGATCGCCGCATGCCTGGCCCAGGCTCGGGAGCTGGGGGCCCCAACGGATCCTGCCGCGTCGCTTCAGGCCGCGGCAGACGTGTCCCGCGCACAGATCGACGGGTGGTTCGACGAGTACAAGGCGACGAACAACGATCTGGTGAAGCGCAACAACACCCGGCAGTCGATCTTGGCCGGCGGCGCTGCGCTGGCGGCCACCTACGCGGAAGCGATCGTGCAGTCGCCGAACAACCAGGCGACGACGCTCATCGCTCAGTCGATCGTGCGGGCACTCGACTCTGCGATCACTCGCAGAATCTGCTTCCTCAACAACGAGCGCGGCTGCGGCACCCAAGCGCTCGACGAAGATCAGCCCGACGCGAAGGGCGCCCAGGAGCAGGCCCGAGTGATCGTACCGCTCGTGGCCGCCTACATGCAGGCGGTGACCAAGGTCGGAGGCCCGAGGCGGGCTCTTGCGCAGGCCGACGGCGAGAAGTTCCTCGCCGCCATGCTGCGGCCCTGCACCTTCCTCAAGTCCTACATCGACGGGCAGTGGGGGCATTACAGGGCCACGAACAACGATCCGCTGAAGCGCAACAACACCCGGCAGTCGATCCTTGCCGACGGGCGGACTCTCGTCGCCTGCCTCCAGACCGTCTGGGCGTCCGCGTACAGCTTCGGCAGCATGACGAGCATGCGCGCCGTCGGAAAGCTCACCCTGGCCGCGCTCAACGCTTCGATCGACCGGTGGCGCGGGTTCTTCCTGAACGAGCCCGGGTGTGGCACGTTCGCGCTCGATGAAGATCAGCCTGACGTGAAGGCGGCCCAGGAGATGGCGAGCACCACGATGCCGCTCATCTCCGCCTACGCACACTTCGCTCGGACCCTGTCTACCCGCGGCGAGGTGGCCGCGTACGAGCCGCTCATCACCGCCAAGCTCCGCATCTGTGCGGCCATGAAGGGCTACGTCGACGGACAGTTCGACCACTACAGGGCGACCAAGTGGTCCGACGCGCTGAAGCGCAACAACACCCGGCAGTCGATCCTTGCCGCTGGCGCAGCGCTCGCGGCGTGCCTCCGCGAAGCCCTCGTGCTCGCGCAGAACTCGGGGGACAAGAAGCTGGTGCGCCCCGTTGCAGTTCTCACCGAGCAGGCTCTCCTCTCTGCCATCCGCAGGAAGCTCTGCTACCTCTACGACCAGACCGGATGCGGTCGTTTCGCGTTGAACGAGGACCACGGCAACGACAAGGCCGCGCACGAGCAGGACAGGGTGATCGGCCCGCTCGTCAGCGTGTACAAGCAGGCCGTCGTGATCGACAAGGCCAACACGCAGGCCGAGGCGCCCCTCGCGAGGGCCCTGTTGGAAGAGGTGACCATCGCAAAGAACTACCTCGACTCGCAGTACGGCAACCTCAAGGCGACCGACTACTCCGACTCGGTCAAGCGCAACAACATCCGCGGCTCGATGGTGCAGGCGGGCCAGCGCTTGGTCTCACTGCTCCGCGACATGCAGCCGACGACACCGGCGGGCCGTGCGCTAGCTCGCTCGGCGGCGCAGGCGGCTCTCACGAAGTCGCGCGAGCGCGAGACGTGCTACCGGGCCGGCGCTGGCGGTTGTGATCGGCAGTGGGGCACCTGGACCGAGCCGTCCGGTGGAGAGAAGGCGGACCAGGAGCGGGACACGATCGGGAACCCGCTCGCTGCGCTCCTGGCGGACACCTCGAAGACGGGCCTGGGCGGCATGGGCGACGAGGCCGGCGTCATGGGCCTGTCGAGCCAGGCGTGGCTTGGGATCGGCGCCGTCGGCGCGCTCGCGCTCCTGGCGGCGAACGCTGGGCCGACGAGGGTGCGACGCAACAGGCGCTCCGAGCGGCGTACGTCGCGACGCTGATCTGCGCTACCATACGGGGATGGACCCGAACACCGACAAGGTCGTCTACTGGATCACGCAGTTCTGGTCCTTCCTCTCGGTCGCGTTCTGCGTGTACCTGGGCGGCACGGCGACCAAGCGGTTGCTTCATATCTGGGTGCCTGCTGGGACCCCCGAGAAGGAGCAGCCGACGTGGTACCGGCTCTGGTCCTCGACGCTCAAGTGGCACCCGTTCGCAGTGGGCAGCCTCTTCGGCCTGGTCACGAGCATTCCGGCACCCAACTGGGTGCCTGATGTCGCAGTCGCTCGCATGATGTGGTTCGGGCTCTCGGGCGGGTTCAGCGGCCAGCTCTACGGCGCGGTCAAGGACAGCGTGACGCAGATCCCGAACATCGTGCGCTCGCTCGTGTCCAAGTACACCGGAGCGACGGCCCCTGCGCCAGCGGACAGCGAGCCTCCGGCATCGGATCCTCCGAGCGATCCCGGCTGACGCGACAGCCAGTCTCGGGGTAGGATGGCGGCCATGAGCTTCGTCGCAGGCCAACGTCCAGTCGCACCGTGGGGCTTCCATCACTGGTGGGGCAAGTGGAGTACCGCAGCCGAGCTGCCGAACGTCGCTGGGTCCACGACCCAGTGGGGCGAGATCCAGGCCGGCGACGCCGCCTGGGTCGTCGCCGGTGGCGGCGCCATGTACCTCTGCACGGACCCTACCGCAGGCGCAGCCGTCTGGGCCGCGGTACCGACCGGGGCGGCAGGCGGCTGCTGCGACCTCGTGCCGCTCGTCTACCAGCCTGGCGGAGTGGCCTCGGGCAACACCTACACAGACTTCGGCCTGCTGTACACCGAGGCGTCGACTCTGACCAACCCGACGGTGCTGATCGACGGGCAGTTCATGACGCCGACCATCCCCGCCGGGGTCTACGACTTCAGCGGCTGGACGTTCAGGAGTGCCGGCATCGAACAGGCGCAGCTCGTCTTCATGGACGGCGTGGACGCGACCATCACGTCGGGCTATCTGCCGATCGCGTTCGACAACCTGGCGGTGGCGCTCGACGCCGGGAACATGACGGCGTCGCCGTTCAGGCTCGTGCCGACCAACTACATGGCGGCCCTGACCGTCGATGCCACCAACACCACGTTCACCGGCGACTCGGTCAGCGTCACGCCGGTGGGCGTGTTCTACCTGGCGCCCACCGGCACCGGCAGCTCAACGCTGAACGTCACCGTGCGCGGCATCTCGAACGCCGGTGACTACACGGTCGTCACCGACAACACAGGCGGCATCGTCAACGTGGGCCTGATTGGCTACGACGTCGGCACGGTGCAGCCGCAGGCGATCGTCGGCACCGCGAGCAACATGAACAGGGCGGTGTACTCGGCGTACGCTTCCCTCGCAGCACAGTCTCTGCTCACGGTCACCATCACCGACGGCCTCGACGCGTCGGCCGGCACCAAGGAGCGGCACGTTCTCAACGGTACGCAGACGGGCGTCGTCGAGCTACTGATCGGCTCCCTCTACTTCCCCCAGGGCACCGTTCTGCTCGCGGGGTCCAAGGCCATGCTCGGGACCGTGGCCGGCGGCGCAGAGACGGCCACGCTCAACATGCGCGCGTTCACTGGCGGAGCGCTCGTGGCCACCTGGGCCGCCACCGGCGCCATGCAGGACGTCGGCCTCGCCGCGAACGTGACGATTCCTGCCAGCGACTGGTACGACCTCTTCATCGTCGGCGGAGGCGGAGGACAGGTCGCGCAGGCCCGTGGCCTCTACCTGTCCCTCTACACGACCGGCGGCGGCGGCTGAGCCGCCCGGGGGAGCCCGTGTCACTGACCCCCAACGCGCCGATCGATCGGCTCAAGTACATCGTCAAGACGTACGGCGAGAAGCAGCCGTGGGTGGTGCTCGACACGCTCAGCGTGATCTTCAACACCATCGGCATCGACAACCCCGAGTACGACCTCGAAGACACGCTCGCCGCCCAGGGCAGCCCCGTCTGGGGCGAGATGTTCACACGGATGACGAGCCGCCTCCGTTCCATGTTCGGCAACGGAGGACAGCTTCACGCGGGGCTCATCATGCCCAGCACGCAGCCACCACTGGCCGACGTCTCGTACCGAGAGCAGCTCGGCTACTGGTGGTTCGGCGACCCGGAGGTGGAAAAGCGCGTGCAGGTCATGCAGAGGCCTGCGTCGACACTGCGTGAAAGACTCGAACTGGTCCTGGAGCTGATCGGAGCGGAGAGCTTCCCTCGCTTCAACAGTGCCATCCGTGAGCCGAGCGATGCAGACGGCACCTTCCCATGGGTGGCACGTGAACTGAGCAAGCTGTCGAAGCACACGATCAGCGAGATCGACGGCGGAGGACCTCTGGCCCAGCGCGCCGAGTACGACTTCTACGTGCAAGCTCTCTACAGGCTCCGACGCTCCTGCAACCTCATCGCACAGTGGGCGAAGTCGACTGGGACAGACATCATGAAGATGTCCCTCGCCGACGTCTTCGACGCGAGCGCGAACTTCCGTGAGAAGAAGAAGGTTCACCACGGAGAGGTCGTCTACAAGTTCAAGAGCGGCTGGGCCGTCGAGGAGCTGAGGGAGAAGCGCCAGCTCGAATGCGAAAAGGGCTTCCTCTCGCACTGCGTCCCTTCGTACAAGAGCGCCATCGATCGCGGCGAGAGCGTCATCTACTCGCTCCGCGACCCCGACGGGGTTCCGTACGTCACGATGGAGTGGAAGCCGGCACGCAAGGCGTTCGCGCAGATCTTCGGCAAGACCAACTCGAACATCGGGGATCCGGCGTTCGTGGACTACGTGTTCACGGAGGGCCAGAAGAACGACCCTCCGCTCCGCGAGCAGGCGGAGGTCATGGAGGTCGTCGAGCTGATCCGCACGATGGTCGTCGAGTTCATCGACAAGGCGAAGGGCGGCGACGTCCGAGGTCTTCTGTTGGCAGGAGCGAGCCTCAAGGGGAGGAGCCTGTCCGGTGTGAACCTAGCCAACGTGAACCTGACGGGGAAGGATCTGGCCGGGGCAGATCTGACCGGCGCGAACATGGCCAACGCGAACTTGACCGACGCGAACCTGGCTGATGCGGATCTGCGTTACGCGGTCATGCGCAACACTTACCTGAACAACGCGGTCCTGCGCAACGCAGACCTGAGCAACGTGGACTTGAGCAGCACGGACATGACCGGCGTAGACCTGATTGGCGCAAAGTACAACGCCGAAACGATCTGGCCCGATGAGCTTGACCCGCACGAGCTTTGGCACAGAGGAGCGGTGAAGGCATGACCATCACGCGGACCCAAGCGATCCTTCTCGGCGTCGTCGCCCTCATCCTGCTCGTCGTCGGCGGGGTGATCGGCAGCCGATGCGTCGGCCCTGGCCCCGGACCGCAGCCGGACATCGTCACCGGCATCGACGCGGGCCCCGGCGAGCGCCTCATCGACGAACGCCTCGACGGAGCCATCCAGGCGCACCAGGCGCACATCGAGCAGATCGAAGAGAAGTTCGAGGAGGACCTCGCCGCCTTCGATGCTCGTCAACGTGAGGAGTACGAGCGCCTGCGCGGTGGCGACGATCTCGAAGCCGCAGCGCGGATGCTCAGCGAGTGGAACCGGAGCCGAAGGGATGCTGGCCGATGAGAGTCATCTACTTCGTTCTCTACCTTCTGGTCTGTCACCTGTTCACGCCGGCCTCGGTGGCTGCCCAGGAGACGCCGCCAGCCGGCTACCAGCTCACGGAGCCGGCGCATCAGATCGTGCCGGTCCGGGGTGGCCACCTTGCGCCGCGGGACGGTCTGCTCATCGACGCCGATGACCTGCTTCAGATCCGCGCCGAATACGAGCGCATGCGCTATCTCCTCACTCGCACGACTGAACGAGATGCAGAGGTGTGCGGTGTCCGTGTGCAGATCGAACAGGCACGCACGGCCGCCTGCGGCGAGCGCGTGAGCCTGCGTGACGAGCTGTGGACGCAGAGGCAGACCGAGCTGGTCATGCAGCTCCGTGAGGCCAGGCAGGCCGCTCAGCAGGCTGGAGAGCGGTCGTTCTGGGAGCATCCTGCCCTGTGGTTCGCCGTTGGAGTCGTGGCGACCGGGCTCGTGTGGATCGCCGCGACGGTGCGATGATGTTCGTGGGTCGAAAGAAAACTCTTGACCTCCCTCGTGGCGTCTGCCATACATTCCACATCGTGTCCGACACCAGGTCCATGTCGATGAGCTTCAGCGGTCTCTGCCTTCGCGGCGGAGCCGGTGAAGTGCGTCTGGTCCAGGGGACCCAGGATACGCACAATCGCAAGCCCTACATCGCGACGGGTGAGCCAACGTAGAAGGACCAGGAGTCCAAGCATCTACGAAGGCCACCCAGGGAAACCGGGTGGCCTTCTTCGTTTCGGAGTCGAGGGGGCATGGGCTCCACCTGACTGTAAATCAGGCGCCTTCGGGCATAGTCGGTTCGATTCCGGCCGGCTCCAGAGCAGAGAGAGAAGAACGGTCATGGCGACGCATCACATCGTGGAGAGGTACCGGACGGCGCGAGAGCGTCTGCGGCAGGCGCGCGGCAACGACGAGGCAGATCGTCATCAGGACGAGGTCGACGCGCTGTGGGCGGGCATGTCGGAGGCCGACAGGAGGACCATCCTCGGCATCGACGGCAGAGAGGTTCTGAAACGCGCCGCGGCCTGAGCGCGGGAGCGTCGCCCAACTGGCCGGGCACTTGGCCTTTACCCAAGACTGTGAGAGTTCGAGTCTCTTCGCTCCCATGATCGTTCGCGTTGGAAGCTAGATTGGAACAGCCCCCGGTTCTTACCCGGGAGATTCGTGGGTTCGATCCCCACCCAACGCATCCGAGATCGTCTAATGGCAGGACGCCTGACTCTGGCTCAGGCAATCGGAGTTCGACCCTCTGTCTCGGAACTCAGGTCGTTGAAAACTGAAGAGGATGATGACGCGGGCGTCCGTGAGGGCGCTCGCACATTCCAGGGTCGCGAAGTGGTATCGCAAGCGGCCGTTAACCGTTCGTGCGCAAGCACATCGCAGGTTCGATTCCTGCCCCTGGAGCTATACGTCGGAGGCTGAGGTAGCCGGATGGACTCCAAATCCGTCGTCGATCAGGTTCGACTCCTGGCCGACGTGTGGTACTTGTCTGACATGCCGTCGAACGAGTACATGCGCATCTACATGAAGCGCCGATACCACGAGCGTCGGGCGATTGCGCTGAAGTTTTTGGGCGGCAAGTGCGCCGCGTGTGCCTCGAAGACGAGTCTTCATGTCGATCACGTTGACCCGCACAAGAAGACGATGAGCTTCGAGCACATGCGGTCAGTTGGACTACCGAAGTTCATGAAGGAACTGAAGATGTGCCAGCTGCTGTGCAAGCGGTGTCACGAGAAGAAGACGCGGATCGATCTTGGGCACCGGCCACTGGGACAACACGGAACTATTGCAACGTATCGCCATCGAGGTTGCCGCTGCGACCTGTGCGTGCTCGCGAGTCGCGAGTACCAGCGCGCATGGCGCGAAAAGAAGAAGAACGCCCACCAAGCTAACGCGGAGTAGCGCCCGACTGAAAATCGGGAGGACGTGGTTCAACTCCACGGGTGGGCATAGACCGAAGGCACCGGTGGGACGCATCCAGCGAAGTTGGAAGGCACCGTCGGAACGCATCGGTCTTCTGCCTCGTGACGCTGCTGGGTGGCGGGCCGCTTGTCGAGCGGTTGAGAGGGGTTCGATTCCGCCTACGAGGCGCTCTGCGGGCGATGTTCTAAGGTAGGACGCCACCTTGCCATGGTGGAACCAGCCGGTTCGATTCCGGTCGCCCGCTCTCTCTGATAGTCATGGTGGTCGAGGCCGAAGAGTCGAGGCGCTGCGTTGTGGCCGCAGTCCAAGCCGGTTCAAGTCCGGTCGATCACCCTTGCTCGGGTAGCCTAGCGGATCAGGCTCCTCTTTCCTAAAGAGGCCGACGCGGGTTCAAATCCTGCCCCGAGCGTTCGATGGCGCATGGTTCAATGGTCAGAGCGCTCCCCTGATAAGGGAGAGAGTCCGGGTTCGAGTCCCGGTGCGCCTATCTCGTTCGTCGCGTAGCTCAGGTAGAAGAGCACCTGCTCGACAAGCAGGAGGCCCCGGGGGCGGAACCCGGCGCGACGATCTGCCGTAGCTCAACGGAAGAGCATCGGAAAAACGGAGCCGACGACCGTAAAAGGCATCGCTGCGCCGGCTACCTCGCAAGAGGGTGAAGGTAGGTCTCAGAGGTTGCGGATGCACCGAATGGCAAGGAGCCCCCTGGTCGCTAGGGAAGCGCGTTTCCTAACAAGAGATTGCAGCAGCGAATGGTGTGGGTTCGATTCCCACCGGCAGAACTATCTGGGCCTGTAGCTCATTCTAGGAGAGCGCTCGGTTTGCACCCGAGAGGTGGAGGGGGCGGAGCCCTCCAGGTCCATGTGCCCCTGAAGTTCTAGGAGAAGAACGCTCGCTTGGTATGCGAGAAGTTGCCGGTGCGATGCCGGTCAGGGGCTCTGCGCTGGGCGAGGCGCTGTCGGGGGTTGCCCCGAGCTGCCGCAAGGCAGTGTGTATCGCAGAGGTCGCTCTCTTCTGCGGTCGTGCGGGTGATGCCGAATGGTCAGGCTCTGGACTTCCACTCCAGCTGAGCAGGTTCGATTCCTGTCACCCGCTTCTGGCGCGATTCCTTCTGGGAAGGACACCGGCTGCAACCCGGTGAAGGTCGGTTCGACTCCGTCTCGCGCCTTGATCGTTCGCATGAGCCGTCCCCACAGGCGGTCGGATGTGGGTCCTACCCTCGGGCGTGGTTCCTGGGGGGTCGGGCGGACGATCTTCTTGCAGCTGTGCCCACTGGAGGGTAGCCGGTGTTCTAAGCCGGTGTGTGCGGGTTCAACTCCTGTCGGCTGCGTCTCCTGTTCGCGAAGCTCAACTGGATGAGCCCCTGATTACGAATCAGGTGGTTGTGGGTTCGACTCCCTCCGCGAACGTGTCTGCTGACGATGCTCGACTGGACGAGCGCCGCCCTCCGAAGGCGGAAGATGCAGGTTCAACTCCTGTCGTCAGCGTGCGGGGTAGAGGAATGGTACCTCGGATGGCTCATAACCATCAGGCTGCTGGTTCAAGTCCAGTCCCCGCTCCCAACGCAGCGTTCCTCAGTGGTAGAGGGCCCGTTTCATATGCGGGTGTCGCCGGTTCGATTCCGGACGCTGCGATTCATGACCGGGCTGTAGGGGAATGGTACCCCGCCGCATTCGGGATGCGGATGTTGCTGGTTCGATTCCAGTCAGCCCGATGAGCACGGCTAGCGATCGGGGAACGCAGCGGCCTCACACGCCGCCGAGCAGGGTTCGAGTCCCTGGCCGTGTATGGTCGAGCCCCGGTGGCGGAACTGGCAGGCGCGCACCGTTCAGACCGGTGTGTCCGAAAGGACGTGGGAGTTCAACTCTCCCCTGGGGCATCTCTCGCGGGAATGGCGGAATGGCAGGCGCGCATGGCTAAGGACCATGTGTCCGAAAGGACGTGGGAGTTCGACTCTCCCTTCCCGCATGGTAGTGTCTGACAACCCGCGCGGGTGCCGTAACAGGTAGGCGGGGCCGGTTTCAAACACCGGTGTCCTTCGGGACGTGGAGGTTCGATTCCTCTCCCGCGCACAACCACACGGAGATGATCATCATGCAGCGCGTACTCGTCCTCGACGCCTTCTACCAACCCAGCCGGGTCGTCTCGTGGGAGCGAGCGATCTGCCTCCTCTACGACGAGAAGGCAGAGACGGTCGAGTCAACCGACGAGGTGATCCGGTCCCCGTCCATCACCATGCACATGCCGAGCATCATCCGCATGACGCGCAAGACGCGCTCGCGGAAGGTGTCGATCAAGTTCTCCCGGGCCAACGTGCTCCTGCGCGACGGTCACACCTGCCAGTATTGCCGGAAGGAGTTCGAGCCCCACCAGCTCAACTACGACCACGTCCTGCCGCGCTCGCGCGGTGGACGCACCGAGTGGGAGAACATCGTCGCGGCCTGCTACAAGTGCAACTCGAAGAAGGGTGACCGCACCCCCGACGAGGCAAAGATGCCGCTCCAGAGGCAGCCCAGGAAGCCGGGCTGGCTGCCCGTCGTGCCGAAGAAGTTCGACGCCAGGACCGTCCCCGAGTCGTGGAAGCCCTACTTCGGTAAGGCGGCATGAGGCGACGCGGCGACAAGGTGCAGGACCTGCTGGACACCGCGACGGTGGTCATGACCGCCTGCGCGGTGTTCAGCCTGGCCTGCGGGTTCGACCTCGACGCGCTCTTGGCGGCGGGGGCAGGGTTCACGTGCCTGCTGATCGATGATGTTCGGAGTGATCTCGGAGGATGAACCCGTGGTGGCACGGGACCCGCCTCGAAACCGGGCGGCGCTTAGGCGCAGGGGTTCGACTCCTCCGTCCTCCATTGGAAGTTGAATCGGCGAGTGGCGCCGAGCCCGCTTGCTAGGCGGTGCGCACCTTCACGGTGTGGGGATCGTGCCCTCCAACTTCCGCTTCTGTCCTGTTCGACTAGTTGGCTCAGGTCACCTGGCCCTCATCCAGGGCCCTCAAACGTTCCGCCTCCAAAGCGTAGATAGCGACGCGCTCGCTTCGTAAGCGAGAGAGCCCGGCGCACGTCCGGGTGGAGGCTCTCCTTCGCCTCCATAGCTCAGTTGGCAGAGCACCGGTTTTGTAAACCGGCGGTCGCCGGATCGAGACCGGCTGGGGGCTCTTGCAGCGTTCGACTTCGTGGGAGGTCGCGGGGCTTTCAACCTCGCCAGGCTCGGTTCGACTCCGGCACGCTGCGTTGCGGATGGCGATGTCGGTACTCGCGGCGAGCCTTTGGATCTCGTGCCCCTCACCGGGTCGCTGGTTCGAGCCCAGCTCCGCAAGCCAAAGAAAAGGGGCCCCCCGATGAATGGTGGGGGGCCCCTGGGTGACTCCCCCGAGCCAGCGGGGGGCTGTGCTCCACCTTGCGGCAAAGCGTGAAACCAGAGCATGCCGCAGCTCCGGGACCAGAGCAAGACCATCATCCTCTTCGGTTCTTGACCTTCTCCCTGGAACCTGTCAGACAGGTCGACATGAGCCTCCAGGCCGTCGCCGACCGCACCAAGTGCCCGATCCGCTTCCTCGTGGGCGTGCGCGTCGTCGAGAGCGGAGGCAACCCCGCTGCGGTGCGCTTCGAGCCGCACCTGTTCCAGCGGTACCGCTCGGACCTCGTGCGGGAGATTCCCCGAGGAACCAGGGTGGTCGCTGCCGCTCAGATGCGTGGCGACGCGTGGGCCAACGGCAAGGTCCCGTACACACCCGGCACCACCCGAGACGGCAAGCCTCGCTCGGCCTCGTCGAGCGCCATGGAGACCAACCGCGAGGCGTTCGAGTCAGCACGGAAGCTCGACCCGGTCTCGGCCGTCCTGTCGTCCTCGTGGGGTTCCTACCAGCAGCTCGGAGGCTCGTTCCCGAAGGCGCTGGGCACGGGCCCGATGGACACCGCTCCGGAGGCGAACGCAGCCGTCGCAGCGTTCGACGCCGACCCGGCGGGGGTCTCGGACAAGCTGCTCGGCGCGTGGCTGCTCAGCAACCCGAAGGCGCTCGCGGCCGCGAGGGCGGGCGACGTCGAGGAGTTCGTGCGCAGGTACAACGGCGGCGTGAACCCGGGGTACTGCGCCAAGATGCGCAAGGCCTTCGCCGACTTCGATGCCGGCAAGCTCAAGCCGTGAGGAGACAAGCATGACGATTCGCCCCGAGTTCGACGTTCACGTTCTCAACCACGATGGGATCAGGAAGGCGCGTGAGATCGCCACCTGCTTCTCCATCCTGCTCAACGACCTCGAAGAGCACTGCGGCAAGGACGGTCGCGAGATGGCGCTCGTTCGCACGCACCTCCAGGAGGCCGCCTTCTTCGCCAAGCGCGCGGTGGCAGTGCGCCCGGAGCACCAGCTGGCGCCCGAGGTCGCCAAGTGACCCGCGAGGAGGCCATGGACGTGATCACCCGCTTCGGTGCGAAGCAGGCACGCATCGAGGCGATCCGCCGCAAGCAGGCCGAGCTGACCGTCGAAGAGACCCGGCTGAACGACGAGATGAACGCGATGCGCGCTCACGCAGCGAACGCGTCCGAGGCGCTGGCGGCCCAGTGAGCTTCGCGATCACAGCGCTACCGCCCGACCCGCAGACGAACTACAAGGTCGCCCGGTACGGCGAGTGGTACATCCGCGCTCGTCCCGACGGCGCATCGTTCGACCTCGCGCTCCCGCCGTTCAAGAGCTGGGAGGATGCCAAGACCGAGTTCGTGGGCCTGTCGCTCGATCACACGGCCCGCCTGCTCGGCGTCGCGCGTGGCGACCTGCACGCGTGGGGACGAGAGTGAGAGATGGATAACCCCCTCGGCCTCGCTCGCGACACCGAGGCTGCGATGAACGACTTCATTGGTCGTCTTGCGAAGGCGCAGCGCTTGTCCGGAAAGAGGGCGCCTTCCCTGTGCGACACCCGTGATAGCTACGTCCAGCAGAGCAGGCTCTCCATCAACACGCAGCCTGTCGCACGACCCGGCTTGCACCGCGAGAACGCGTTGAGCGCACTGCGGAGGTTCATCGAGAGCGCCGAGCGATACAGGCAGGAGGCCTTGGCGGGTGGACCGAGGCGCAGCTGGAACAGCTACGAGGACCAGCGGCTGCGCAAGCCGATCTCTCGGCTGCGCTACCTCCTGATCCAACATGATCGGTGGGAGGCCTTCAGGAGGCTGCACTCGAACGGAGCGGTCTGATGAGCAAGAGCAAGCTGGGCGTTTTCGATGTGCGCGAAGGCCTGATCGTCGCGTGGTGCGACGAAGACGGCGACGGCGAGGGCGCCTGGGTGGGGCAGGACAAGGGCACGCCGGTCGCCAAGCTCCGAACCAAGAAGGATGCGGCCTACGTCAAGCGCGACCTGAGCGACTTCGAGTATTTTGCGATCGAGGTCGATGCCCGGGAGTGGGTGGAGCAGAACCGGGATCTGGTCACCGCCACGATGGCAGGCTACACCTTCGAGAGCGTCTCTGTTGCCAGGCGCTTCCTCAAGGAGATGCAGGCGAGCCTCAAGGCTGCGCGAGCCCAGTACGAGACGGGTGTCCCGTGGCCGGAATGGGCGAAGACGGCTCAGGCTGCCGGCTGGAAGCCGCCGAAGGGCTGGAAGCCTTGAACGAGCAGCGCGACCGCTTCGTCGTGTCCTTCACGGGCACGCAGCTCGGGATGACGCGCGAGCAGCGGGCCTTCGTGGCAGAGATGCTCGCGAAGCTGAAGGCGCGGCACGGGAGCCGGTTGCGGGCGGTCCACGGCGACTGCGTGGGTGCGGATGCGATGTTCGATGAGATCTGCGTCGAGCAGGGCATCATGCGTGGGATCTACCCCTCCGACATGGACAACAAGCGAGCCCACTGCGATCGACGTGGAGCGAAGCTCCTGTCCGATCCGATGCCCCCTCTCGAACGCAACGGCCCCATCGCAGCGGCCGGAGACCTGCTGATCGCGGTACCGAAGATGGACCAGGAAGAGGCCCGCTCCGGCACGTGGGCGACCGTGCGTCGAGCCCGGTCTGCCTACGCCAACAGGTCGTCGGGGGCCATCGTCATCGTGTGGCGCAGCAAGCCACCGTCGTTCGACTTCCCATCGAAGAGGCAGGTCAGGCTTGCGACTACGCCGCGCTGACGGTTGCCCGGATGCCGTTCTGGCGCAGCCACCCCTCGACGACGCGCTTGGCGCAGCCGAAGCGGGGCTTCTCGACCTGCTCACCCTGGACCCGGGCAACGTAGAAGGCGCGCGGGCCTGCGGGGGTCATCTTCGCGATCTGGACCACGTCGGCGACCAGGACGCCGCGAGGATCTCGCCAGATGAACATCGGCCGCATGGAGACCTCAGCGCCGACGGCGGCCGCGCCCGCGGCGACGACGGTTCGGGGTCACCCACTTGCCCAACCCGTGGTCGTAGTAGCCACCGCTCGTGTAGGTCACGTCCCTGCCGATCTTCCACGTCCCCGGGCTCGTGAAGGTCAGGTACGCGAGCGTTCCGAAGAGCCCAAGCGCCAGGAGCCCGCCGAGAGGCGAGTTCTCGACCTGCCCCAGACCGCTCGTGGCCTGGCAACCACACCCGCTCAGCCCCTTCAGAGGGAAGCGCGTCGAACTCATGCCCGTGACCTGCGAGTAGCCCATGGCGGCTACTATACACCGCCTTCCGATGCGCGTCCTCATGGCCACCAACACGTACCTGCCGCACGTCGGAGGCGTGGCGAACGGCGTCGACCGGATGGTGCGCTCGCTGCGCAAGCTCGGGCACGAGGTGCTCGTTGTCGCCCCGGGCCCTGACGCCGTGACGCCCATCCACGCCGACAGCGAGGGGAACATCCGGGTTCCTTCGATCCCCGCCGTCGGAGGGAGCGACTTCTCGATGCCTCTCTACGTGGTGGGGCCGCTCACCAACATCGTCGAGAGGTTCAACCCCGATGTCGTCCACGCGCACCACCCGTTCCTCCTGGGTCGTGCGGCGCTCGTGGCGGCGAGGACGCTGCGCAAGCCCATCATCTTCCACCACCACACGCTCTACGAGCACTACACGCAGCACTTCGCCCCCAAGCACGCGTCGATCTTCTCCAAGGCTGCCGCAGCGGCCACCTCGTTCCTCGGGGCGACGACGGTGCCGTCGGTGTTCGCCAACGCGTGCGACGCCGTCTGCACGCTCTCGGGGAGCGTCGCGCGGATGCTGATGGAGCGCGGCGTGACGGTGCCGGTCTACGTGACCCCGTCGGGCATCGACGTCGAGTTCTTCGCGAGCCCGGACAGCAAGAGCGTGCGCAAGAAGCACTTCATCGCACCGGACGCGTTCGTGGTCGGGCACGTTGGTCGTCTGTCCAAGGAGAAGAACCTGGCCTTCCTCGCGCGGTCGATCTCGATGTTCATGACGGCGAACCCGGCGGCCCGAGCGATCGTGGTGGGCAAGGGGACGTGCTCCAGGGAGATGGATCAGATCTTCCGCGCCAACCGCGTCGCCGCGCGCGTCCGATGGCTCGGCGTGCAGCGTGGCCAGGCCCTCGCCGACGCCTACGGGGCCATGGATGCGTTCGCGTTCTCCTCGACGAGCGAGACGCAGGGCATCGTCCTGGCCGAGGCGATGGCCGCGGGCGTGCCCATCATCGCGGTGGACGGCCCCGGCACCAGGGACATCGTCGAGAGCGGCTTCAACGGCCAGATCGTGAACGAGTTGAGCCCCGAGGCGCTCGCGAGAGCCCTGTTCGACTGGTCACGCCTGCCGCGAAGCGAGCGCGAGGCGCGTCGCGAGAACGCTCGGAAGACCGGGGCGTCGTACGCGCGCGACATCACGACCCGCCGGCTGGTGGCGGTGTACGAACAGGTTGCTCGGTTTGTCAGACATGGAGTACAACGGCCGGATGGTCGATAACAACGAAGCCGAGACGCCCTCGGCACCGGACGAGAGTGCGGACAGCGGTGCGCTGACGGTCGCTGGCCCCGCGTACAAGATGGTCTTCCTGAAGCTCGATGCGGAGGGGGTGCCGACGCTCTGGGGGCAGAGGTGGACATCGCTCTCGGCCAAGATCTACGACCGCAGGACCGCGATGAAGTACGCGGTGTTCGAGGCGCAGCGTGTGCCGGCGGGCAGCGTGGCGGAGATCCTCGTCGCCCTCATCAACCCCGGCGGCCGGTGCATCGCCGTCCTCTCCGGAGGCACCGGCAAGCCCGTGCGGCCGCTCATCGCGCTGCGAACCAAGCGGGCCTTGCCGACGCTCATGCCGGGCGACGTGGTGGCGAGGCGCCGCACGAGCCGCCCGCTCGCAGGCCCCCGGTCCAGGCGCCCTGCCGCCGCCAAGCGGCGGACCTCGCGGGGAAGGTGATGGCAGCCGCGAAGAAGGCAGCGCCGAGGCGCCGATCCTCGAAGCGCGCTCCCATGACGCTGGCAGCCGTGCGTCGTTTTCTCGACATCAGCATCACTCCCGAGGTGTACGTCCCGCGCGAGACCGTCCGGCTGACGGTACCCATGAAGAAGAAGGGCTCCCCCCTTGGCCTGTCGTTCGTTGTCCTGATGGAGGACGCGCACCAGAACGTGTACCTGCGCCTACCCTCCACAGTCTCGGTGCCGAAGGAGCGCGTCAACGAGGCGCTCAAGCTGCTTCGGCGCCTGCACGAGCTGAGCTGAGCGCGCCTGGAGCCTCGTCGGGTCCTCGCGTATGATGACTGCCACCATGCACGTCAACCCGGCCCCGGCGCACGTCCGTCCCTATCTTCCGTCGCTGTACCTTCCCGGCAGCCTCGGACGCTTCCGTCAGTACCCGCGGAGCGTGCGGACGCCGATCCCCGGCGCCGGCTACCAGGCCGGCAAGGGCGTCTGGGGCGAGCAGGTGCTCTACCTCGGCGGCTACGGCGACCTCTTCAAGCCGCAGGGCCCGTACCCCTACGGCCAGTACGCCCAGGTGCCGTTGCGGGGGCTCGGACAGGCCCCGGCGACGCCCTGGTACGCCAGGGGCTGGGTGTGGGGAGTGGCCGGCGGAGCCGCGCTGCTCCTGGGCGTGGGCTCGTACCTGACGCTCAGGAAGAATCGGCGCCGCGTGCGTCGGAACCGGCGCCGCGGGAGCCGCCGATGAGCTACGCGGGACTCGGGTCATCCGCCTCGTACAAGAGGTACTGGAACCAGTACGCCGAGGCGTGCCAGGGCATGGCCGACGAGGGAGCGTGCTTGAACCGTGCGGTCCAGCACGGTGCGAGCGTGACCTTCGCGGGTCTCGGGCAGGTGGCTCCGGCTACGCCGATGGCCGACACGCAGCGGGCGCTTCAGATCGCCGCGAGCCTGGCTCAGATCGGCGCGCAGGTCATCGCGAACCCGGACCAGTTCTCTCGCACGCAGGCGCCGCGCGTCGTGAACGTGCTCGACGAGACGGTCGTCACGCCGCTGGTGGACCGGGTGGCGCAGCGTGCGACGCCCTACTTCGTGCAGTACGTGATGCCGCCGCTCGCGGTGCTCTACGTGCTGAGCGGCATGGCGGCGGTCTTCAGCTACAAGGTGCTCGAAGGCCAGCGCAACCGCGGCAAGATCTCCGCGAACCGGCGTCGTCGCCGGGTTCGCCGCTGACCGAAGAAGAACGAAAGGGCTGGGCAGCCTCATGAGCGTTTCCAAGAGAGATCTGTTTCGGATGACCGACGCGCAAGCTCGCGCCGGCAAGGAGATGTGGAGGACGAGCGGCCAGGTGGGTCGATTCGCCAGCTCGTCGTTCGACGCGGAAGCGACGGCGCCCAAGACGTGGATCATGTGGGTCAACGACAAGGGCGAAGAGATCAGCACCATCGAGTGCGAGCTGTACGCGGTGCCGCGGGCGAGCAACTCGAACGAGCAGATCGGCATGCTCGTCGGCATGTGCCCCAAGTGCGGCAACAACTTCACGGTCCGCGAGGACAACAAGGCCATGACGCTCGACCGCGTCACCTACCGCAAGGCGCCCAAGCATCTGCGCATCAACTGGGCGTTCCACTGCAAGAACACGCTCGGCAAGCCCACGATGGACGAGGACATCATCCCCGTCGTCAGCAGCAGCGAGCGCTGGGCCTGCGACTACTGCAAGGGCTGGTGCGTGCGCGTGCAGGCAGGCGTCGCGACAACGGACATGACCGGAGTCACCCAGCTCACGGTCAGCGGGCGAACGCCCATCATCGGAGGGTAGTAGCGTGTCGTATCACATCGGTCCCAGTCCCGTTCCGCATACGCTGGCTCCGGCCATCCAGCCGCATCAGTACCAGCTCCTGCCGCTCTCGCAGGTGCCGACCGGGCCGGCACCGCTGGCGCTCGACGCGAACACCAAGCGCATCCTCATCATCATCGGCATCTTGCTGCTGGCGGCGATCGTCTTCGCGATGCTCAGCAAGAAGCCGGTGACGCGCAACCACAGGCCGGTGAAGCGCGTCTCGACGCCCGAGCTGGCGAAGAACCTCTACGAGCGCCTGGAGCGTCGCGGCAACGCGAACGAGACGACGATGCGCTCGCTCAAGGCGTACGCGAGCAAGCGCTGAGTGGCCTGTGCGAGGAACGACGGGATACGCCCACGTCGCAGAAGGCCGCATGTGGGTGCGGATGGAGCGCGCGTGGGTACCACCGGCCGAGCGACGCGCTCGCATCTCGGAGCGCGAGCAGGTCGGGCCGCTCCGGTCTCGTGAATGGGACGACGGCGATCTCAGCTACGACCTCAGCTACGACGACGGATGGTGCGACGAGCCCGAGTGCCCCGTGTGCGCGAGCGTCGAAATCCGCACCCCCCGTCTCACCTGCCCGTTGCTCGCGAGGGCGGCGATGCTGTGAAGAAGACGGGAAAGCGCTACCCTTAGCCCATGTTCGACAAGAACCGGCTCTGGATGCTCGTCCTGATCATCGTCCTCTCCGTCGCCGCCCTCGTCGCGGTCATCTTCGGCGTCACGACGCACCGGGAGCCTGGCTTCATGGAGCAGACGCCCGAGTGGACCCCTGGCGACTTCCCGCTCGATGTCTGCGTCAGGTCCTACGCGTCAGAGCGCGTGCTGCGAAGCGACGCGGAGGCGGCCGACTACACCATCTCGGTCATCAACGGTCGACTCGGCTTCGAGGCGTATCGCTCGACCAACGCGGCCACCTGCCGCGTCATGCTGACCATGGGCGCTCCGGCGGAGATGGACTGGCAGGAGCCCGGTGGCTCGGCGACGATCCGTCGAGGTGGCTGCGACATCGAGACGGCGAACGTCATCGGCGAGGTCCGCACCATGACCGTCTACCACGAGCTGGGTCACTGCCTGGGCCTCGCGCACGACGACTTCGAGCTGAGCATCATGCGGCGCACGCAGACCGAGTCGTCCGATGGCACGATGCCCCCGTGGTTCACCGACCACGACAGGTCTCTCATCCGTTCCACCTATCTCAGCGAGTAGAGCCATGACCGACACCGTTGCCCTGAGCCACATCAAGCAGATCGCGCGCACCATCGCTGTGGCGCAGGGGCTGACCGACGCCTTCGACGAGCTGATGACCGCAGAAGAGAACGCGGACGTTTATGCTCTCGATGCAATCCTCGACCGCTTGGTCCCGACGACGGGTGGCTTCGGCGCGACGTTCCTGCCGAGCTTCGCCATGGCTGCGACCGAGCCGCTCATGAGGTCGAGGAACTCGTGGCGCCGGCTGAGGGACCGCGTCTTCGCCAACATGGACGAGTGCAAGCGGATCGTGGCCGAGAGCGCAACGGTAGAGGTGCGCGAGCAGCTCAAGCCCACGTTCGCAGAGTGGGACCGCGAGAACGCTCGGTACAGGCCGGAGCTGGACGGGCGACCGTACGCGAACTGAAGTACCGCTTGCGTGTGTCGCGAGAACCTGTCAGACAGGTGCGATGCCGGACAAGACGAAGCTCAAGGTCCTGAAGGACCAGGGCGTGCGCATCGTGAAGACGTGCGGCACGTGCAAGCACTCGACCTTCCCGCACGGTCGTCCATGGGGCTCGTGTGACATCGCGAGCTACCAGCACGAGAAGCACGCTGGTGTTCGCCCGATGCCGGCGCACCTGGCGTTCTGGTGCCCGAAGCACGAGGACGGGCCGCACGGCATGGAGCTGGGCGAGTACGCGAAGCTGATCCCCGACCTGAGCATCAGCGATCTGAAGAAGGTGGTCTGACCATGATCTCCGAGATGAAGGGCAAGGTCGTTCCGGTGAAGCTGTGGACGCCCATCCACGAGGTCGAGTCGTCTGCGCTCGACCAGCTCAAGGGCATCGCGGCGCTGCCGTGGTGCTTTCATCACGTGGCCGTCATGCCCGACGTTCACTTCGGCAAGGGGGCAACGGTCGGGTCGGTCATCGCGATGAAGGACGCGCTGTCGCCGGCTGCGGTCGGCGTGGACATCGGCTGCGTTGACGCAGACACGGAGTACCTGTCACCAGGCGGATGGCGACGGATCTCCGAGTATGATGGTGGTCTGGTGATGCAGTATGAGCCAACGTCCGGCGACGGCGTCTTCGTGGCGCCGGACGCCTACGTGCAGCGACCGTCGAACGGGTTCCTTTGGTTCCGCACGAAGTACGGTGTGAACCAGATGCTTTCGCCAGACCACCGCGTGCTGTGCTGGAGGATCACTGGACGTGATCGTCGTCGTGAGCAGATGGTCATGCTCGCTTCCGATCTTGCCGCAGAGCACGATCGCTTGGTTCTCGGCGCCAAGGCGGAGTTCCAGACAGCGTTCTGTCCGCGGACGACGACGAGTCTGCCGGTCGAAGACGCGGCTCTTCGGGTGCAGGTGGCGGTCATGGCCGACGGGCACTTCCTGGCCAACACGGGCAGTGGGGTGCGCGTCAAGCTCGTTAAGGATCGCAAGAAGGCCCGCATGCGTGAGCTGCTTGTGCAAGCTGGAATCGCCTTCAGTGAAAGCGTCGCGCGTGACGCGCGGTACGAGGATGGGCAGGTCATGTCGTTCGTCTTCGACGCTCCGGTGAGAACGAAGACGTATGGTGACTTTTGGGCCGCCTCGCAGCAGCAGCTCGCACTGATCAGCGACGAGTGCCTGCACTGGGACGGCACTGCCGCCGACCACGTATTCTTCACACGTGACCGTGCGTCTGCCGACTTCATCCAGTACGCCTTCGCAGCCAGTGGGCGCCGAGCCGTGATGCGAGCCGACACTGACAGCGATGGCGATGTCGACTATCGCGTGTTCGGTCACGCGGAGTCGATGGTGGGAATCGCTGGGGCGCCCAAGACGCCGATCGAACACGTGCCCAGTGCGGACGGCTTCGAGTATTGCTTCACGGTGCCGTCGGGGTTTTGGGTGATGCGTCGCGGCGGAAACGTCGTGATGACGGGTAACTGCGGCATGGCTGCGGTGCGAACGAACCTGACGTCGCACTCGCTGCCGGACTCGCTGTCGTCGCTTCGGTCGATGATCGAGGAGGAGATCCCCGTCGGCCCCAGCAGCCATGCGGAGACGCACGGGCTAGCGATCCGCTCGACGCTCTGGGCTGGCTTCAAGAACCTCGACCCGATCGTGCAGGATAAGCTCGGCAACGCCCAGAAGCAGCTCGGGACGCTCGGCGGCGGCAACCACTTCATCGAGCTGTGCCTCGACACAGACGATCACGTGTGGCTCATGCTGCACTCGGGCTCGCGCAACATCGGCAAGTGCCTGGCCGAGGTTCACATCGCTCGCGCGCGGAAGCTCGCGCACAACGCGGAGCTGCCGGACAAGGACCTGTCCGTCTTCCTCGCGAAGACGCCCGAGATGGCGAGCTACAGGCACGACCTGATGTGGGCTCAGGAGTACGCGAAGTCGAACCGCGACGTGATGCTCTGGATCTGCGCGGGCATCCTGCGTCACCACTTCCCGACCATCTCGTTCGGGGAGCACGTCTCGTGTCACCACAACTACGTCAGCGAGGAGCACCACTTCGGCGAGGACGTGCTCGTCACGCGCAAGGGGGCGATCTCGGCGCGCCTCGGCGAGCGCGGCATCATCCCGGGCTCGATGGGAACGTGCTCGTACATCGTGAAGGGGCTCGGGAACCCGGAGAGCTTCCACTCCGCATCGCACGGTGCCGGCAGGCGCATGTCGCGCGGCGAGGCCAAGCGTCGCTTCAACATCGAGGACCTGGCCGAGGCGACGAAGGGCGTCGAGTGCCGCAAGGACAGCGGGGTGCTCGACGAGATCCCCGGCGCCTACAAGGACATCGACGCGGTCATGGACAACCAGGCGGACCTCGTCGAGATCGAGGCGCAGCTGAAGCAGATCTTGTGTATCAAGGGCTGACGCAGATCAGCGCATCAGCCCGATCGCACTGACCTCGCGCCAGCACTCGGGGCCCGCAGCGATCGCCGTGATCTGCCCGCCGAGGTCGGGCTCGTGGAACGCCTCGACGCGGCCGGACAGGCGCTTCTCCAGCTCCTCCAGGGCGAAGCGGCCGGGCACCTGGAGCACCACGAGGTTCTCGCAGGGCTCGCCGTGCTTGAGCACCCAGGCGATGAGCGCGTGGCCGACCTGCGCAGCACGAAGGCCTGCGCTGAGGTCGGCACGCGTGATCGCGTAGAGGCGATCGGTCCGGGAAGGAATCGAACCTTCTCCCCCGGAAGCATCGCTGCCCCCGTCGCTCTGCCGGGGAGCTTCCAGACCAACGGTCCCGATGGGAATCGAACCCACACCTTCAGCCTCATCACGGCTGACGCTCGACCTTCGAGCTACAAGACCCATGGCCTCGGATGGAATCGAACCACCCACCCCCAGAAGACCATCGCTGGCCTCCTGGTGCTCTACCGCTGAGCTACGAGGCCGAGAAACGAATGCGCCCCGCTGGGCATCGCTGCCAAGCAGGGCGGGTGGGACATCATCACGAACACGACCGACATCGAGGGCAAGGGCCAGCGAGGCTGCGCGGAACGCGCTCAGGTCAATGGTTCGAGAAGGTCATGTCGGACACCCTAGCGGCTGTTCTGCGGGTCGTCAAGTTTTTCTCTGACGGTTGCTTGTCAGACAAACCTGCTGTAGGGTCCCGCATCATGTCAGACACGCCCGACGATGCGAACTTCTCCGAGTACAAGGATCGCCCGCACGACGATCTGAAGTCGTTCGAGGATCAGGTTCGTCACTCGCCCATTCGCAACTACGTCGCCCCGCCGGCCGATGGCTACGATGTCCACGGGCTCTGGCATTGTCTGGCCGCGGAGACCCAGGTGCTGATGCGATGCGGTGGGGTGCCGATCGGATCGCTCGCGGGTCAGACCGTCGAGGTCTTGACGACGGATGTGCGCGGCTACTCCAAGTGGGTGATGGCACCCATCAAGTCGTTTGGCCAGCAGCAGCTCTTCAAGATCGGCATTCGCCGCAATGGCCAGACCAAGATCATCCGCGCAACGGACGGTCACCGTTGGTTCGCGTCGGAGCCGCATGGTGATCCCTCCTGGGACGAGATCACAACGTGTGACCTGAAGAAGGATATGCGACTGCGGTCTGCCGCGTTCCCGCGTTCGGGCACGCTTGCCGTGTCTCCCTGGGCCGTTGCTCACGGATTCGTTTTCGGTGACGGCCACTACGAGGAGCGAGGGACAGCGGCGACACTTTGGGGCGAGAAGGATCTTGCCCTCTCGCAGTTTTTCCCGTGGGGGAACCGTTACGATTACAAAACCGACGGCGGAGTGTCCGGCGTTAGGATCGTCGGGCTTCCGAACCACTTCAAGACGCTGCCCGACCTCAACGAGTCTCCGTCGTACCTCTACGGCTGGCTCGCTGGCTACTTCGCGGCCGACGGGTGCGTAGACGAGGAGGGCCGTCCCACGTTGGGGAGCGCGTCGGTGTCTGCCGTCGAACACGTTGACAGGGTGTGTCGTCAGCTTGGGATCTTTACCTATGGCGTCCGCGCAACCCACCGGTCTGGCGGCTTCAGCGAAGGCTTGCGTGATTGGTACATGATCGCCTTCGGACGCAATGCTCTGACTGAAGACTTCTTTCTCGTCAGGGAGCACAGGGAGCGGTGGCTGGCTCGCAAGTCAGGTAAGGAGCGTCGTGACTGGTTCGTCGACTTCGTCGAAGCTACCGGCACGGTCGAGGAAGTGTTCTGCGCTGAGGTGCCGGAGACTCATACCTTCGCGCTTGAGGGAAACCTGCTCACCGGTAACTGCTTCGGCACCGCGCACCGCTCCGGCTACGCCACGCACGCCGTGGCGCTGCACTGGATGCTCGCGAAGGAGCTGAAGATCAAGACGCAGCTCACGCCGCACCGATCGATGGATATCGACATCGAGCGCTTCCCGAAGGACCGCGACGCGCAGCTCTTCGAGTGGACGAAGGAAGCGGTCGGCTGGCCTCAGGCGCTCTTCGTGAGCTTCCCCCTGGAGGTGGCCGCCGAGATGGAAGACGAGGGGAGCTGCCCCGTCATCCCGTACTGCGCCTTCGAGGGCGACAGGGTCTCGCGGTACGCGAGGGACCTCGCGACCGGGCCGATCTTCAAGCAGGTCTGGGTCGTCAGCAAGTTCGTCAAGAGCGCCTTCGTCGCGGCTGGCGTGCCGGAAGGACGAGTGGACGTCGTCCGACCGATGCTCACGAGCGGCTTCTGGAAGATGACGCCGATCGAGCAGCTCCAGAAGGCGAAGAACCGCCTCGTCACCTGGGCCGACCCGTTCGTCCTCGGAACGCTCGGCACCTGGCAGAAGCGCAAGGGCATGTTCGACCTGCTGCGCGCGTACTTCGGCAACTTCACTCGCGACGAGCCGGTCGTGCTCGTCATCCGCACGAGCCCGCTCAACAGCGGCATAACGATCAAGAAGTTCAAGGAACAGCTCACGGCGGAGATCGCCGAGATCGCCAAGGAGTTCGGCGACGACAACTTCCCCGCGTCCAAGAAGATGCCGAGGCTTCAGCTGGAGCTGGGCACCGACCTGGATGACCAGCAGGTGATCGAGTGGCTCGGCACGCTCGACTGCTACGTCAATCCGTCCTACGGCGAAGGCCTGGGCATCCCGCACGTCTGGGCCAAGGCTCAGGGCGTGCCCATCGTGTCGAGTGACTACGGCGCGGTCGGAGAGATGATCTTCGAGACGCGGGTGGAGAGCGGGTCGTTCTGCGATCACCTCTTCAGTCACCACCTGACCCCCGTCGACCCGGCGATGATGAAGCTCGGGCTCATGTTCGAGCGCAGCACGAAGTGGGGCACGTACGCAGTCGCCGACCTCGCTGGTACCATGCGCGCCGCGATGACCGAGGGCCGCATGGTCGACGTGGCGTCGGCGGAGTACATCCGCGAGGCGTTCGGACCTGCGACGCTCGGTCCTCTGCGTGAGGCGCTGCGGAAGATCTTGTCGTCCGAGAAGGCTCGGGAGTGGCTCTGATGATCCTCGTCGCCGGTCACTTCGGGACCCTCTACTCGTACGCCACGGTCGCTGGGCGCGTGGCCGAGGCGCTGCGTGACGCTGGCATGCTCGCCGGCTGCCAGAACTTCGATCAGTCCTGGCATCCCAGGTGGAGCGGCCTCCGTAGCGCTGCGGGAACCCCGACACACACGCTGCTGGTCGCGGCGCCCAACCACTACGTTTCGGGCTACGCGGAGATGTTCGGCCGCGAGCGGTCGGCCATCTTCGTGAGCCCGAACACGGACACTCTCATCGAGGAGCATGGAGAGACGATCAGCAAGTTCGGGCTTGCCATCGCTCCGTCGAGGTTCTGCGCCAACACGACTCTCCGGTCGTCGGAGATCGACTCGGTGTCCGTGCTCCCGCTCGGGAGTCCGATCTCTGGCCCTCTCCACAAGACGGATCGAGCCATCGGCGGCCCGGTGCGCGTGCTGCACTTCACCAGCGACCAGGCCTGGCCGAGCCGCAAGGGCACCGAGACGCTTCTCGAAGCGTGGAGCCGGCGTCGAGCCGGTCCGGACGCCGTCCTGACGATCCATGGGCCGCCTGCGCTCCGCAAGGACGCCCTCTACAGGATCGCCGACCTCGGCATCGACGAGACGGTGACCTACGAGCCCTCGGGCGCCCTGGGCACGAGTGACCAGGACCTGACCACTCTCTACGAGCACGCCGACCTAATCGTGGCGCCTTCGCGGTCCGAGGGCTTCGGGATGATGATGCTCGCGGCGCTCGTGGCCCAGGTGCCGCTCCTGACGACCTGCAACACAGGACACGCGGAGTTCCTGGCGCTGCGCCCTGGCGCATGGTTGCCGATCCCAACGCCGCACATGCGGCCGCTCGCGTTCGAGGCGGGCCTCGCGCCCGTCGTGGACGGCGCCACGTTCACGGAGATGCTCAGCCTGGCCATCACCCCCTTCGCACGTGACTGGATGGCCCAGGCGACGGTCAGCGTCGGCGAGGCGGCGGAGCCTGGGTGGGGGTCGTGGGAGTACGCTGCGGCGCAGTGGGTCGAGAGACTCAAGGAATGGATGGAGGCAACGTGAGCAAGGGCATCGTTCTCAAGCATCTCGGTGGCGACGGGCCGATCGAGGTCCTGACGCGGGTCATGGACTTCAACATCCAGCAGGTGACCGGTCCCGACGGCAAGGTCGTGGACATCCCCGCCAACACCCTCGTCGCGTTCACCGCGCAGAAGTTCCGTGAGCTGGGCGACAGCGACGAGTGGGAGTTCACGACGCTCGTGCCGTCGCCGGCCGGTGTGCCGACGAGGGCGTACATCTACCTCTCCGGCAGCGACATCTTCATGGTGCGCGCGATCAGCAAGATCGGCAGCTGAGATGGCCGAGCCGACGCGCGAAACGCAGAGCGAGCGACTGTCGTTCCGTGCGACGGCTCGCAACGCCGAGAAGCTCCTGGCTCTCGCGAAGGCGAAGGGTTGGATCAACGCGAAGGGGCACCCGAACGTCTCGGCGGTGCTCAACTTCCTGATCGAGGCCTTCGACATGGCGACCCTGAACACCAAGAAGGACTCGAAGGAGTCGTCGTTGAAGAAGAAGGAGAAGTCGAATGGCTGACGAACGGAACACCGGGCTCCCCGAGAGCGCCGTGAAGAGCGACATCCAGTCGACGGCGATCGTGCCGGCCTCGCACAAGGAGGCCACCCAGCTCGCTCGCGTCGTCAGCGGCGAGCTGCCTCCGAACCGGGGCCTGTTCTGGTGCATGACCTGCGGCTTCAACGACGGCGGTGCCAGCAAGTACCCGCGAGGCCTCACGATCGAGTTCGACAAGGAGGAGCTGGAAGCGATGGGCGGCGACCCGTACGGCTACCAGGGTCCGTGTCCCGTCTGCAACTCGCTGACCCTCGTGGACATGGCGATGATGGGCGGCGGCGACTTCTCGATTCGCGGGCAGGCGTCGGCGAACCGCAAGAAGGAGTACGGCGAGGCTGCCGACGTCTTCTTCGAGAAGGCCGGAGAGAAGCTCGGGGCCATCATGGGGGGTGTCATACTGGGCTCGACGCTGGGTGATCCGTCTCCGACGCCGAGCGGACCGTCGCGTGATCATCTGCCGGAAGCCGACGACATCGACCTGTCCGGCATGAAGCCGCGAGAGGGCTGAGCGGTGGGTGCCGACGAACCCATCCACCTGTTCGTTCCCACGTTCGACATCGAGAGCTGCATCCGTGAGATGCGCGACTCGCTGGAGCGCGGCTGGACGGGCATGGGAGACAAGGCGCTCGTGTTCGAGAAGAAGTGGGCGGAGCACACCGGCCGTTCCTTCGTCCACTTCCTGAACTCTGCCACCTCTGCACTTCATCTGGCCGTCGAGCTTCTCGCCGAGAAGCACGAGTGGTCGGAGGACGCGGAAGTCATCACGACGCCGATCACTTTCGTGTCGACGAACCACGCGATTCTCTACGAGGGCTTCACGCCGGTGTTCGCCGACGTTGACCTGTCCGGCTGTCTCGATCCTGCGAGTGTCGAGGCAAGCATCACGGATCGAACGCGAGCGGTGATGTTCGTCGGCCTCGGCGGCAACGTGGGGCGCCTGGGCGAGATCGCAGCGTTGTGCCGTCGGCGCAACCTCCAGCTCATCCTCGACGCGGCTCACATGGCTGGCACGAGGCTCAAGTCAGGCGGCGACGCCACGTTCGGAGCCGACGCGGTCACGTACTCGTTCCAGGCGGTGAAGAACCTGCCGACCGGTGACAGCGGCGCGGTGTCGTTCTTGGACGCGGAGCTGGACCGTCGCGCTCGCGCGCTCTCGTGGCTCGGCATCGACAAGGACACGTACACGCGCACCCTCCAGAAGGGGCGGTACCGATGGGACTACGACGTTCCGGACGTCGGCTACAAGTACAACGGCAACTCGATGATGGCGGGCATCGCGCTCTCGCAGCTCCCGCTCCTCGACAGGGACAACGCGTACAGGCGCGCTCTGGCCGATCACTACATCACGTGCCTGCGAAACTCGGAGCAGCCGAACGTGGTGGCGATCGAGCACGACGCCAGCTGCATCTCGTCGCGTCACCTGTTTCAGGTGCTCATCCCCGGCCGCGACGCGGTCATGATGAAGCTCAACGCGATGGGCATCTTCCCCGGCGTTCACTACAAGAGCAACACTGTCTACGCGCCGTATGTGGGCGCCAGGGGCGCGACGACGTGTACGCAGGCCCTGAGGCTCAGCGGATCGCTCATGTCTCTGCCTCTGCACCTGCGCATGAGCTATGCAGCTGTCGAGCGCGTCGTGCGTTCGCTCAGCGAGGTGATGTCATGAGCTTGAGGACCGAGTTGAGTGGGGAAGGTCTCTGGTTCAGGCCTCTTCAGGCGACGGATCTGCGCATGACGTACGACTGGCGGATGAAGCCACGCGTGCGCGAGATGCTCGGAGACAGCTCGGAGTTTTCCTTCGAGACGCACGAGGCGTGGTTTCGCCAGTACGAGTCACGCGCCGACAAGGAGTGCGTCTGGATCTTCGGCGACGAGAAGGGGCCCATCGGACAGGCTTCGCTCTACAGCAAGCACGAGCCACCACTGACCGTCACGTTCGGACGCCTCGTGGTCGGCGACGACGAGCGGCTCTGTCTTGGCTTCGGAGGTCGAGCAACGCGTGTTCTCACGACCTGGGCGTTGAGCGCAGGCTTCGCTCGTGTCCAGCTCGACGTGAAGCCGGGCAACACGTCGGCTCACAGAATCTACGAGCGGGCCGGCTACAAGAAGGTCATCAGCGGCGTCGAGGGGAGCGACCACGTCCACATGGCCGCACTTCCGTCGGGTGCGATCACGCACACCGTGATCGTTGGAAGTTACAACCGGCCGCGCCTCATCGCTCAGACGCTGAAATCGATCGTCGAGCAGACCGGCCCCAACTGGGAGCTGATCGTCAGCGACGACGCGTCGAGCGACGAGACGATCAGTGTGATCCGGTCGTTCACCGACGGCGACCCGCGCTGCCTGCTCCTCCACGCTCCGGACCGTCCGCCGCCGGGGCTCCGGGCTGATGGCAACGTGCGGGCGGTGAAGCGCATCAACGACGCACTTCGTGTCGCGAAGAACGACATCATCCACTACCTCCCCGACGACGACTTCTTCGCGCCCAACCGCTTCATCCACTTCGAGTCCGTGTTCCGGAACCCGTCGGTGATGATGGCGTACGGGCGCCTGCATTATGTCGACGGAGCAGGCAACGTGGGCGGCTTGCTGTACCCTGGCGGACCGGTGATGGACCCGCTCTGCCAGCTCGACCAGAGCCAGGTCGCCCACCGGCGCTCGTGTCTCGACAAGGTTCCCGAGTGGCCGTCGGACCCCGCGGTGATCGGCTACGTGGTCGATGGCCTCTTCTACCGATCGCTCGTGCAGGCGGGCTACGGACCCATCTGGCCGATCGACGCGCTCGTCACCTACAAGCGCAACCACACGTTCAACATGCAGCACACCGCACACCTGTCCGGAGAGAGGCGCGAGTGATGAGCGACTGGGACAAGCCTGCGATAGCCAGGACGATCGAAGCGTACTGGGAGAACGAGCCTGTCGAAGTGGGGCGACGCGCATGGCTCGCAACGGTGGTGATCCGACACGAGGGGGAGCGCCCGTGATCGTTACCCTGGGTGTCCCAACCCTCAACCGTTACGACCTCTGTGCCGAGCTGCTCGCGTCTGCATGCGCCGGCACGCTTCCGCCGGATCAGATTGTCGTCGTTGACAACGGCGGCAAGCTCGCGGACGGCGGATACCAGAACCCTCTGCACACGAGGCCGGTCGAGATCGTCAGGCCTGGCAAGAACCTCGGCGTGGGTCCGTCGTGGAACATTCTTGCGCGTGACAACCTGAAGACGCCGGAGGATCGACTGCTGATCTGCGGCGACGACGTCTCTCTCGGTACGAATTGCATCGAGCAGCTTCTGAAGACGATGGAAGAGACTGGTGTAGACCTCGCCTTTCCAGATCCCGCGCGGTCGACGATGCACCAGATGTTCTCGTGCTTCATGGTTCGCCTGTCGCTCTTCGAGAAGGTCGGATACTTCGACGAGATGTTTTGGCCGGCGTACTTCGAGGACAACGACTTCCATCGACGCATGAAGATCGCCGGGGCAACCGAAGCGATCGCTCCGTGCGGTTACGACCACGTGAACAGCGGCACGATGAAGCAGTATTCGCAGAAGGAGCTGGAGCAGCACCACGTGCGCTTCCGTGCCTGCCGCGACTACTACATTCAGAAGTGGGGCGGTCTGCCTGGCGAGGAGCGATTCGCTACCCCGTTCGATGCGCAGCCGCATCTCTCGTTCTGAGGAGGCTAGACACATGGAGCTGGAGAAGTTCACGCGAACCGTGACGCTGCGTGACGGCAGCAGGCTTTCGTACCTGCACACCGCGTCGAGACGGCAGGGCGACATCGTTCATCAGAAGGATCGGCAGACGCTGGTTGGGTACGAGCAGGTGCTCGGCGGTCGCGCCGATCCGGGACGCGTGCTGGAGATCGGCATCTACAGCGGCGGCAGCCTGGCCATGTGGCGGGAGCTGTGGCCGGCGGCAGAGATCCTCGGGCTCGACATCACGCTCGGACACATCAACCCCGAAGCTGCGGCGCATCTCGATCGGGCTGGAGTTCGTCGTCAGGTACTCCCGATGCCGAACCCTGCGGCACGGTCGCTCGGCGAGTTCGACCTGATCATCGACGACGGTGCGCACGGGGCAGGTTCAGTGATCGACTCGTTTGCGATCTGCTGGCCGATGCTCCGGCGCGGAGGCGTGTACATCGTGGAGGACTGGCACCTGGCCGTGTTCGACCCGGTGCTGATCGCGGGCGCGCTTGGGCGTTCGGTCATCGGCACGGACCACGGGGAGCACTTCTGCGACGGCCCGTTCCCCGACGACTCGGCAGAGCGCGTGGACGTCCGCCGCCGCCTGATCGCCGTCTACAAGAGGGTGTAGCTACTTCGTCACCGGGATCGGCAGGTACTCGTTGTCGACGATGACGTACTCGTCGCCTGGCGCGTAGTCGGAGATGAAGAAGGCGCTGTAGCCGTGCTCGGAGACGGTCGCGGAGAGGTCATCGAGGTCGATCTCGTCGCCCAGTCTCTTGGCGATCTTCTCGTCGGCGAACGCCTCGATCTCCTCTGCGAGCGCTTCGAGGATCGGACGAACCTGACCGTCGAGCGTTGCGTCGTCGACCCCATCCTTCTCGGACATGGACTCCAAGAAGAGATCGATCATGTCGTCGACTCGCTCTGACTCGGAGATCGCTTCGAGCACGGCAGCGGCAGCCTTGCCGATGCGAATCTTCGCAGCGGCTGGCAGCGCGGCGACACGGTCTTTCAGCTCCTGCGACGTCTCCTTGAAGTCTTCGAGGGCCCACTTGCGAAGCCCTTCGCGCACCTGCTCGTCGCAGTTGCCAAGAACGGAGTAGCGGTGCGTCTTGCCGGTGCTGCGGTCGGTGATCTCGAACGTGAACGGCGTGGACCCAGGAGTTCCGATGGTCAGGCTGTCGCCGCAGTCATGAAGATCGGTCTCGATGTAGGCGACCAGCTCGTCAGGCACAGGGCTCTCGACCTCGTAGACATGCTTGCCGAAGACCCTCGCGAACGCTGGATCGGTGGTGAGGTAGAGGCCCCAGCCGAGCGAGCCCGCGTAGCCAGGGTTGCCACCGTCCAGCTCGTCCAGCTCGAAGTCGGAGCCGTGGTAGAGGGGGGCGAGCCCAGTGTTGGGCGAGAGGTCGCCTTCGCGAACCTTGATGACCTGCGCCAGAGCTTGATGCTGCCTCACCATCCGCTATCGCCGTCTTCTGACTCAGGAACCTCAACGACCGACTCATCGGCGATCTTCTGCACGACCTTGACCAGCTCTCGCGATGCCACCTCGGCCTTCGCGCGGACCTTCGTGTCGGTCGACTCCAGCGCCGCGCTCACGACCTCCAGGAGCGCCGGTAGCGCGTTGCCGGACAGCGCGATGTAGTTGGCCCACGAGAACGTGGTGCCGATGCTGTCGCCATACTCTCGCGCCTGGACAACGCCTTCATCCCCGCCTTCATCGTCGGCCGGGTAGACGTTCTGCACGGGAAGCTCGCTTCTGAGGTAGCCGTCGAAGGAGCGCGCCTCCTTGATGCGCAGCGGCAGCTTGGGGGCGGCCTTCATGATCGCGTCGAGCAGGGCCGTCGCCTCACCGTTCTTCCTCATGGCGCCTTCCCTCTGCACTTGGCGCTCACGCTCTGTGCGTGGCCGTCAGGACGAGGTTGGCGGTCCAACCCACCAGCGCGCCCGCCACGGCCCCGATGATGGGGCTGCGCTTGCCGGAGAGGGCACCTACCACCCCGGCCACCGCGCCGCCCACCAGGGCCGCCTGGCTGCCGGCGTTGAGGGCTCCGCGCAGGCGCGTCTGGAAGGCCGCTGAGACCGCCGTGGGGTCGCAGAGCGAACCGGTCAGGATCTGCCCGAGGGAGTCGCCAGCGAGCCCGCGGTAGGGGTCGAGCCCGTAGCGCATGATCGCCGGCCGCCCCGTCGCCCAGGAGCCATGCTCGATGTACGGAGCGATCGGCAGGCCGGCCCGCACGAGCGGGTCGAGGCTCGGGAAGCCAGAGCGTCCCTCGGGCAGGGTCTGGAAGCTGATCTGGCCCGGAACCATCTTGGCCTGTCCGAGGCCGCGTGCGTAGCTCATGACCGTTAGCTTAGCCGCTTGGCGTGTTGAAGGCGAAGGGGTAGGCTGTCCGACACATGGCCCGCCACTTCTCCGAAGAGCCCGACGACGACGATGGACCCGGCACGCTCACGCAGGTGCTGAGCGAGCCTCACTACCCACTGGGCCATGTCCTGCTGAACTCCCGCAAGGCGGTCGAGCTGCTGGGCATCCACAACCCTCCGGCACAGCGGCTGGGCAAGGGCTCGTTCGGCTCGGCGTACGAGGTCGAGCTGCTCAACGGCAAGAGGAGCGTGCTGAAGTTCACCCGTGACCCCACGGAGGCCCAGGCCTCAGCGTTCCTCTGCGGCAAGCACCACAAGCACGTCGTGGACATCTACCAGACGTGGTCGCTGAACTGGACGCACGAGAAGAAGCTCAGGGGCTGGTACGCGGTGCATCGCGCCTACCTCAACCCGCTCTCGAAGAAGGATATCACGCTCGTGGACATCCTGTGGGTGCTCTACGGCGACACGTCCATCGACCTGAAGTTCCCGAGGGCGAACCACCGCGCGATGCACGACAAGTGGAAGAGCTACGTCCGCGAGGAGCTGGAGGTGCAGGAGATGCACACCCAGGCGAACCTCAACCGGACGATGCACCTTCTCGGCGAGGTCAGCGCCTGCGTCCACGCGATGCACAGCCTCGGCGTCGACTGGGAGGACATCCACTCGGGCAACATGATGCGCCGAGACGACGGCACGATGGCCATCGGCGACGTCGGCTTCGGGCTCATGCACAACGACACCTCGGTGACCGTCACGAACCTCACCGAGGATGTCGCGCGGTCGTACCGGCAGAAGGCTGCCGCGTGAAGTTCCAGGTGGGCGACCGCGTGATGTGGCACGAGGCCATCGCGGATGGCGCCCAGGCGGTGTTCGTTGGTCGCGTGGCGTTCGTGCTGGGGGACAACCTGTACGACGTCGCCTGCGAGGATGGGGACTACGACTCGGTGGTCATCGAGGAAGCGTTCCTCACCAAGCGCGACGAGGAGTTCGTGACATGAAGTACCCGTTCGCCATCAAGCACGGTGACAAGCTCGCCATTCTCCGCCCGAAGGACCCGCAGCTCGCGCTCAAGCTCGCGTACGCTGCCTCGGAGATCGAAGACGAGGAGGCGGGACAGAAGGCGTTCCAGGAGATCCTCACCTCGCAGCCGTACACGTTCGTCGGGCTGCTGGCGCAGGCGGGTCGCGGAGAGTCGACCGTGCGACTCCTGGATGAAGCCGGATGGTCGATCGGATCGTTGCGTCCAGGCGACTCGTTCGTGCCCTACTCGGACATCGTCGCGCACGCGGCTGCCGCAACCACGGGCGACCCGAGCGTGGTCGTCACCGACGACGAGAACCAGACGAGCGGCTTCAGGTACGAGGTCCAGGCAGACGGCACGCTCGGGCCAGTGCGTGACACCTCCACGTCCGCGCCGCTGGCGGCGGCGCGGCAGGAGGACCCCGATGACTCGTCGCAAGAGAAGGTGCCGTAAGCGCTACGTCGGCTGCTGCTGGATGTGTGCGCTGCGGAAGTACGACGGCGGTCTGCGCTGCAAGCGCTGCCCGTCGATCCAGGAGCTGCGCTCCACGTCGTTGCTGGAGCTGCGCGACGCTCGCGCCGAGAAGAAGCTGGGCTAGCCGCGAGGCTTGAGCCTCAGCTTCACGACCACGTCGCTCGCCCGGAGCTTGCACCACGAAGGCGGCTCCCCGCAGCGCGAGTTCAGAGCCCTCTGAACTTCGTGCCCAGGCACCTCGGACGCGTCTGGGGCGCCGAGCATGCAGTCCGTGATGTCGGTACCCGACCAGTCGGCGCTGGCCCAGTCGTGCTTCTCTGCGAACGGACAACGCCAGCAGTCACCGTCGACATCGCGCTCGATGGTCATAGACCCACCTTCTTCTTCGTGCGGAACGCGATGAGCCGCCGCGTGAGCGCCTTGGCGCTCTCTCCGGTGACGGCCTCGGCATCGTCTACCCGAAACCAGCCTTGCGGCTTGTGGCTGAACGCCTCGGACGTGTACTCGGTACCGTCGGGCGCGCGAGCGTAGATGAGCGTTTCGAGCAGTCTGATCTCACCGCTCTCGCGAAACTCCCACTCGCTCTCAGCGCCCAGGCGGCGCATGGCCTCGGCACGCCGCGCCTGTGCCGTCGCTCTCTTGTGCCCGAGGCCGTAGAAGAAGGAGGCGCACAGCGCAAGGGTCAGCACCCACATGGCGATCGAGAAGACGAGCATCACAGCAGCAGCCCCATCTGCGTGCCCACCTTCACCGGCTGGATCTTCCGGCCAGGCATGTACGTCGAGCCCGGCTCCAGCCTCAGCCCGGCCTCGGCGAGGAACATGCTCGGCGTGTTCGAGGTGTCGTCGCTCTTGTACTCCGAGCACGAGACCCACAGCTCGTCCATCGCACGGGTGACCCCGACATAGAAGAGGCGCCTCTCTTCGAGCAGGTCGGCCAGGGACGAGGGGAACAGCCCCTGGACGACGCTGGGCATGTAGACGACCGAAGCCTCGCGCCCCTTGTATCGGTGGATGGTGGAGACCTCGACGACGTTCCGGAGGCGCGATGCGGACTTCTTGTTGTCGAGCACCTTGTCGACCGCGCTGAGGAGGCCGTCGACCGTGTCGTAGTTCGCGGCGAAGGCCATCACCTGGCTGATGTTGGTCGAGGACGAGTTGTCGCCGTCGTCGCCGTCTCGGAGCCAGTCTGCCAAGGAGATCTCCTTCACGAGGTACGTCAGCGCCTGGTAGGGAGTCATCTGGTGCTTCACCTGTCCATGAAGCTCCGAGATCAGGCTCACCCAGTTCTCGACCTCCTCGTACTGCTTGCGGCCCAGCTGCGGCATCAGCACCAGGCTGGCCCACGGCTCGTCCGGCTTGGCGACCTTGGCCGCTGCGAGCTGCTCGAAGTAGACCTTACCGAGCATGCGGTTGGGGTTGACCAGCGACACCTCGACGTCTTCGAGGGTTGCGCGTCCGGTAGCCACACGGAGGTACCCGAGCATGACGGCAGCCTCGGTGAGCTTGAAGAACGACTCGCCGGACACGATGCGGTAGGGGATGGCGGCCGTGGCGAGGCCAACCTCGATCGCGAGGGCCATCGCGTTCATCCGGATGACGATTGCCTGGTCCTTCCAGGGCAGCCCCTGGTCGAAGTGCCTGCGGATGTTCTGCGCGATCGCAGCCGCCTCGACGGCCTCGTCCGTGAAGAGATGGCACGCGACATGGGCACGCGTCTGCCGCTCGCACTTCATCGAGCGCGCGATGATCGTGTCGGGCGGCATGTTGGCGATGACCTTGTTGGCGGTCTCGATGATCTCGATGCCCGAGCGGTAGTTGCGGTCCATCACCACCGTGGTCGACCCAGGCCATGTGGACGGGAAGAGGAGCATCCGCTTGGGGTCGGCTGCGCGGAAGCCGTAGATGGCCTGCGCTGGGTCCCCGACGACCATGTAGTTCCGGTGGACAGAGCAGAGCGCCTCGGCGATCTCTCCCTGGACGGGGTTCTCGTCCTGCACCTCGTCCTGCATCACGTACGTCCAGCGGTGCGCCCAGCGCTTGCGGACGTCCTGGCTACGGAGAAGGGTCGCGGACGCGTAGAGCATGTCGTCGAAGGTCACGAAGCGCTGGAACATGCCCTGCTCTTCGATGCCGCTGACCTCTCGGATGTCCTCCGCCGCGTGCATGATGCCGAGGGCATCATCTGCCAGGTCGGGGCCCACCACGTCCTCCGCGGCGCGCTTCAGCTCGGGCTCGATACGGCCCAGCCGGCGCAGCGCGCGGTCGGAGAGGAGCATCCGCGTCTTGGCGAGCGAGGAGACCTTCTCGACTGCCCTGACGGTCAGCTCGCTGTGCTTGGCGTCCAGGTTGATGCCGACCTTCTTGGCGGCGAGGCGGATGGACTTGCGCCAGAGCCGGCCCGTGGTGTCGACGAGCCAGAGCTTGTCCCGGTCCGTCTCCTCTCGGAAGATGTCGAGGCCGATGGAGTGGAAGGTGCGGCAGATCTCACCGGCCGCCACGCCAGGCAAGCGCGCCACCAGGCGCTTCTCCATCTCCTTGCGCGCGTTCACCGAGAACGAGATCAGAAGGATCTTGCTCGGCGTGACGCGGTGCCCCTCGACGAGCGTGGCCGTGCGCTCGATCAACGCGTGCGTCTTCCCGGAGCCAGCAACCGCACCGACGCGCAAGGGACCACGAAGGTGGTCGGCGACAAGCTGCTGCTCCGGGTTGAGACGACGCGACTCCGCCACCGCCTTCTTGGCCATCAGGACCTCGACGGGACGCGCACGTTCAGCTCAGCACGAAGAGCCGAGCGTCGACCTGTCGACACGTTGCCGCCGACAAGTTCTTCGATCAGGTCAGAGGTGGCCATTCGCTCCACCGATTCATGGTGGATCGGACAGAGGGCACGTTCTTCTCTCTGACACCTGTCGCAGACCCAGTGAACATCGGGGGCCTGCGTGCTGGTGCCGAGCGACATCCGGTGAATGGATCTACACCGGGCGCATGTGACGATGGTTCTGACCGGCGCGGTCATGTCAGTTCCAGTTCTTCGGGTCCGCGTTCTCTCGGTACCCGACGGCGCGCTCGACGCCGCGAGGCTCGACCAGATCGACGTTGATGGGCATCGGGTGCGCGGCGCCCACGTCCACGACAGCGAGCATCGGGCCCTCGGTGTCCGGCCCGCCGGACGCGTTCGTTCCCATGGTGAAGCCCAGGAGCACGCCGTGCGTGTGCGAGTTCTCGGACAGTCGGCAGACGACCTGCATCCCCACGCGCAGGCAGACATCGACATCGTCGACATCGTCGTCGGGCTCTGGGAACGGCTCCGCATCCATCACGCGCTTCGCCGCTGCCGCGTTCGCTGCTGCCTCTGCGCCGCCCGCCGCCCTTCCAAGCAAGCGCCTGTCCACCTCGGCATCGACAGCCCGTCGCGTCACGTCGACAGCTCGGTAGTAGCCGACAGCGAAGATGAACGTCGCGATCAGCACCAGGAAGACCGGAGGAAGCACAGCGTTGAACAGGAGGTCCATCATCTCTACCTCTACTCGTCGTCGGACGGGCTGTACTCGGCGGCCGCGGTGCCGGAGTAGGCGCTGTTGGCCATCAGGAAGTGCCGCTTCCAGTCCCACTCGTCCATCATCAGAGTGCGGACCTGGCCGGAGTCGAGAGGCACCGTCTTGCCGGTGTGCATCCGCATCATCTCGATGGCCGTGTCGTAGACCTTGGTGTGGTCCTGCGGCGCGGTGAGCGAGAAGACCACGATCGTGGCCTTGCCGCTCTCCAGCCGCTTGAGCTGTTCGAGGAGCGCCTCGCGCGCCCGCTTCGCGTAGCCAACGCGAGCCTCGGCCACGATCTTCTGATGCCTCTCCCGGTTCTTGATGAGAGCGGCGAGAACGTCCTTCGTCTTGGCGACGATCTTCATGCTGTTCAACACGTGCATCTGAGACCTCCGTAAAAAGCGCCGTCTCTCCGGCTGTCACGACCTTGGCATCCAGGGTTATTCAGCACCCCAGGCCGGTTGTCGTTCCCGGCGCCACACTTCCCCGTTTCCGTGCTCGGCGCGTGTGGTCAGCCGTCACTGCACCTTGGAGAGCCGCTCCTCGAACCTCTTGTCGAAGAGGCGGTGCATGGCGATCAGCGCGTCGAACGCGTCTGCAAGCCCAGCCTCCACCGCAGCATCCCGGTACATGCGGTCCACGTGGATGCGCGTGCGATACTTGAGGCCACGCGCCTGGCCGGGGACACACCCTTCGTCGGTGATCTCCGTGACGAGAACGACGGCGTCGTACTTGTCCTTGTACGACGGCTGCACCGAGAGGTGCGACTTGCGGGCGATCTCCGTCCACTCCTCCGCGTCTTCCGACATGGCCTACTCCGCCGCCGCCGCGCCCTTCTTGCTCATGAGCGCGGTGAGGCCCTTGATGGTCTTGGGGTTCAGGTCTCCGATGGCGAAGCGCACGCCGGCCAGGAAGTCCGCCGAGAGGACCTCGGTGCCGGTCTCGATGACGCGACGAAGGACTCGCCGCTTCGGCGCGATCGTGGTCGCCGTGTCGCCGTTCTTCTTGGCGCGCACCTTGTCCTTGGCCTTGTCGACGGTGGGCTTCTCACCGGTGGCCTCCGCCTCCGCGAGCAGCTCCGCGAGGGCCGCCTTCTGCTCCTCGGGCTTGAGCCCGGCGAGCTGACCGGCCGCGGTCGGGGTGATGCGACCGTCGGCGATGGCGCGCTTGGCCACGTCCGTGAGGCTGTTGATGTTCACCCAGAGCGCGACGGTCTGGTCGGTGACGCCGAACGACATGGCGATTTCGGCGAACGATGCGCCGCGCGCCTTCATGCGCGAGGCCTTCGCGGCCTTGACCATGACCGGGTCGTCCTGACGGATCTCGTTCAGGCTGGCCGAGAGGAGCATCTGCTCCTGCTCGCTCATGCCCTTCTCGGCGATGACCGGCACCTGAAGCGCCGGCTCGCCACGCTTCACGAGGCGCGCGTTCGCCTCGCGAGCGTGACGAACGCGCTGGCGCCCGTCCACCACGGCAGCCACCCGGGACTCGCCCTTGCCCTGCACCACGACCACGACGGGCTCACGCACGCCGAGCGCCATGATGTTGAGGACCATCGCCTCGTCGAGGTCGAGCTTGATGCGCTCGTCCCAGAGCGGGTGGTCGGAACCGTCCTCGGTGTCGAGGCCGATGATGGTCAGGGTCGCGGGGTCGACTCGGAAGAGCGACTCGCGCTTGCCGTCCAGAAGCTGTGTGCCTGCCATGGTGGTGGGGTCTCCTCTCAGAACGTGATGGTGACCTGCGTGCTCAGACGCAGGGGAATGGGGTCGGCGCGGAACAGCTTCACGTGCGCGTGGTCGACGTCCTTGAGCTTGCTGAGGACCTGGCCGACCTCGGTCTTGGTCGAGCACTCGTACAGCTCGTAGAGCGTGGGGGTGCGGCAGATCTCCCCATCCTCGGCGACGGTGTCCTCGTACTCCTTGGGCACCGCCAGCCAGAGGCCCTTGCGCTTCACCGTGCGCTTCGGCTTCGCGTCGGCGGCGTTCGAGCCGGGCTCGGGCTGCTTGTTCTGCTCGTTGTTGGTCGCTTCGATCGTCATCTTCTTGCACTCCTTCTTGGCTGCCCAGTCAGAAGCCGACAGTATGTCGAAAGATGATGTCTGACAAGGGGGGAAGCGAAGAAAAATGTCACCAGAGAAGCGTCATCTTCCTGGCGCGTTCTCGGCATCCGTTTCCACAGAAGTCGAAGGTTCCGTCCCCGTGTGCTGACGAGCCGAAGCCTGGACTTGCCATGAACGTCCAGGTGCTTCGGTTCGGAAGGTAGACGTGGCCGCACAGGTCGCATGCTGTGATGTCGCTGCCGAGGCGCTGGGCTGCCATAACCTTCGGGTCGGGATCTTCTGACCAGATCCCGTGGACGCACTCGACCGAGAGGCTGTACTGCTTGTCGCCGACCACCCCGAGCTTGCACACAAGGCAGCGGATGAGGCTCGGCAAGAGGATAGCGTGCCGAAGCTCTGCTTCCGTCGGGGACTGGCGTCGCGAGAGGTCGATCTGGATGTCCTTGCCGCGCATCATCCGGGTGACAACGGATGCACCGCCCACCGAGGTGGCCGATGGACAGGTGGGGTTGCGGAGCGGGTAGAAGATCGCCACCGCAGTGCCGGCGCGATAGATGACCGGACGCGTCACCATCGGCATGACCGTCACGTCTTCTTCTGCCTGGATCGGTAGGACACCGCGCGCAGGGCAGCCTTGATGGCCACGGCGCACTCGGCGCAGAGCAGGAGGCGACCACTGAGGAAACCTTGCAACAGCGCGTGGCTCGCGTCCTTGAACTGCCACTCCACACTGGGCGAGATGATGCGACCGCACCACGTCTTGTTCGTCGGCTTCGGAGGGTCGCCGTCCCACAGATCCATCTGGGCGCAGCGCACATGATCGGGTCGTTTGGTCACAGGGTCACTCCTCGGATCGGCCCGCAGCGGCAGGTCACCGTCCCTTCGACGGTGATGTGGTGGATCAGCACGTGAGCCCCACAGCGGGAGCACCAGAACTCCTTCGAGAACCCTGGCGCCTCCGGCTGCATCACGAAGTCGGCCACATCGAGCAGACCGCCGTTGTCTGAGAGGACATCGATCAGCCACGGCGCGTCGCGAAGCCGCTTCATCGCCTGCGCACGAGAGCTGGTCGTCTCGGACGGCGCCTGCTCGCGACCGATGATCCTGTTGCTACGAAACGCCATCGTCGGACCCCAGCTCCAGGTCGTCGTAGATCCAGACCGGGGTCCCCTCCCCCGTCCAGGCCCCTGAGACGTTGAACTCGAAGAACTCGTCGGCCTCCTCGTAGGTCATGCCGTCGCGGTCCATCAAGATCTTGATGCACTTGGAGACCGAGAACGACGCCAGCGTCGGCTGCCCACACCGGCGGGCCTGTCCGATGTACGCGTCCTCGAACCCGTCAGGCCAGAGGGCCTTCGGGTTCTCCTCGGCGAGAGCTTCGCGAGCCTCCTGGAGAGCGAGGGGCGTCACAGGAGCGGCCTCGTGCTGATCCCCAGAAGGGAGACACGGACCACGACATCGCTCGTCAGCGTCACGGGCCACTCGAACCGCAGGGACGCGCCGACACGGTCGCCCCCGTCGAACTTGGCCGGCCGCGTGAACCGCGAGGGCGACTCGTACAAGATCTTCGCTCCGCCCAGGCGCCGCAGCGCCTCGCCGGCAGCTGAGTCCTGCTCGACGAGCACGTTCATCATGCGCTCCAGACGCGACAGGCGAGCGTCCATCTCGGCGTCGCGGCTTTGCGCATCCCTGACGGTCAGAAGACCTAACGGCCTCTCGAAGAGCGGCGTGTTGGCGTTGTCGTCGGAGATCTGAACCGTCCCGCTGGTGACCACGGTGTCGACGTCATCTGGCCCACCAGCTGTGACCACGGTGACCTCGTTGACGATCAGTGAGCACCCACGCGGGATGCTCTCCCACGCACGCCAGACAGAGCCGACCCCCCAGTGACCGGCCTGGATCGTGAACACGAGGACGGTGTGCGAGTCACGGGTGTCGAACGCGCCGACGATCTGCGGAGGCGAAGCCTGTTGCACGATCGACAGCATCGGCTTCGGCGCGGCGGGCGGGGCCGCGAACTGGCCCTTGGCCCACGCAAGCAGGCACGCAGGGCACGATGCAGAGAAGACAGCGCCGCACTTGGCGCAGTTGCTCACGGGCGCACCAGCTGACGCAGCCCCGACCGGGCCGCGAGCACGAGCGCCGAGCGCACGCCGCGAACGCCGTGCTGCTTCGCCACCTCCTGGAGCTGTGCATACATCTCGGGGTCGACCTCGATGGCGACGACCTTGGAACCCTCGATGCGCGCACCCTCGCGGATGTCCTCCGCGTCCTTCTCTTGCATCTCGATCTCCTTCTTCAGGCCGGCGAGCTTTCGCTCGATCTGGGCGAGCATCATGACTCGTCACCCTCGGTGTCGGCAGGCTCGGTGTTGTAGTGCGCCTGCGTCTTCTTGAACTCGGCCAGCGCCGAGGCCGAGATGCGCCAGGAGCCGCGGTCGGCGGGGCCGAACTTCACGGCGCGGATCTTCTTGTCCCGGATCCAGCGCTTCATGGTGCTCTTCGAGATCGAGAGCATCTTCTCCACCTCGCTGGGCTTGTAGAACTTCTCGTCGGCGCTCTCGTCGGTCATGACTTCCTTCTTCTCGTCGGGCTCTTGTTGAAAGGCGACATCGCCAGGCCCTCCTCACGCGCTCGCGCGATGGCTCGCAGGGCACGCTTGGACACCCAGCGCTTGTCGGCGAAGCTGTCCAAGATCGTCCGGACGCTCTTCGTGGCCGCCGCGCTCGTGTACTCGAACCACGAGTGCTCGTGCATCATCTGGTACCAGTCGCCGCCGCAGTCATGCAGGATGGCGATGCCGAGCAAGCTGGCCCGCCACTCTTCCCGTTCGGCCCGCTTGGACGACACGCGCGTCGCCTTCTTCGCTGCGGGATGACCCAGCCCGAAGTAGGGCTTCATGCGCCTGCTGGGCGGGGCGACGAGCCAGTGAGCGATCTCGTGGACCAGATCGGCTGCCGTGTCCGCCGCATGACCACGCTTGTGATCGAAGTCGGGCCACGAGTCGCGGTACCACTGCACCGCGTGCTTCTTCGCTGTGGCCACGGCCTTGCTGAACACGGGGTCGTCGTCGATCATCGGCGCCTCGTCTTCGGGGCGGCCAGGTGCTGAGCAAGCTCGGTGGCCAGCTTGCGGCAACGAGCATTCTGCATGCGCCTGACGACGCGTGCCTCGAACACGTCCCTGTACACGAAGTAGGAGACGTTCCCGTGTCCCCAGGCGAAGTCGATGACCTTCGCGCTGTCGATGGGGAGGCCGATCATGGTGGAGGCGAGCAGCTCGATAGCGATCGCCGAGACCTCGTTCTCGTCACGTGCGATCCCGTGGACGCCCATCTCTTTCATGAGGATGTCGACGTCGGTTACCTGTTCGCCGCACAGAGCAGTGTGCAGCGACCCTCGCAGGGCGAGGATGTGTCCAAGCTCGTGGAGACTGGCCTCCAGCTCGTCATCGTCGCCATCGACGAGAGCAGGCTGCACGTCACCGGACAGCTTGCGCTCCAGGTAGGTGGCGCGGGATGTGGCAGCACGCAGGGACAGCTTCACAGCGGAGCCTCCGGCGAAGGCATGCGACGATCGATCTCGTCGGCCACCTCGCGGCCTCGCTCCATGCGGCTGAAGCTCCACCACTCGCCGTCGGAGACGTGCAAGATGCACGGCCCCGAGGTCAGCAGGGTCACTCGCAGGTCCATGAACAGGCCCAGCAGTTCGGACGTGGACATGGAGCGCACGGGAGCCGCCGCCGTGAACCAGGCCTTGTAGCGTCGCACGGACACGACGGTCAGCTTCTTCGTTTCGATCTCGGTCACTGTGAAGCCTCCAGGCGCGCAGTCGTTGTCTGCGCGACCAGTTTCGAGATGGTCGACCTTCTGGAGCGGCAGGAGCATCAGGACGTCGCGCAGCACGTTCATGTCGGCCTCTTCGAGGATCGCGTCGATGAACTCGTTCAGGTCCCACCCGAGAAGCACGACGAGACCGCTTGCAGCGGACGCGGAGGCTCGCAGGCGAAGCAGCGCCTCGGTCTTCGTGTCGACCTCGGTCACTCGTCGCTCTCTTTCAGGCCGAGGATGCGCTCCGCTTCATCGAGGCCCAGCTTGGCGATGGCCGCGTCGATCTTCGCCGTGCGCGCCTCCCTGACGTAGCCGCGGATCGCCGCCAGCGCACCGGTGTCGCTCACGTTGTGGTTCTGGTTGATCAGCCTGCGCATGAGATCGGTCACCCGAGCCTGGGGGCCGGTGTATTCGCGCCACGTGTAGAGCGCGTCGATGATCTGCTCGAACTCCGACGGCGGCTCGTTCTGAAGGCGGCGCAGAGCACGGCGCTCGCGACCGACGCGACCGGTGTCGTCGCTCATGTTGTCGGGCTCCTTCGGGCTGACGACCATCCAGTCGTCCCCGGCCAGCGTCTCGTCATCGTAGAGCACTCTCTTGCCCAAGGCGTCCTCGAAGACGGCCCCGGGCACCGTCATGCCGCCGTTCGCGCCGCGGAGCCGTCGCAGCGACACCTCGAAGACGGGCCACCCCGCACGGCGAACGTACCCGTCGCCAGCCTCACGCAGTGCCTCTTCCAGCTTCATGGGCGCTCCTGTTGATCGATGAGCGCGAGGCAACAACGCATCGCGTCGCGGTTGCACGTTGCCTCGACGTCGCACTCCTCGGGCCCCGGGCAGTCGCAGTCAGGGATGGTGACCATCGAGTCCATGTGGTCAGCCATCTCGTCGACCAGAGCAAGACACAGGCGCTGCTGCTCACGCAGCTCGCTCACCCGCTGCTCACGCAGCTCGCGCATCTGGTTGTAGCCCGAAGTGCGTCCGAAGAAGAAAGCGTTGGCAAGGGCGCTGAGCAGCACGGTGCCGAAAACGACAACGCCTTCGACCCGGGTCATCCGACGACCTTCGGGGGCATGCCGCCCTTCCACATGAGCCGCTTGATGGAGCTGCCCGTCTTCCAGTGGTTGTACGCGCTCACCGCCTTGTAGGCGTGCTCGATGGTGCGCTGCTCGGACGAGAAGCTCTCGCCCTTCGACTCGGCGAGGTAGGTGTAGAGGACGCGGACCATCTCCACTTCCTGGCCGTCCACGACGGGGTTCATGGAGAAGACGGCGTTGAAGAACTTCATCGCCTCGTCGCGGTTGGTGCGGATGCAGCGGAGCGCTCCCGACAGGGAGCCCACGGTGAACGTCGCGTTCAGGTGGACCTTGCTCTTGCCGCGGATCAGGGACATCAGGTCGTCCACGAACTCGCACTCCTCGATCGTGCGGAGCTGAAGCTCGCGCGGCATGCCGTGCCACTGCGACCAGTCGCACGTCTCGGCGACGATGGCCCCCGAGACGGTGCGCGGCAGGCGCGCCTCGCCGCGCGTCGCGCGCATGTCGCCGAGGGTGCGCGGCCTGTTCTGGTCGATGGAGAGGATGACGTCCTCACCGGTGACCGTGGCGATCAGGGCATCGCGCATCGTCAGGCCGCTCTTCACGATGGCGGAGAGGCGATGCTGGCCGTCGATGACGAAGAGGTCCCTGTCGAGGCGGATGGCGTCGGCTGTCCAGCGCCAGCGTCCCTCGGCCATCGCACGGGCGAGAGCGAGGACGTAGGGCTCCTTGAGGGGACGCTGGTGGGGATGACGCCGGGCGAGAAGCTCGGCGGCGAACTCGGGCGTGATGTCCAGCTTCTCGATGCTGCCGTGGGCAGCGGTGATGCCACGGGTGTCGGGCTTGGTGAGCGGTGCGGAAGCCTTGCTGCGCTTGGGTTCGGTGGTCACGGTGCGTTCCTTCTTCGGGCTGTTGTGAAGCGTCAGCGCTTCGTGTGTGGTGCTCGTCATCGTTTCTCATCTTCCCTGGGCAGCTCGTCGATCTCGGCGCCCGCGCTACGCAACGCTTCGCGCAGCATCTCCCAGATGTCTCCACGAAGTGAGCCAAGCTCCTGGTAAACGGCCAGCCTCTTGCGGCGGACGATCTGATCCGGCCCGTGCAGGGTCACCATGGCGCGGGGCTCCATCCGCGGCAGCGTGTAGGTGCGTCCGGTGACGAGCCATCCGTGTGCGGGGCGGGGCGCCGGCTGCGTCGCTGCCGCCAGCTTCTCGGACTGGAGGCGCACCTGGAGGCGCAGGCTGGCGATCTGCTTCTCGGCCTCGTCGAGCGCGATGAGGAGGACGCGTGCGTCTCGATCTTCGAGGCACGCTCCCTTCGCGGCCCACTTGCGGATCTCCTTGACGGTGAACGTCCCGGGGGTCTTTTTCTTCGTCGTCATCGCACCACCTTCGCGCGCGTTACCTGCACACCGTCGCCAGCAGCCAGCACGTCCCACGCGTGTTCGCTCGGCGGGATGACAACCGGGAAGGTCGTCGTCCAGCTCACGAGGTCGCCTGCGACGATGCCGATCGGCGTGATCGGCACCGGAGCGTCTGCGGCGTGTGTCACGATCACCAGCTCGCCTTCCGGTCCGCGCGAGACAGTCCGGGCACGCATGCTCGGGTGCAGCGTGATCATCTCGGGCTCGTCGATGTAACCGCGCTCCCGCCAGTAGGCGAGCAGCGCGCGGGCGCCCTCCTCATCAAGCGGCTCCACGGTCGTCGTCTCGGTCTCGGTGACCACGAGGACACGCGAGCGCGCACCCCGCTCGGCTCCCCGCTCGGCTTCGTCGGCCATCTCGCAGAGGGTCTCCGCCGCGCTCTCGCGGCCTTCGCGTCGGTACGCCTCGACGTCGCTCGTCGGCTCGCCTTGCACAGTCGCGATACGTGCTGCCGCCTCTCGCAGCACCTCGGTCCGGATGCGCGCGTCGCGCGTAGCGAGGTCAGCGGACGTGGCTGCGAGGGCGGCGCGCACCTTCTCACGCTGGGCGCCTGTGTCGATCGTCTCGTGGATGCCGGTGGCCTTGTGATGCCCGACCAGAGGAGCGACCGCCTCCCGCAGCGCCGCGAGCGCGGCCTGTGCGTCGTTGCGTTCGCGCACGACGACGGCCACGATCCCGCCGTCGCCGTCCACCCGCGAGTCACGGTAGCCGCCGCAGCGCACGCGCACGTCATCGAGCGCCGCCTCCGCTGTCTCTGCGCGGCGCACGACGTGAACCTCGGCCCCCAGCGCAAGCTGCGCCTGCACATTCCGAAGACGGGACCCCAGCTCGCCCAGGACCTCGCGGATGAGCCAGGGTGCCCGGCCCAGTTCGATCCAGGAGGCCGGGACGTTCATGGTCAGCAGGCGGGTATCCGGTCGCTCGGCGGCCACCAGCAGCAGCTCCAGGCGCTCCTGGGCCGCCAGCTCCACGACGCCCTCGTCGCTCCTCTTCTCTTCCGTCATCAGATTCTCCGGTTGTCGGCGCCCAGCTCGACAGGCCAGATGATAGTGATGGTTCATCCTGGGTCAACCTGTTTCTCATAATAGAGATTCGCTCCAGTTGATTTTGGTACTTTTGGTACTACAGTGAGATCCATGCCCAAGAGGAGAGGTCGCCCCCACCTTCCACACGTTGCCCACGAAGCTCCAGGCCCAGGTGAACCGCGGTTTGTCTGCCTGGGCACATGCGGCCTGACGTGGCCGCGAAGACTTCGCGTCGCGAAGGCAAGTTACTGCCGCAACTGCTGGCGAGCGTACAAGCGCAGCCTGTCTACATCAGAGAACGTCCGGAAGTACCACCTCTTGCGTACCTACAAGGTCACGCTGGACTGGGTGGACGCGCAGCTCGCACGCCAGAAGTCGACGTGCGCCATCTGTCTGCGTCCTATCTCCCTGCCGGTGGGAGCTGTTCCGCAGAAAGATGAGGCACACGTCGACCATGATCATCGGTACGGTCTCGTGAGGGAACTCCTGTGCGGCGCATGCAACCGTGGTCTCGGGTGTTTCACGGACGATGTCGAGCGTCTGCTGCGTGCGGTCGCCTACCTGAAGAAGCATGCCAGGGACCCTGGCGACGTGGACGCCCACCTCGCGAACATCACGGCGCGGGCCGAGCCCGTGCGCCGCGCGCCGCGCGCCCCAGAAGAGAAGCACGACCCGAACGAGTCGATCGAGAGCATCGTCGCGCGGATGGGCGGCGAGGTCATCGACGTCGTCCCGCTGCTGCCGGAGCCGGAGAGATGACGACCAAGGTCGACGCGCTCGGCCGCCTCGGCGTGCCAACGGTCCGCTGCGGGAGCTGCGGTGCGAAGATCTTGAAGACCGAGGCCGTCTACCTGCGCCGCCTCTGGCTGGACGTCGGCGAGCCGACCGCCTCCATCCGCCTGCGGGTGAGCAACATGCGGACTCGCGTCAGCGAGCCGACCGAACGCATCCTCTACTACGCGTGCTCGCGACGGTGCGCCGAGACGCTGGAGGCCGAGTCGATCGAACTCGAAGAGGTCGACTCTGTTCTCTGGCTCGACGACTCGCATCTCACCGCACACGCCTAACTGCTGCGCTCGGCACGCTGGGCCACGTAGCCGCATCGTTGGTCACGCCAGCAGGAGCTGCGTCGCGAGGAAAGACGTGACGCAGGTTCTCCGCCCTTGTCCAGAGGTGCTCGATCTTCCCGGATGGCCCCGTGAAGGCCGTGAAGCGGATTCGGATGTACGACGATCCCAGCTCGTACATCTCCACGACAACCGCTGGCTCTTCATCGTCGGCATCGTCGTCGCTCCGGTACAGCACCTCGTCGCCCACGCTGAACACTCCGAGCCGCCTCAGCGCATCGTGGGTCACGGCTCCTCTTTCGGCGTCGTCTCCAGCGCGCGACGAAGATTCAACACGCGGCGGAGCCCCTCGATCTCATACGAATGAACGCCTGCGTCTTGCGTGATGATCAGCAGTCGAGCCTCAGCCTCACTCCTCGTGAATAGCTCGGTGTTCTCCATGCCAGAGAAGATAGAGCTGGCGCCCGAGTCCCACGCGGAGAACACCAAGCGTCCGCCGTCGTCATCATCGTCACGCCTGTACCAGCTCCACCGCTCCATATCACCGCGACCGAACAGCTCGCCGACCGGCCGCAGCCGCCGCAGCGCTTCCTCTCGAATGCGACACTGATGATCATCGTGGCTGCGCAGCTCCCGGTGACGAAGTCGATGTGGCCAGGTAACGATTGCAAGGTCGCCGCCATCGTCGTCGTAGCGAATCTCAACGAGGTCGTTGCGGACGCCGATGACGATGGCGTTGGCTTCGTCTCCGTCGGTCAGCCCGAGGTATACGACCGGGTCTCCCACACTGAACACGCCCAGCCGCCTCAGCGCGTCGTGGGTCACCGGGGCCTCTCTGCGACTGCCATGCTGATCATGCTCCACACAGAGTCCATGACCCCGAAGGCATCGACGTAAGCGCGAACGCGGACAGCCATGCGGCCGAAGTGTCGAAGCATACGCCGACGCTCCGGCCCACGGATGTACCGCATCCTGACAGCACGCCACTCTCCCGCCTTCACCACGCGCACGCGACCAGGGTGCTGCCGACGCAGCCTCCGAAGCCGGTTCTGCTGACGTGCCACCCTGCGAGCCTTTCGTCGAGTCATGCAGCTACCTACTTGTGGTCCGACGTGCAGTTGATGCCGCAGAAGCCGCACCAGTTCTTCGTCCGAGCAATCTCGTGACGGAGCACCTGCACGGCCTTGGTCTTGCGGGTCAGAGCAGCCTGCTCTCGCCGCACCGCGTCGGCCAGCGCCCGCTGCGCGTCTGCCAGCTCCTGGAAGGCATTTTCAAGCTCGGCGAATGCGGCCTGTGGCTCGAACACGAAGAGGGGGTGGTCACTGTTCATGATGGTCATTCCTTGCTGGTCGGGCACTCGCCCCCTTTTTCGATCTCATCGGCCATCGCGCGGAGCTGGATGCCGAGCAGAGTCATCGCGGCAAGGGCGTCGTCCCCCGAGGAGAGGTGCAGGCGCTTGTGCGCGACCAGTCGCTCCACTTCTCGCAGCGCCTCGCCCTGGAGGCGTGCGTCGCGCATCGCAAGGTCGGCGGGCGTGGCTGCAAGGGCGCTCGCGAGGGCACCACCGCCGCGGATGCACGGCAGGTCGTCCACGATGACGAGTGAGATGCCCTCCGCTGCCTCCCGCAGCATCGCAAACGCAGCGCTCACCTCACGAAGCTGCACGCGTAGGCGCTCGACCTCGGCAAGCAGCGCCTTCTCGAACGCGTGCCCGCCCTGGCCGCCCGCGCTCGGGACCGCGGTGGATGCAACCTGCTCCCGCAGCGCGACCATCTCGGCTTCGAGCTTCGTGAGCCGCGTCTCGGTCTTGACGTCGCGCGTACTCCTGGAGAGCTGTCGCTCAGAGATCGACTTCTGACCCTGCACCGCTCCGTAGACCGGCTGGTCGCAACAGACGCTGTACTGGCCAGGAGTGAGGATGTAGTTCACGGTGCCGGTGACCGTGACAGGCGTCAATGAACCCGAGCCGTCGTTCACGACGTCCACCCACTCCACCCGATCTCCGACTGCGAATGTCATCGCGTCCTCCCTTGGACGAGGTCATAGACCTCCTGGCACGCATCCTCGATGGCGAACACCTGCGTGTCCATGTCTAGCTTCTGGAACGCCCGCCACGCCGCGAGCAGCACGTGCATCGGGGCGACTGCGCAGTCGCAGGCCATTTCCCGCATCTCGTGCTCGATGTTCAGCTCCCCGGCTACGGCGTGCTCTGCCGGCGCATAGGCCACATGCTCCGCCTTGAAGATGATTCCGGCGCTGAGGTCCACAGCGAACTGCGGCCCGGACTTCCCGCGAAGGGAGGTCGCCTCCTCGAAGAAGCGCCACAGATCGTCAGGCCAGACATCGATCGACGCGCCGTCGCTCTCGAAGCGCCATCCGCGATTCCCGTTGGGGCGCGCGTCCTTCGGGATGCTCAACGCGGCTTCGCGCCAGGCACTGTACGGAACGAACAGGTCCCAGTCTTTCTTCGGGTCGGGCTTCAGTCCGTTTGCGTAGCGACGAGCTTGGGACCCAACAAGGATCGCGCGATGACGGTGCGTGAGCCAATGCACCCGTTCCGGCAGGTCGGTCCGGACCCACCTGCTCAGCTTGGCTTCCTGTCGCGCTCCATCGCCTTCCATCGCTGCCTCTTCTCTTCCTCGCGCTTCTTGCGGTTGCGCTGCTCGTGGTAGATGCGAGCGGGATCGTGCTCGACGCAGTACCAACGCTTCTGGTTGTCCCACCAGCACTCGCGCAGGCGCACTGGCGGCTTGTCGCACCGCTGGCCGTAGACGTAGAAGCTGCCCTTGTGCTGACAGCGGTAGTTCGGGTCCGGCGGAGGCGGCTCGGCGCCCAGCCGGCGAAGGGCCTCAAGAGCCCGATGCTTCTTCTTCGTCATCGCTCGGACGCGTCTCGAACGGGGAGCCGACGTGATCGAGACGCACCGTGCGCAGCGCGTCGCGGAGAGCATGCTTCACACCCTCGGTGGAGTGCCGCTCACGGAGGTCCAGGTCGCGACGGGCGACTGTGCCGTCGGGGTTGCGCATCCAGAAGCGCAACACGAGGAACGCCGCCCCACTGCTCTGGTCCGTCATGGCTGCCACCACCGGGGCAACGCCGGTCTTCTTCATGATGTGGCCGGCGAGGTCGCGGCTCACGTCGTCGTCGAAGGAGATGAGCGGATCGGGAGGCTCCACGTGCCTGAGATCATCAGGCTTCATGTACGCCTCCAGCCGCTCCATCAGCCCCTCGGCCTCGTGAGCGAGAAGCTGTGGGCTCAGCGCGAGCCTCTCAAGGAAGTAATGCAGGTCGTCCACGAGAACGTCCGGAAGTTCAGTCTTCGGAATCGTCATCACACCTCTCTCGCTCGGTCGTTTCCAGTGCCACAAGCGTAGGCGTCTCCAGTGCCAGGAGCGCCTTCGCCATCGCCTCGATCGCCTCGACCTTCACGTCGGTGAAATCGATGTCGTTCTTGTCGAAGCCGTGCCGCGCAAACACCGGTCCCCATCTCTTCACGGTGGCAGACCACGCCTTCCGCGCTTCGCGTTCTCGCTCCACCTCAGCTGCGCGCCTAGCCTGCTCGTGATACCGCGCGCCCATCTCCTTGTTCCCGCGGTCCCACTCAGCGTCACCAAGGCGACGCAGCTCATCCGACTCGGCCATCGCTTCCTCCTCGGACCGCGCGCCAGATGGCACGCAGCTTCTTGATGATGTGCTCGATGCCCAGCACGTAGGTAGTCAGGTGCTGATAGTCTTCGACGACGCGGAGCAAGACGTAGATGTCGTCGTCACGCTGACGCTCCTCTGGTGTACGCTCAGGCCACTCGCCGCCGTTCGTAGACGGACCATCTGGCCGCAGCCGACGGCACGCCTCTCTCAGCCGCTCGGACTCGGGGTCGGTGATGTTCCAGCGGTCCTGGACGTGCTCCCCGAACCAGAGGAGCCCGAACTTCCGCTCTCGGAGCTTGAGACGCGTCACAGCGCATCCTCGTCGTACTTCGGCACGGCCTCGACCGTTGGCACCGTCGGAGCAGGCTTGTCCAGCGGCTCGGTCATCGCCTTCACGACACGCTTGGTGCGCTCCACGAGCATCGTCGCGCCGTTCATGATGGCCACGACCACGTTCGACGGTGCCTCCAGGACCTTCTGCGTCTGCATGGCGGCCCAGTCTTCGGGACTGAAGGCCCCGAGTCTCACAGCGGCCTGCGCCCGCTGGACATCTTTCTGATAGGCGCGCAGGAACGCCTCTCCGGTCACATCAACCGCGATCTCTCGAACGAAGTAGCGGAGAGCTGCTCGAATGTGCATGCGCCGTTCGCTTCCCCAGTTGAAGTTCTCGGGCGGCGCGAGAAGGTCTATAATCTTGCCCCTGATCATCTCGGTCACGTCGCCGCTGACGAACTTGTCGCGCACGTCCGGAAGCTCGTCGATGAACCGCTCGACGAGCAGCATCTTGGCACGCCTGGCGCGATCCATCTTCCGCTGCGAGACCACATCTCGGGCCCCAAGTACGTTGCCAGGCCCAGGCCCAGACCGAAATCCGCCGTTGCCATCCGGGTACGGAGCCTCGTCCAGCTCGTCCAGCACATCGACCGCGTCATCGACCGAAGTTCCGAAGATGCCGCCGCTGGTCCAGGAATGCTCGTCTTCAGTGTTCACGTCGCGAACCTACGCCCTGTCGGACATCACGTCAATACTTTCGACGCACGCAGCTGTCTATGCGACGGATCGCCTATGCGACGGGTCGCCGGTGAATGCCAGGAAGGGTGTACCGCGCGTCCTTCTCGGTTCCGATGTTCTGGAGCGGCGACTGAAGCCGCTGGAGGGCGTCTCGCTTCCGCTGCTCGTGCCGCTCGTCGTACCGATGCGCGGCGGCCGCAAGCTGGCACGCGATGTCGTGGCACACCGTATGACTGCCGAAGTCGCGGCCGCGGTCTTCGAGATCTGGCTCGATGGTGCATCGCATCTCGCACGAGAACGCTTCGTAGCAGAAGGGGCAGTGGTGGTAGTGCATCACGCGGAGTCGTTCGGGGTGTACGGCCCGTGGACGGCGAAGGTCAGCTTGGGCAACTGCTGCCCGTAGGCGCGCTTCTCTCGCTCCGCGATTGCGACAGCACACTCCTGCGAGCAGGCGATCCAGGCGGATACGTGCCACGCGTTCAGATGGTCACGGCGCCACCGGCTCTCTACCCGCCAGTGCCGACCGCGGATGCTGATGCTGTTGGACATATGGAGTGGCGAGACACGTGTGCAACCATCGCAGACGAACGTGGGCACACCGAGGCGACCCATCGCCTTCCAGCCCTCCATACTCACAAGATGTCTCGGCTCCGGAGTCCGTCGATGAAGAGCATCACATCGTGCGGCGTCAGCGTCGGAGGATCTTGCAGCCTGCGCAGCGCCTCGGCGCGCTTCTCCTGTGTCTCGCTGGACGGTCCCGCGACCCTGTCCTGAGCTGTAGCTGACAGGACGATCGACCGCATCTTGGTCACGAGCGACTCCGTCTTGATGAGCACGTCCTGTGCGGGGCGCTGCACGCTGCGTACCCAGTTGCGCGTGTCAGCCCTGCGCCGACGAGCGGAGACCGGGTCCTCGACGTCTCCACCCAGCAGCGCGACCCCCCGTGCTCGGCGCCGATGCTCATCACGCTCTTCGGCAGTCGGAAGAGAGTGAGCCATCAGGACACGAGTGGGCGGCACGGCGACAGACGACGGGTTTGCGATCGTCCCGGAGTGACTGTGGAAGAAGCGGGCACCACTCCACGTGTCGGTCGTCACGTGGACCTCGACCTCGAAGTCGCGCCCACGCTCGTCGCGAACGAAGAGCGGATCTCCCTCGTGGTTGATGGCCAAGACCTTCATGACTCAGCCGAGCCCCTTCCGCACGTCGGCGATGACCTGCTTGTCCACCGCAGCCTTCAGCTGGGCGTACTTCCGAGGATCCTGCCTGAACGCCTGCTGCACGAGAGCGAAGTCACCCTCCCGCCCCTGGCCACGCTTGAGCCGCGCCATGGCCGCTTCGACCGTGCTCCAGGAGACTTCTGAACTGGTCACGACAGCTCCATCCTGTCGCCGAGCACCAGCCGATGCCTGCGCGTGAAGTCGTGCGGCACCTCCAAGACCCAGGGCACCGCCGGGCCCAGCACCGGACGCTCGCGACCCGGAAGGACCCGCCGGGCGATGTGCCTGATGGTCATGTCGGGCCCGACGAAGACGATGTCGAGAGGGATGAGCATCTTGGCCATCGTCATCGCCAGGGGCGAGACCAGGCCATCGGGGAAGCGGAAGAGCATGCCCTCGTTGGACGCGAGGCTGCTTCGCCCGTGGAGGCCCTGGATGCGAGCGGGCTCGGTGTCTGCCACGTGAGCTTCGACCCAGGTACCGGTCCGCGGGAAGAGGACGCGAGCGGTCTTGGAGGGCTGCGAATGGTAGGTCATGCGCGATTCTACTCCGCCTCGGCCTCGGGCTTCGCGCCCAGGCGAGAGAGCGCGTCCATGCGGCGCAGGACCGGGTAGGTGTCGAACATCGCCTCGTCGACAGCCGCTTCCAGCACCTCGGCACGGATGCTCTCGGCGCGCTCCTGTGCGATGCGCTTGATGCGCTCGGAGATGGCCATCCTCGTCGCCCCTTCCAGCTCGCGCCTGTACCCAGCGGAGATCTCATCCATCTTCGCCGGCTTGAAGACGACATCGGGGTTCTCTTCCACCCACTTCTTCACCATGTCGTTGGCCACGTCGCGCGCCTTGGCGCTGAGAAGGGCGGCGAAGGGGGCGTTCGTGGTGTTCTTCAGGCGCATGGTCCCGAAGCTGTTCTCGATGCCGATCACGTCCATGAGGACCTCGTCGATCCGGCCCATGAGACGCAGGCGCAGCTTCTCGTGCAGCCACGCGTCCAGCTGCCCTTGCGCACGCTGCTCGGGCCTGACCGGGCAGGGGCCTGGGAGCCCGTCCGCAACGGCACTTTCGTACTCGTCATCGGACATCGCGCGCATGCGGCGAACGACATCGTGCCAGTTGGCCAGGTACAGCTGGTACGCCTTGTTGTCTTCCGCCTCCTTGTCCGCCTGCGGCGAGGGACCGAGGACGTCTTGTACGACGGTGGCGGCGAGCGCAGCAAGGCTCTTCATGCTGCGGGAGCTGGCTTCGCTCATCTCGGGGACGATGTCCCACGGCTTCTTCCTGATGGCCGACATCAGTTCGCCTCGTAGCTCCCGTCGAGCGCCGTGCAGGTGGCCACCTGTTCGTCGACCGTGCGGTTGTCGCCGTACCAGGAGACGGTCAGCTCGGCACCGTCGAGAGCAGCGGTGCAGTGTCCGACGCGTCCGATGACGCACGGGCCAGGCAGCAGGAGGAAGTCGACGCAGAAGCCGAGCGCTGTGTCCTCGGAGAACCCGGGCCCGAACTCGATGCACTCCGTGAGAGCCGCGTCGGTGAAGCACGAGAGCGTCTCCTCGGGAGGCGGACTGCCGGCGCAGCCGGCGAGGAGCATCGTCGCGAGGAAGAGGGTGCGAGCCATGATTCGATCGTCCTTTCGACCGGAGCACCTTGCTCCTGTCAGACAAGCGACTATAGTGAGTCGGTCGAAAGAAGCAAACGGTTTTCGCGATGCCCAGCAAGAACAAGGACGCGCATCTCTTCAAGGTGGGGGATCCTGCCATCGTGCGGGACGTGCCCCGCGCGAAGATCGTGAACACGGGGGCCGTCACGAAGGTGACGTCGGAGCACGTCGTCTTCGAGGGCCCCTCGAATGAGGCCGGACGCTCGGGGTCCTGGTTGTTCAAGCGCAAGGGCACCCGCTGGGTGCAGGCGAAGGCAGATCACTTCGAGCTGGAGCCCGTCCGATGACGACCACGAAGGAGCGGAAGATGAAGGTCTACCGGGTGCGCGTCGAGTACACCGCGCGAGGGTACGTGGAGGTCGAGGCGACGAGCGAGGACGAGGCGCGTGAACTGGCACAGGGTGAGATCTCCCCGACGGCACCGTTCGAGCTGGCCGACTGGTCGATCGAGTCCGTTCGGGAAGTCGAGTCGTCGTGACCGACGAGCGCAACGAGGCGGCTCGCAGACTGGGCTTCCCGGTGTGCGAGGTGTGCTCCGAGCCCAACTGCGAGCCACGGCACGGGCATAAGGGCTTGAGGCACGGCGCGCGTCTCTGTGACCAGTGCTACGTCGACTGGCTCAGGCATGAGGTGCGGCGCGAGGTGCGCGAGGAAGATAGCAAGCGGCAGCTCAATCTGGCGACGGTGCCGAAGCAAGCGTACTTGCCGCCGGAGTGGGCGCAGTGAGCATCGTTGCTGTGACCGAGCAGGGGCGTGAGATGTACGAGCGTCGGGTCGCCACGCTGAGGCGGCTCGGGGCCAAGATCGTCGAGATCACCTGTCGTGGCTGCGGTGGCACGTTCGTCGACCCGGTGCCGCTTGGCGGTCGCACGTGGCGCCTTGTGGTGGTCACGAACGATGGCGGCGATCGCATGTCCTCCCGACCCTTCTGCTCGGAGCAGTGCGCGAAGGATGCGTTCGACAAGCATCCGGGCAGTGGATGGATCGAAGGCTACGAGCCTCCTGAGCCGAGCCGGCCGAGGAACCGATGAGCACTGCCTACCTCAATCCTGTCTACCAGTGCGTGATGCTCGCCGGGGTGTGGCACTTGACGCAGGAGCAGGCCACGCCGCCGCCGATCTTGCGGATGGGCGCCTACACCTCCTGCGCGAAGTGGGCTGAGTTCAAGCTCGGCTACGAGAAGCGGAGGCCGACCTGTCCCGAGTGCCTGAAGCATGTGACGATCTGGGAGACGGCTCAGCGGCGGGGGCCCGCGTTCGATTGGATCGATCAGATCGGCGAGCCGCCGCCCGAGGACGACGATGAGTAGCCGCAAGGAGGCTCTGTGTCGACTGAAGGACCCGCGTCCACCGTTGCACTGGGGAGAGTTCCCCGATGTCGCTGCGCTCGACCGTCTTCGGACAAGCGTTCGTGTGCAGAACGGAGACACGGCAGCGACGCCTGCCGGCATGCACGTCTTCGTTGCTTCAGAGTGGTCAGCACCTCTGGGCGTGAAAGCGCCACCGAAGATGAGCGGTGATGACCTTGCTCGATTCGCACGCGCCTACGCGGAGTACGCTGCCAACGCTGCCAAGAACGGATCTGAGCCGTGAGTCGCCGCGGGGAAGCTCTGCGGCGGCTGAAGGAACCTCCTCCTTTCATGAGGCACTGGGGAGAGTTCGGAGCACCCGAGAGCCTCCCGTGCCGCGATGTGGAGGTGGGGGACATCGCGGTAGTCGCCGGCTGCGTCCACGTCTTCACAGGCGTTCTCACTGGCAACGGCTGGCAAGAACTGAAGAGCATTGGTGCTACGTCCGAAGAGGGAGCTGAACCGTGAGCCGCAAGCCATATCGACCCTACGTTGCAGGATCTTCTACCAGCCAGGCCGCCGCCGCGTCGCAGGTGGGCAAGGCGGCCGTAGACGAGGCTCGTGTCCTCGACCTCATCCGGACCTGTGGCAACTTCGGCGCGACCGACGACGAGGTGGAGCAGGCACTTCATCTGCTGCACCAGACAGCGAGTGCGAGGCGTCGTGGGCTGGTGCTCAAGGACCTCGTCGTCGACTCGGGGCGCACCAGGCTGACGAGGACGAGCCGTCATGCGACCGTGTGGATCGCCTCGACGACGACGCAGAGCCCGCCTCCGCCGGTCACCCTGGTCACCCTCGAAGAGGCGAAGGCAGCTGCGTGCCGGCACGGGGAAGAGCGCTCCTCGTGCATCCTCTGTCGGGCTCGTCGATGACCGAGATGCGCCACACTGACGGGACTCTCACCAGCGAAGCGGTGGAGATCTTGAACAGAGCGGCGAGAGACCGGCCCTTCGAGGTGTACCCGCTCTCACGGCTCGCTGCCGACATGGGCCGCGCCAAGCTGCTCGTCGTCGTTCCAGGCCTGAAGCTGCCATCCGAGACAGGCGCCCCGGCGCCGACGCGGACCTGGAGCGTCTACATCGCCGACGGGGGATGGCCCCACGTGACCGACCCCGAAGCGCTCGCACACCATCGACGCGAGGTGGCACTGAAGAGGCTCCAGAGTTCGGTGCCCACGGCGACCGGCGACAGCCGGCTCGGGCCGATCTTCCATCGCTAGCGACGAACGCTCGGCAGGTCCTCGGCGTCATTGGGGCCCACGCGGCGCCAGGACAGGACCTTCGAGGGGTCGAAGAGGACGACCCAGTCCTCATCCGACTGCCTCACATGCGAGGCTCCGATGCCCAGGCTCGCGAGGAACTCGGCGAGTGCGGGACCGTGCTCCCCCGTGATGGCGTTGTAGTTGACCATCAGGTTGACGAGAGTGGCCACGCGACCGCGGCCCGGAGGCAGTCCGCGGTTGGCTCGGGTGAGGATGTCGTCGATGATCTCGATCTTCTTGCGCATGGCGCGCCGACCGGAGACCCACTCCACGAGGTCTTCGATGGGAGCCGTGGCGTCCTCCAGCCATGTGAACGACGGGTCAATCTCCACGCGCAGGACGGCTCCGCGCCCCTTGGCGTACTTCCTCGCCGTCTGGAGCCGCGTCGTGAAGTAGAGCCCCGGCCCGTGCTCGGAGCGACCCTTGCGGGACGCCTTGATGTACGGACGACCCTCCCAGACAGAGGCACCGGTGTAAACGACGATGGGTGCGGTCATGAGACAGGCTCCTCGTCCAGCTCCCACGGCATCGGATACGCGCTCCAGTCGATCTCATAGCCATCCACGATGCGCGCCACCCACCAGAGCCAGCACAGGAGCTGGTTTCGGAAGCGTAGAACTGCCTCTAACTGTTCACGCGGCGTGACCCCGTCCAGCTCTTCGCTGAAGTCGTGGAAGGCGCGTCTCGCGCTCGACAGCGTGAGTGCCATCGTAAGCGTCTGCTGGTACTCAGCTTCTTTGCTGGGACGATCTGTCAGTCGCTCGGCAAAGTGGTCCAGACGGCTTCGGGTGTCCTGGTCCAACGTTGACGGGTCACTGAGCCACATGAAGCTGACCAGCGGCTGAATGCCGTGCTCTTCCGCCAAGTAGGCAGCGCCAGCTTGCGAATCCGCGGCGTGCATCGACAGCCCGGTCCTTACCCACTGCGTGGTTGCGTCGTATGAGGAAAAGCTGCGCACGCTGGCGTTCAGGTCGTCAATGAAGCCCACCCCAGGCCATTTCGTGGCCAGGCAGGCGGGGATCTTGCCCACCATCGCCTCTGCTTCCGCCGTCTCCTCGTCGGACGGACCGGCCCCGGTCACGAGCGCGTTGAGCATGTCCCTCTTGATCTTTGGCCAAGGGTCGCCCGCCTCGCGGATCATGTCGTCGACCGACAGGGGCTCTTTCCCTCCGCGGATCATCATCAGTCCAGCGGCTGGTCCCAGGAGTCGATGACCATACTGTCGAGGATGGTGTCGAAGTTCGGGATCTCCCTCTTCAGCCGCAGGTAGCGTGCGTGGTCGGCCGCGTGGCCCGGGTACAGCTCGCCCACTTCCAGGCCGTCGTCTGCCGAGGAGCGGTTGGGCTTCATCAGCTTGCCGCGCTTCTCGCGGAGCTTGCGCGCGTACACCTCGATGTCCTCTTCGAGCTTCTGCGCTTCGGCCATACCCTCCTCGAACGTCATGCCCTCGGTCTGCATCTTGAGCTTGGCCAGGTCTGCCTTCTGCTGCTCCATGACCTTGCGGGCCTCGACCAGCTCGGAGAGGCTCTGACCAGCGTCGATGCCCTCAGCCTCGTCCTCATCGAAGAGGTCGGCGATCGACTCGATGACGCGGAGCTTGGACGGGTCGATCTTCTTGCCGTCCTTGCCGACCATGTTGCCGAACACCCGGTAGAAGGCCTTGTCGAAGTCGAGGTCCTCCCCGTCGATGACCGCGGCCGCGGTGTTGGACTTGTCCATGAGCAACATGCCGATCTTCTGGTCGATGGTGCCCACGCCGTCGAGGTAGGTGATCTGCACCGCGTTCGTCTGGCTGATGCGGTGGATGCGGTCCTCCGCCTGGAGCTGGTCGGCAGGGCGCCACATGCGCTCCAGGAAGATCATGTCCTGCGACCGCGTCAGCGTGAGCCCCGTGGCGAGAGGGATCGAGAAGAGCAGGACGTCGAGGTCGCCCACCTTCTGGAACCGCTCGCACACCTTCACGCGCTTGGCGAGGCCTGTCGAGCCGATGCAGCTGTCCCACCGGATCTTGCGGCTGACCATCGGCATCCTGCCGGCCGCGACATCCGCGTCGAACTGGACGTTGATCGCGTCGAGCCCATCGCCGAGAGACGCGAAGGCGTCGGCATGAACGCCCATGACGATCAGAGGGCGGAAGCCGGTGCTCTCCAGGTGACCGGAGATCAGCTCCAGCGCCGCCTCGACCTTGCCGTTCGCCGAGGCGCGCCGCATGGCCGTCAGGCGCGTCAGGGCTTCAGCCTTCGACGCCTTCATGACGCGCTCGGGGCCACCCTCCGCGTAGACCCAGGTGAGGAAGTCGTTGCGCAGGTGCGCGTAGATGCGCTTCCACTTTCCGGTGAGCGGCACCGGGATCGAGCTGCGCGACTTCGGAGGCAGCTCGCTGAGCACCATCTCCTTGGTGTGGCGGATCATGTACCGCGTCTTGATCCTCTTGTGCAGCTCGTCCGAGTTCGTGCGCCCGTTGGCGTTCCACACGGTGCCTCGTGCGGTGGACTCCTCGAAGGCGCCGCAATACTTCTTCTGGAAGAGCGTCTGGCTGTTCCACTCCTCGCTGCTGCACATATGCAGAAGAGGGAACAGCTCCTTCGTCCTGTTCAGGATCGGCGTGCCGGTCGCGAGGATGAGCTTCGGGATGTTACGGTGCAGCTCGTAGAAGGCGCGGGCTCGCGCGGGAGACTGTTCGGTGGGTCCGTGGGCCCGTAGCCGGTTGTCCCACCTCACGCCCAGGTTCTTGAGGTACTGCGCCTCGTCGGCGATGAGCGTCTTGGCGCCCAGCTCGACGAGCCAGCTCAGGTGCTTGGCGATGATGTCGTAGTTCAGGATGAACACCGACGCACGCTTCCGCTCTGCCACGCTCGGAGCTTCGCCGCCGGAGATGGTCAGGACCGCAGTGGTCAGGTCTGGTCGCCACCTGGCGATCTCGTTGAGCCAGTTGTGCTTGAGCGTGGCCGGGCAGACGACGATCGCTGGGGGGTCGATGCAGACGATGGCACTCAGCGTCTTGCCCAGTCCCTGCTCGTCGGCGAGGATGACGCGGCGATTCTTCTCGATGAAGGCCACGCTCTCGATCTGGTAGTTCTTCATCGCCGTGGGGATGACGCGATCGATGACGAGGTCTTCGACCTTGGTGCCACCGATCTCCGCGCCAGCAGCGCGCCGTTCAGCGTTGATGCGCGCGGCGACCGGCTTGCCGTTCTCGGTCTCGACGACGTCGAACGAGAAGAAGGTGTACTTGCCGCCCTTCACGTCGCCGACGCCGATCTTGTTCTTGCGCGGGTCGATGAACTGCACGATGGACTCGCCGCCGCCCGGCAGCTTGATGCGGTCCCCGAGGCGGATGCCTTCGATCTCGGGCGGGATGTCCGGCGTCTCGTTCGTCGCCTTCGGCTTGCCGGTGGGCGGCTTGCCGAAGTCGTCGTCCTTGGGGAGCGGCATCGCCGGCAGAGCGAAGAGCTTGCCGTTCACGCCGAGCGTGAGCTGGTCGCCGAAGACGCCCTGGAGCATGTTCGCGACCCGGCGCAGCTCGGAGCTGTGGAAGGTCCTCCACCAGAACCCCTTGTCCTGCTGCGGCGCCGTGAAGAAGATCTGCTTGTTCTCGCGCGCCAGCACGTTCCACTTCTCGTCGTAGGGCGTGTGGACCTGCAAGGTGCCCTTGCCGGCGTCACGAAACCGGATGACGTCCGATGGCCCACCGAGACGAGACCGGAGTAGCTTGGAAGCCACGTCCTTGTAGCCGAGCACCTGGGCCAGGTTGTAGACCGCCGCGACGACCAGTTTGCCCTCGTCCACCCGGGTCGCGACCGTGTCGATGGCGCTGTCGCCGTACTCGACCGCGAGTGCCACGTGCAGAAGGCCAGCGACCAGCGCGTCGAAGGCGGGCTTGGACTGCGTCAGGTCCCCCTGCTCCTCCAGGTCGGCACGCAGAGCCTCGGAAGCCTCAGCGAGGACCGCGCGTAGCTCGTCCCGGTTGACCTTGATGCCGGCCAGAGGCTTCTGCATGGCCTTCCAGCAGCTCGGGCAGATGCCGTTGTCGTCCGGCCCGATCGGCTTGTCGTCGAAGGCGCACCTCGACGGATGGTCATGATCTGCGTAGCTCACGGCCCGATTCTACACGCCGGGCGCCTTGCAGCCCACCCGACACGTTCGACCTTGACCTCATGTCTGACAGACGTTACTTTCGACGCATGACCAAGAGGAAGCAGCCGCAGCTCTCGAAGCTCGCGCACCCGATGCAGCCCATCGGCTTCGACGAGAGCGGGACCGTCCGGTTCAAGAAGAACGCCATCGTTCGCGCCTTGCTTGACGAGGGCGCGATCGGCATGAACCAGATCGTCATCCGTATGAACCAGAAAGGCGGCTTCTCGAAGGAAGACTACACCCAGTTCATCCAGCTCATCGGCTACTCTGTGAGCGGAGCCGGCGAGCTGAGTGCGTTCGACCGCAAGCTGATCGCTCAGGCCGACGCCGAGGCGAGCAAGGTCCGAAAGGCCACGGAGAAGGCGTGACGATCATCGATCCTACTCCCGTCGGCTTCTGGAAGACCGAGGGGCAGGCCACGGGGCTTCCCTTCGAGAGCGTTGGCCTGCTCGGGCGCATCGCTGCGATCGTCGTCAACAACGCTCTGGAAGCGCACCTGCCCAGCGTCCGCGACTGCGTCGACCCGAAGTGGGATCCGAAGGAGCGCGCCCGCGTGCTCGCCTACATCAGCGACCAGCGCTTCCGCTCGACCGGCTACATGGGCTACTCGACCTGTCGCATCTGCGGCAAGGACAACGGGACCGCCGACTTCTCCGACGGTCGGTACGTGTGGCCCGAGGGCTTCGCTCACTACATCCGCGAGCATGCGGTGCGCCCGCCGCGCGCGTTCGTGCGGCACGTGCTCTGGATGGTCTCGCGATGACCCTTGCCATCAACGAGAAGTGGGACTCGCCGCGCTACGTCCACGACGGTCAGCGGGTGGTCGCGCCTCACGTTCATGATGGCAAGGTGGTGGGGGTCTGGTGCGTCGTGGCCGTTGCAGCGGGGGACCATGCTCGCGTCATCAACGAGAAGTTGGGCATCGACAGGTGGTTCCGAGTCGACTGCCTGCGCATCGAGACGCCGCGCGGACCGCGTGCGCTGAAGCGGCTGACGGATCCCGAGGGAGCATGACCAGCTACAAGATGGCGAAGATGAACGGGCTGACGCGTACGATCCGCGCTGCCGAGATGAACCGTCAGGCGGTGTGCAGGCGCTGCGGGCACGTCATGAGCGACATCGAGCCGGGCTTCGGCTTCGGAGAGTTCATGCACGCGAGGCGCGTCTGCCGCAACAGCGGGAAGTTCTTCTCGTTCAGCCCGGAGAACGCGAAAGAGATCGCCCCGTTCGAGCGCAAGCGCGTGCGCCGGGCGGCCAAGCGCGCAGGAGTGAGCGTCTGATGATGCACCGGTACAAGCGAGAGGACATGCTTGCGAACCTCCTCGACGCCACGAGCACGCACACCGGCGTCCGCAAGGTGGTGATGTGGGTCTGCGATTGCGGATGCGACATCGCTCAGTGGTATCAGCGGACCGATCAGGGCATGGCCTTCACCCAGCAGGCGTGGCCAGCGGGCAAGTCGCCGCAAGTCCTCGTGCTGGAGAGTCGTGAAGAGGTGGAGGCTTTCGTTGGTGGCACGGTCACGATGATGAGGAGTCGTGGGACCGGAGGCGATGCTGCCGAGGGTCGCATCAAGAGCTTCGAGAAGGCCGTGTGGTCGGCCTGGGCGGATTCCTGATGCCGGTCTACGAGTACGAGTGCGAGAAGTGCAAGAGGACGTTCGAGGTCGAGCGGAAGATCTCCGAGGCGCCGCTCGCTGCCTGCCCGCTCCCCGACGCGCGAACGCGAGTCGAACGCTTCGACACGTTCAACGGGGCCGGCGGGGCCATCTCGTGGAACTATCGACCGTTCTTCGAGCACCCGGACCGCTGCGTGTGCCAGGGAGACGATCCGACTCCGCACCGGCACTACAGCGACGCTCCGCGCGGCTTTGGCGGCTGCGCTCGATGCCACTGCGTCGAGTACACGCCCGCGTTCACGCCGACCTGCGGCGGCTCCGTGCGCCGGCTGATCTCCGGCTCGACCAGCTTCGTCCTGAAGGGCTCTGGCTGGTTCAAGGACGGGTACTGAGGTGGCGCAACCGAAGCTGACGATCGAGGACGTGAAGAACGCGACGCGGTTCAACCGACAGGCGCTCGCCAAGTGGATCGCGAACGCGGAGCGCGCCTTCGCCGACCTCGACCGCGCCAAGCGGATGGAGCGGCACGAGTGCCGATGGTGCTTCTACGCACGCTCGTCGCGTATCGGAGGCCAGGCGATCACGAACAAGCCGTGCGAGTCGTGCGGGGTCGACCAGTGCTACTCCTCGACCCAGACGGACCGCGTCTGTCGTCCTTGCGGCGTACGGCTCAACATCTGCGTCTCCTGCGCGGCAGACATCGATCTCGTGGACCGTCGCAAGCTGGAGCGCGCCGACCGCTAGTCCTCCATGAATCTGTCGAAGTCGGCCGGGTCAGCGCTTTCGTGTTCGACGTTGATGTCGTCGACCTCGAAGGAGACGTCTGGCAGCTTCTTCCACGCGTAACCGCTGCCACGTTCGTACACTCCCGGCGGGATGTCGATCGACCAGACGCCTGCGTTCTTGCCGCTGTCGATCCGGACCACAGCCCACACGTGGTTTTCGCCGACCTGAGCGTTGACCGTCGTCGCGTCGAGGCCGCGGCCGCTCAGCTCATCGACGATCTCTTCTGCGATGAGATGGCAGATGCCGCCAACGCCCAACTCGTCATCGACGCCCTCTTCGTCCTGATCCCACTCGTCGTACGTCTTCTGCGCCAGCTCGACGAGCTTCGGGAGAGCCTCGGAGATCTGCGGTGGAATCCGCGACATCAGCGCAACCACATCGGCATGAGGTCAACAAACGTCACCGACCATCCCAGATCCGTCCAAGAGCAGTCCCGGGTCTCGTCCCAATCGTCCCACTCGTCGTCGTAGTGGTCGTGCTCCATCGCCCAAGTTTCCCACGTGTAGAGCCACTCATCCATAGCCGCCGACAGATCCCATCGATCGGCGCGCTCACGCGCAAGCTGCCCCCGCCACCTACCTGGACCATGGCGAAGGAACCCCTGCTTCAACACACGCCTCTGACGCTCCCAGTCCATGCGTCCATCCCGACCGGTTCCATCTACTCGCCTGCGATTGCCGGACCTCCGGTGGACCGAGGCTGCCGCGATGACACAGACCTTGCCGCGACGCACACGATACACGACACCGTCCTGCGTCCATCCGCGCTTCTTGAAGACGCCGAGACGCCGCAAGGTTTCGATCTGCTTCGAGGGACGCACCCGACGACCGTAGCCACACGTGTCAGACAGTCAACGTAGCTCCATCGGCGGCGCGAGCTTCTTGATGGCGTCGGCGACGAGGAGCGACCACTGGTACAGCACGTAGTCCGACGCGTCTTCCGAGACCCCGAGCGGGTCGTCGAGGGTCACGATCTTCCCCCGGTACCCGACACCCTTCGCGAACATCTCCATCTGCCTGCGCTGGTGCTCGGGGCCGATGAAGAGCGGGAACTCGTCCAGCGAGATGACCCTGCGCCCCTTGGCCTCGCCGTAGGCGTACTTGTCGACCGTGCCGGACACCCGCTCGTTCACCACCGCGAACTCCGCCTCGGTCATCGAGCGGTTGAAGATGTTCCCGCGCCGCTTCGCCACCGCGATGAGCTGGGCCACCGTCTTGATCGGGCGGCTTCCCTGCGACGGTCCACCGAACAGCTCTGCCGGTGGCCCAAGCGTCCAGAGGTTGTGCCCGTAGATGTAGTCCTCGTGCCCGTGCATCTCGCCGAAGATGCGCTGGGCCACGCCGGTCATCAGCTCGCGGGTCTTGATCGTCCAGGCGTCGTGCTCGTACACCCACGCGGCAGGATCGACGCCGCGCTTCTTGTACGGCTTGAGCCCGTCGAGCACGAGCCCCATGTGCCCGACGAGCGTGAGCGGCCCGAAGTTCGACGCGGGCATCGGACCGTAGGAGAGCGACGGGAAGAGCAGGCCGCCGCAGGAGCGAACCCCCTCGATGGCCTGCGTCAGCTCCTTGTACCGGTACGACGCGGGCAGGTGAGAGCCATGAGCCAGGTCAGCGGGAAGCGTCATCGAGTGCGCGACGATGATGTCGACGGTCTTGGCGCGTGCCCAGAGCGGCCACTCCTGCGTCTGCGGCTCGGCGGGGAAGACCATGCACGGGTTCACGCCGAGCACCGTCTTGTTCTCCCCGTTCGAGTCGTCCTCCACCCGGATGAGCCAGCCGGGGCGCTCGGGCGAGATGATCGCCTTCTTCTTCGCCGACCAGTAGGAGAAGGGCTGGGCGTCGTCCTCTGGCCAGGGGTAGCCCGGGTTCAAGATCCAAGCGCCGTACGCCTCGGTGAACGGCATCTCATCCCGGGAGAACTCGCCGATGGCCTGGCCCGTGAGGCGGTCCATGAAGTCCGCCAGGACGATCTGATCATGACCCAGGTCCTCCGACATGCGCTTGGCGCGCAGGTGCCGGCGTGCAGCCGAGGCGATCGGTCCGGTACGCGCCCCGGAGTTGATCTGCTCGTCGGTCTCGTCGCCGGTGACCGTGTAGCCGAATGTCGTCGCGAGCTTGACGGCATCGCCCACGAAGGCGAAGTGGAAGGAGCTGTACCTCGGCGTCGACTGACCCTCCCAGGCCACAACGTCCGTGACCGTGCCCCGCACGAACGCGTCCTTACCGAACGCGAGGAGGGCCTCGGTCCACGAGCGCACGAACGCGAGCTGGTCGGGGGTCCAGGTCATCGCCTAGTAGCCACCGCCACGCAGAACCTGCGGAGCGCGAGCGTCCCACCAGAAGAACTGCGCCACGACGAGCCCCACGAGCCCGAACGTCGCCCACTTCCACCGCGGCGAGACATCCGCGGCCTGCCCGAGGCCGCTCACCGGCGCCCGGAAGGGCCTTCGCGACATCGGCGCCTCGGGAGCCTCCGGGTAGCGCGCCGACGGCCGGTAGGCGGTCTGCGCGGGCTCCGCGGCGGCCTGGCGCGATGCGTAGGTCATGGAGGGCCCGATGACCGTCTGGAACTGCTGACGCGCCGGAGTTGCCGTGTACGTCGGCGGGGACGCGTCGTAGATGGCTCCGGGGGTGACGGGAGCCGCCGGGCGCGACGTGTAGGCGGTGGACGGGCCCTGGCAGCCCTGAGCGGCCGGAGGAGCCATCCGGCGCCCCGAGATAGAGGGCGGCACGGGCGGCGCGTAGGATGCACGTCCCAGGGCCTGCCTGGGGCGACCTCGGCCGCGAGGACGGGAGATGCGCATCGGGGCGTGCCGGAAGCCGGTCGCTGGGGGCAGGGTGACGCTGTTGAAGGCCAGCTCGCGAACGGGCCGCACCAGCACCTCTCGGATGATCAGCGGCTGCGTGGCAGCACCCTCACAGAGGCCCCGACGGGCGACCTCGTCGCGATCGATGCAGGCGTAGGACATGGCTCGAATGGTCGCCCACGAAGGGGCCCGGTGCAACCTCAGCGGCAGCGAAAAGATCGGCGATCTGCTCTCACGGCGCTCGTCTCCTGATGTCGAAGCGGCCACCGAGCATCGCTTCGTCCTGGAACGGCGTCAGCTCCACGCCCTCCCAGTTCGCCGTCCGTGCGCTCTTGACCCTGGTGAACGTGGCGCCGTCGGCCTTGGCGTTCCGGAAGTTCGCCTTGTCCAGATCTGCGTCCACGAAACCGGCGCCGCCGACGTTCGCGTTCTCGAAGTTCGCACCCGAGAGGTTCGCGCCAGCAAAGTTGGTGAAGATGCAGGCTGCGCCGTCAAGCTGAGCACCGGTGAGAGTCGCGGAGCTGAAGTCGGCCTCCGAGAGACGCGCTTTGCTGAAGCGTACGTGGCCCAGGTTGACGTGTCGGAAGTGGGCTCCGGTCAGGTTGCAGTCGGTGAAGTCGGCTCCGCCTAGGAAGCCGTCGCCGAGACCGTTGACGTTGATGATCTCTGTGACGTTGATGTCGTTGAGCTGTCGCCCGGCGAAGCGGCCCTCCTTCGCAGCCCCTCCGGCGATGCACCAGCCCAAGCCTTCCTTGTCGAAGACCTTGTCGATGAACTCGCGCGCCCGTGCGCGGTAGGCCTCGACCGGCATGTCGTTCTGCTTGCCGAGGATCTGCTCGAAGTGCCACCGCAGATGCGACGGTGAAGCGATGAACTCCTCCGGCGTCATGTCGTCCACCGCTCCGTGGGCGATCCCCCGGACCGCATCACGCGTTGCCATTCCTGACGCGCGTGCGCGCAGTTCCATCGAGACATGCGGGCTGCCGCTCTTGTCGCGGATGGAGTAGATGCGCACCAGGCCGCTCGCGACGTCCTCGTCGTAGCCCCCGACGCAGTTCTGCATCTGGTCGCCCTCCTGGAGGAGAGCCGTCGGAGTGCGCAGCTCCTGCACGGTCCAGTCGTCGGCGAAGGTGTAGACGACGGCCCCCTGCTCGACGAGGCTCTCCTTGAACTCGTAGGTGGCGATCGCTTCGAGCGCCTGCGCGAGATCGACCTTGCCGACGTCGGCACGCGTCTCCTTGGCCCACTGGGCGATCGCCGGGGCCTTATCGTAGAGCGCGCGGACCGCGTCCCAGTAGTCCGACGCCGTCACACCGCTCTGAAGCCCCTCCGTTAGGCTCAGCGCACCGGCCGACGCGGGCCGGCGTGCCCCCTTGAAGACCTCCTTGGCGAGCTTGGCCAGCTCCCGACCGATCCACGGGATGAGGAAGTCGCGGGGGTTGTGCTCGGGCAACTTGACGACCTGAAGCACAAGCTCCGCGAGCCCCCACTGCTCGCTATCCCAGTTGATGAACCCTTCGGCGTCGTACTGGTACGGCTGGCCAAGACGCGCAAGCACGTCCTTCGCCGCCTTCGCCGCCTTGAGCGCCTCTGTTGAGTTGCGCGGGCGCTCGTCGATATCCAGCCGCTTCTGGATTCGCTCGACGAAGATCTCCTCTGCGTGCTGCTCGATGTACGGGCTCCCGAGTTCGTGCCGATTGATGCTGAAAGCCGCGGTGCCACTCAGGTCGTGCGCTCCCACCAGCGATGTCGTCACGTAGAACGTGTCGAGCACCACAGCGTCGAGCGACTCGCGCTTCCTGCTGCTCATCGGTTGCCGGTCTACGACGTCCTTGCTCCAGTAGGTCTTGATGACCCACTCGAAGCGCTTTCGCGGGTCATTCGGCGTGAGGTCGCGCTGAGCCACGGCGCCCTCAGACCCACTCGTAGCCGAGCTGTCCCATGATGCCCGACGCCAGGTCTCCGGGGCCCTCGCCGCGATCGCCACCTTCCATCTCACCACCCTCGTCGTCCTGCATCTCCTGAACGGTCAGGAGCGCGAGGATGAACTTGTGGAGCGAGACGAGGTCGAGGAACCGAAGCCCGAACTTCCCGTGTCGACCCTCGAACTGGTCGAACTTGACTCGCGTGCCCGTTGCGAGGAGCGTCTTGAGCGCGGCCTTGGCAGACTCCTTGTCCCGCCCGACCAGCTCCATGTGGTAGACGTCGCCACCGTCCGGGCCCACGACCGGGTCACCATCGTCATCGACCATGGCCTCGACGTGCTTCTTGAACTCGGGGAACTCGGGGAGAGTGCCCCAGGTGACGCTCTTCATGGGGTTCCTCGCGACCGCTTTGACCGTATGCATGCGGACGATCTTACCTAACAACGAGAAGGGCATCCAGCGAGCGGGCTGGTCCGCATCACACCCACCTGAACCCCACGCTCCACATGATGCACTCGCAGACGTGCCGCGCCGTTTCGTTCGTCGCTCCGAGTGCTGCGGCGGCGCGCAAGAACGCGTGCAGCGCTGCAAGATCAGAGAAGGAGAACTCCGCGCCGTCATCCATCATGATGATCTCGAAGCGGCCTTCGATCGTGTCGATCTGATACAGCGTCCCCAGGATGGCCGAGGTGACCGACACCTCAGCCGGGTCGTGGACGAGCATCGAGTACATCCACGGCGGCTCGGTCACACATGGTCGGCCGTCCTCAGCACGCCAAGCCCAGAGGTGCCGAACGAACTTGCGATACTCCGGAACGGCCCCCGAGGGCACGTCGTGCCGGCGCGGTTCGAGGACGAGAGCCGCCATGTCACACCGCCGTTGCCGGCTGCCGGAGCTTGACCATCACGTCGCGAGCCCGCGTGACCTCCTCGAACTTCGCCCGAGCGGCCTCCTTCTCGCCGTCCGGGGCGCCAGGGGGCACCATGTCGGGGTGGTACTTCGCTGCCAGGGCGCGCCACGCCTTCTTGATGTCTTCGAGCGAGGCGTCCTTGTCGATCCCGAGAATGACCCACGGCGGCCGCGCCTGCGGTTCGGGGGCCGGAGCCGGTCCGCGAGCGCGCTGAGCCTCTTGCGCCTTCTTGGCGAGGTACTTGACCTTCTCCTCGCCGGCCTTCCAGACGAAGGCGAAGCAGCCCTTGCACATCCCGAAGGTGTTGTGCGGGTTGACCATCTCCATCTGTTCGAGCGGCGCGCCCTTGCGACACGCAGCGCAGATGTAGACCTGCGCGCGGGCGGCAGCGGGGATCTGCGCCACCTGCCGCTCCCGCGAGCGCTCGAA